AATTAATTCACCTGTAATAGGATTTGTTTGTCCATATCCAGCTTCATTCTCATCCATTGATATATTTCTAAGAAATTGTTCTCCAAGTCCTCTTGATTTACCATCAAATATAAGACCTTCTGTAAATCCTTGTCTTATCCAAGGAAGAAATCTTTTAGCAGCTTTACCATTTAAATATCCTACTGATTGAAAATATTTATTTCTTTCTACTATATAATCATAGAATTTTTTAGCTGGAGCATTCTCTGGTTTATTAAGTTCTTTCCATTCTGCAGACTCCCATTTATCTATTATTGGAAATAGTTTAACTTGTTTATATATTAACCAACCATTAGAAGTTTTAGTAGTAAGATCATATTTATTATAAATCTTAGCCATATCTTTCTTTATAGAAGCCTTTACGTCTTCTTCTGTACCAACTCTTGGCCTTGATAATATTTCTTGTATTTCTTTTTCAGTTAATTCTTCTAAATGTGCTCTGTACAAATCTTGATTAACATTATTAAGTATCCAATTATAATCTTTTTTAGCTATTCTTTTCTTTAACTCATCATAAAACTCATTAGAGTATTGGTCAATTAATTCATTCTTATCTTTTTTCATAAGAATATTAAAATAATTACCAACATTTAAACCTTTAGAAGATGCCCATGTTTGATATTCATCTTTTAGATTTTCTAATCTTTTTACTTGTTCAGTAGTTTCTATATTAGCTAAAGCAAATGCTTTATTTGCAAGTTTATATAATGTTTGAATATTTGCAACCTGTATTGTAGAAATACTAGAAAACCATTTACTAATACCTTTTACAACTTTTTCTGGTGTACTACTAGTATTATTAAACTTTTCTCCAAAAGTTTCATCTAAGTCTACAAGTTCAGATATAAAATCTTCAACTTTATCTCTAGTAAGACTAAGTTCTATCTTTAATTTATCATTTTCCTCTGTTTCATCAGTAAGCAATGTTCCTAGTTGTTTAAGATCTAAGTAAGGTTGTAATGCTTCAAGATGCACTCTAATCATTCCTGCAAATGCATTTATTTTATCACTATCTACTTCAGAAGGTTCTTTACCTTCAAAGTCAGTTTTATATCTTTTTAACAACATTGATACTTGCTTGTTCAATATTTTAGCCTGATTAATTAATGGAACAATGTTTCCTTTAATCTGTAAATGTCTAATAGCTTTATATAAAGAATTTAGTTGTTCAGCTTTACTTCCTCTTTCATTTTCATTAACTTTTTCTTCGGCAAGTTTTCTATATGTAGCATTGAACTTTTCTATCAACTTATCAATTTTTTTATTTCCTGTCTTTTCATCCATAGTTCCTAAAGGAAGTAAGTAATCTTCTTGGATGTTCTGAACATTCGTACTTCCTATTCTTATTTCTAAAAGTCTAGGAAGAATTTCTTTTTCAAAATCAGCTTTTGTATACTTAGCTAATATAGGAATCATTCTTGTTTGATCAAAGTCTTGACTCTTTACATTATAATTAGTAGCTACAATGTCTTTGTATTTACCCATCTGTATTCTCCAAGCTTCCACTTTATACCAAGGAATGTCTTCATACTTATCTGTATCAAGATCCATAAACTTCCAGTCAAGTATGGTCACTTTACCTTCAGGAGTGACAGCAATAAAATCTACAGTTCCAGCTATTTTTCTTTTCTTATCAAATATCTTTACCTCAGACATAAATCTAGTTCCTTTATTATTACCTTCATTAAATGATAATAAACGTTCTTTTAGATTATCTCTAAGTATCTCATACATTCTTCTATCATTAGAATTAAGTTCTGAAACATAATCTTCATCATCTAACATTTGATCTCTCAATAACCCTGTTTCTGGATCTACAAGCACCTTTAAAGCATGTTCAATATCAGCATGCCCTGCAGTTCCTTTTTCTGCCTTTAATGTATTTACAGCATCTTCAAATGCTGTCTTGCCTATCTGTGGAAATATTCTTTCGTAAAACTCTTTTGCAAAATCAGAAACTCTTCGTACAGATTTTATTCCATCTAATTCATATCCACCATCTTTTGTTTCTATTCTTTTAGAAGTTTCTAATAAATCATTGAACACTTGTTCTCCTTTTTGTAATTGGAAATAAGCACTTCCTTTAGAAACATCAATGTCTTCTACACTAGCTAGTCTACCTGCCAATACATCCATAGAAGCTTTGTCAAATCCAGCTTTTAAAAATCTAGGAGTTAACCAATCAAGAATTTTTTGCCACCAAGTTCTTGCAACAACATCTTCCATTCTATCTGCTAACACTTGAGCAATAGCTTCTTCTTTAAGTTTAACTATGTCACGTCTACCATCTTTTTGATATAATGGATGATCTCCATATAAAGCAATCACTTCATTCAATTTGGAATGATCATTGATTTCTTTAAGAAGCTGTTGGTATAATTTAGGATTGGTTTGTTTTATAATCTCTACAGCAAAGTGCATAGCTTCTTCTGGTAGAGCAACATCTTCTTGTCCTTCTACCACTTGAATAAGTTTCTGCATTATGAGAGCTACACCATTAGCATCTTGCTTCTTTCCATTTACAACAATATTTTCAACTAGTTTGTAATCAACACCAATTTGCTTAATGAATTCTTTCATTAATTTAATTAGTTTTGGAGAAGCAGCTTTTTGTCCTTCTTTCTGTAACTGTAACATAGGTGAAACTTCACCTTCTTCAATATTTATATTAGCTTCTTGATTAAGTTTATCAAATTCCTTTATTTGATTTTCTTCATCTACTTCTTGTTGTATTTCTGCTATTTCTTCTTCTCTTTGAGCATTTAATAAATCTAATTGTTTTTTAGAAGGATTTAATTCAACAACACCTTTTCCATTTAAAAATATAGAATAAGCAATATCTCCTATATTCTTATAACCTTTGTTTATTGCTTTATTAATAGCACTAGCTGTTGTATCCGCTACACCTTTATAGTTGCTTTGATTAATTTTTCCACTAGGAGAATCTATTATACGAATATATTTATCCCCTTCTTGATATTCAAACCAAGGCTTATTATTTAAAACCTTTTTTGTTATTCTTTGTATACCTAAATCACAACTCATAATTTATTATTTTTTGGTTTTAACATTTAAAATCATCTTGGTTAAAATCTGTATTAAGACCTAAGTCTTCTTCTGTAAACAAATCTAATTGTTCTCCTATTTGCGCAGGTCTAAGTTCTTCTCTTACTTCCATAAGTAATCTTGGAAACTCTTTGCCCCATTTACCTTTATCTTGTGTATGCGTTAATTCTGAGTTACCTGTAGCTAATAACTTAGCAAGAGCATTTGGATTTTGTTCAAAAGACATTCTTAAACCATCACTCATTACAGCAGAAGAAATATCATCCCAATCTTTCTTATTTAATTCTTTTACAGTTCTGCCTAAAGACTTAGCCTGTGCTCCAGTAGCATTAGCAAACTGTTCTACAAGTTTTATTCCCTGCTCTGTTAATGTATTTTCTTTTGTCCAATATTCAGAAGCATCTGTATATATAAGTTTAGTAGCTTGAAAATATCCTTCAACTGTTTTAAAAGTAATATCCTTACCTGTAACTTCTGAATACCCAAAACCTATTGCTCCATCTGTATCTATAAAAGGTCTGTCAGCAAAATTACTTAACTCAGCATTCTCTCCTGTACCTGCATAGATATTAATTTTTTCTCCAGTCAATGGTTGTGTAGGTTGAGTCACAGTTGTTTCAGATATAATAGCTGGTTTGCTAGGCATACTTGGTTTAATTGGTAAAGATACAACTTCTTCTGCAATCTGTGGAGTAAATTGATTTACTATTTCACTGTCTGATAGTTCTTCTTGAATTGTTATAGAACCATTATCAATAACAGAAGGTGTGAAGTTTGTATTAAATTCTACAGCTCTATTACCATCTCCATATACATTAACTTGTTTATAATAATAGTTATATAGAACATCTCCTGTTTTTTTATCAATAGTAGGAACTACTAATGGGAGAAGATTGCCAAACTCATCCATATTAGTTGTATACACTTTTTTATAATAGTATGCATCATAAAGATCTTGTGAACCTTTTTGTTTCATTAATGCATAATCTCTAGCTGTAACTTCACTTCTTGTAGCTATATTAACTTTACTTCCATCTCTAGCTGTTATAACTTTAGGAACTTTAATAAAATCAGAGCTTAATTGAAATGAATTGTATTTATCATTTAAAACTAGCAATCCTTTTTGTGAACCTTTTGTTTGTTTAAATGCTGGTATATAATATAATATTTCAGTTTCTCCTGTATTAGGATTAAGTATTTCATCTGCTTCTCTTTGTGAAGGATTAGCAAAAGGAGTATAATCCATAAATACATCTTTGTTATTAAAATTATTTCTTTCAAACATTCCATTAGAAAAAGATTCTAAGTTTATGTTTGGTTGAAGATTATTTATAATAGGAGTAATCTTAGCAGCATAATCTTCTACAGGAATAATATTTCTTAAAGATATAGCTGATTGTGCAGTTCCTTGTAATATAGCAACATTAATAATATTATTATATAGACTATTAAGTTCTGGATTAATATCTCTTAACTCTCTCATCATTCCTACATATAAGTTTTCACTATATGCATCTTTGACGTTTGCTTTCAATTGAATAGATTTAGCTCCATCTTCTCTATTACTAAGTACAGGAACAAGGTCTTGTAATAGTTTTATAGAAGGATATTTTTGTTTAGCTTGTTCTAGTTTAGTTACAACAGCTGTTGCAGAATCTACAAGGTCTGGCTTAATCAAATTGTAATAAGTTCTATCGTTCTGTATAATGTAATCTATAAAAGAATTGTTAATCAAATTAGCAATCTTCATATAATCATCTGCAGACATGTATTTTCTTGAAGCATATTTCTTAAGAGTATCAATCATGTATGCTTTTATTTTAGGATCTTCTGTTTTCATTATTGCTCCAAAAGCATTGAATGATTTTCCTAATAACTCAGATTGCTTTCCTATAAATGTATTTTTTAATACATCATCAACATTAGAAATCAAATTAAAATTACTTGCAGCAATTGTTCCTAATTGTTTTTTGAAATATAAATCTGAACTGCCAAACTTTGTTGTATCATAGTTTGTAGCTTGTGTATAACTAAATAACTGATCTGCTAATATTTTGTATTTAATAAACTCATTCAATATTAATTGTTGTTCAGCATATTTAGCGTTACTATAAAACTCACCTTTTTCAGAATATTCTTTTATATTATCTAATAATCCTTCTACAGATATACTAGCATCTTCTATTGCTTTTTCTGTTGTAGGGAACATGTTTCTTATATAAGCAAGATTATCTTTTCCCATAACACTTTTTGATCCTATACCATCTAAGTATTCTAAATACTTTTCTATAATAGGTTGATTTAAGAAATATATTCCTGAATTACCAGCACCTATAGATTCTAAAAACATAAATGTAGAAACTACTATATCACTCTTTATAATCTTAGTAATAAAAGGTTTGTTTGCAATATCCACAAATGCTGTAGCATACCCAGATAATCTTTCTGAAATAAATTGACTATCATCAGAAGTTTTTGTTCCAGATAAAGAAACATATTGTTGTCCCTCAATATTCACTTTATTATGTGGAAGAACAATTGATAAGTCTTGTACAAACTTACGTTCTTGTGCAGATAAAGAAGAAAGTTTAGCAGGGTTTAAATACACTTTACTTTTCTGTCTCAATGAAAGATTTGTAATATTAACAGCAGCAATACCAACCCATCTTTTACCAGTAATAAATGCATGACGTAAATTAGTCATGTAATTTCTATTAATAAGTCTTCCTTTAACACTAGATTCATTATATCCTCTAGCACTATCTAATACTTCAGACATTTTTTCAAGACCAGCATCATCTACAGGACTAATAAGTTTATTGAAGTTTTCTTCAAGTGTAAGAAGTTCTTCTAATGAATCATAGTATTCATTCTCAAGAGATTTCTTATACATTGTATTTATGTAAGATTGTCTTAGTTCAGCATTTAGATTAGCATCATTTAATCTATCTAATTCTTTTTCCATTTCAGCTCTAAACATAAAAGGATCTTCGTATTTATCTTGTATAGAAAGAATATACTCTCCATATTTGTTTAATAATCCTTTAGTGTCTTCTAGTCCATATACTAATATATCAATAGCTTCTATAAGCTCTGCTTTCTTTAAAGCTTTTCTTTCTGTTGATTCATCATATACCTTTGCAAAGAAATCTTTTGTAGCTTGTTCTGTTCCTTGCCATTTAACTAATTTAACATTTCCATTTCTATCAGTGTATATAGATTTAAGATACATGTTTAATTTATCAATATCAAAGTCAGATCCAGCTTTAGTAGTTATTTCAGAAGGAACAACAACTGTATATCCCATATACTGTGGAAGAAATCCTTTAACTCTAAATACTTCTATAGAAGAGAGAGATTGTGTTGGTATTCTAAATCCTATACCAGTTAATATTTTTTGGCCTTCAGAAGTATTTAAGTAAGATAATATTTCTTTATCTGTCATATCTCCAAACTTATTCTTAAACCAATGAGGAAGCATCACTTCACAATAGCGTTTGCCATCTTTATTCTCATAAAATTTAAGTGTATCATCTGTAAGCATAACAGATTTCTTTTCTTCTTCTGTAAGAGCTTTATATTGAGCTTTAGAAATCTTCTCCCAACCTGTATCAGTTTTTCTAGCAAAACTTCTTCCTTCTGTAGCTTTTTCAAACATTGTTACAGGAACCTGTACATGTGGAGCACCACTCATTGAAGGAGAAATTAATGCTTTATTCACCATAGAATAAAGAATGTTTTTTATTTGTGTATAAGAAGGAGAAGCTTCAAATGGCATAATAAACTCACCATTTTCATTTAATTGAATTGTATCAATAGCATTTTCAGAAAGGTCTCTACGCATCATTTCATACATAAGAGTTTCTGATATTATTTGTTTGTTCTCAAGAGCATATGTATTTCCAAGATCTACAACACCAAGCTTATTTAATAATTCATTATATGCATTCTCATTAAGCATATCTAATGCTTTATTGTTTCTTTCATATGCTTGTTTACCTTCTTCAGTAATAGCTTCTCCATTTTTATATAAATCAGAGCTAGCTAATTTTGTAAGTTGAGAACCTCTTGTTTGGGTTTTATCTCCTTCAGACATAGTTTCCACTTGTGTACCATACGCTATCCAAGGAACTTCTATTACATTATTAAATTGTTCTGTATTAAATGTACCATCACTATTATATATATTATGTAATCCTTCAGCTCCTACTTTTCTACCAGTTGTAACAATACTATATCCAATGTTTTGATTAAACATTTGAATATACATGTTCTCTAAATTAGTACCTTCAACCATGTTGTAATATAAAGGAATCTGAGATGTTTTATCTAATACAAGATCTATTTCTGTTTTGTTAAACTTGTTACCAGATACAATAGGTTTTCTTACAGCAAGTTTATGTTTAGGTATAGGAGATTCTAACAATTTAGCATCTTTTGCTTTTAATTGTTCACTTGTGTATGCTTTAATCCCTTTTTTATCAAATGCTCTTCTAGTGTAAGCCATATGCCATTGATGAAATGCCTCAGCTTGTTCTGTCCATTGTCCTTCTTTAAGAGCAATTTCTTTATGTGTATTATCCATCAACCAAGACATTGCATCTGTTTCATCTGTTTTAGCAAATGTACTTTTTATATTTTCAGGAACATTAGGAAGTGTTGCAATACTACCAACAATCTCTACAGTGTTAAGTGTTACAGTATTAGTATATGATTTATACTTATGACTTCCTGGAACACCTTCTTCTAGTTCAATACCATCTATAGAGTTATATTGATCATTTAAAAAGTTATTATATTCTGTCATATTAAATGTTCTTCTTCTAGGAGATAAGAAAGATTTAATACGTTTTGTTTCATCTAGTTTTCCTTTAGCAGTTTTAAACTGATAAGGATCTCCAAATAATACTTTGTGATATTCTTGATTGTTTATTTGATAATTAATGTTAACAAAGTTTATAACATTCATTAACTCATCAAAAGTTATTTTATCATTTAAATTATATTTTTTTAAGAATTCTGTATCAAACTTATTAATAACATATTCATTTTCTCCAACCATTATAATTTGGCTAGAGTTTAATAATATATCAATTGTTTCTTTTGACATATCATCAATAAAATCTTTTATAGAAGAATTTATATCTGTTCTATTATCAGAAATGTATTCTTGTATAGCATCGTAAGTTTTTCCATTATCAATCATTGATTCTATTTTCTCAACAATTTTTTCTGGAAGTACATCTTTCATTATTCTAAGTTCTTTAGACTTAGCTCTTTGATAAATGTTTTGTGTTCTATCTGATAATGCTAAATTAATTTCATCATTTAAATAGTTGTTATATATACTATATACTTTATCCCAATGCTTACCATCTAATACATCATCCATTGAAATGACATTTCCTAAGTTCATCATCCACTCTGTAGAACTATCCCCAGGAATAAGTACATAGTAATTACCATTTATATTTTGATTTATTTCTTGTACAAATCTTTGTCCTCTAGATAATCTAGATGTAGTTTTTGCTGTACCATCTAATTGATTTTTACTTCCTTGTATATATCCAACTTTAAGTTCAGCTATTCTATTACCATCTTTATCAAAAAATAATCCTCCTGGTTTTAATATTTCACTTCCTCTAGAATATACATCATTTAATTGAGGCATTTTTTCTAAAAGCTCTGTTAATGTGTTAGACTCATTAAATGTATTCTCAAAATAAGAAGGAGCATTGTTTTCAGAGAATGAACCAATGCGTTGCCCCTCTACACCAAAATATGTAGAATCTTGATTAGGATTATTAACTCTTGTATATAATTCAGCTAATGTTCTTAATGGTCCATTAATAGCTAGTCTTTTAGCATCAAATGTCATTAAGTCATTATTCTTTCCTAGTTGTGTATATATTTTAGATACAGCTTTATTAAATTCTTTTACCTCTGTAGTTGTTTCTCCTTTTATAATAGCTTCTTTATTACTAAGAGCATTATAAGTACCTTGATTAAATTCTATACCTAATTCATTTAAAAATTTAATTTGATCTGTAGATTTTTTAACAGATAAATCTTTAATTTTTACAGTGTTTATTTTATATACTTTATTAGCTTTATCGTAATTAATTAATCCACCTTCACCTTTACCAATAGTACGCATGTTATCAATCCATCCTTCAGTAGTTTGTTTAACTGTTGTGAATAGATTTGCAGGGCCTGTGTATATATCTCCTTCTTCAGAGGTATATTGAATTAATGCTTCTGGTTTTTGTCTAGAGAATGTATTAAAAAATTGTATAAATAGTTTCCAGTCTGACTCTCCAAAGTTAGGAAAATCAAATTCATGTGTAACTGTATTACCTCCTAATGATACAAACAAAGCAAGATAGTTTGAATCTTCTTTTGCTAATTGTATAAACTTTTTAGTAAACTCTTCAGGACTGTTTGTATTATGTAGTCTATCTAACAATGTAGCAAACACTCTATTAAAGTTTAATATTTTAAATCCTTCATTAGATAAATTATATGCAGCAGGTTTTAATGGTGTTAATTTTTCAACATTAGTTTGATTTAATGCTTTTCTTTCTGCTAATGTAGATAGTAAAAACTTAAGAGCTCCTGTAGAATGTTTTTTCCAGTCTACAGAAAAAGCTTCTGGAGCATAATCTCTTGAATTAGCATTTTCATCATTTATAGTTACCACCTCATCAGCGTTAAATGATATACCTCTTGTTCTTATTGAATTAATAGTTCTCTTAACAAGTTCATTATATCTCTTTTCTCCTAATGCATCTATTTCACCAAGCTCTTCATAGTTCTCTCTAACTTGATTAAATACTTGTTCACCTGTCAATTGTTCAGGATTAAATAAAGCATCTTTATTTCCTTCTCTAAATATAATACGACTAACTTGAAATACCATATCATTGATATAGTTGTTAGTTTGCTCTTCTGTTAATCCTTCTATTGCTCTATATTTAGGAGCCATGGTCTTAGCTCTTTCTGATAGTTTTGTTTCTTTAAATCTACCAGCTTCAATTGCTTCAAACAATTCATTTTTCAATGATGGTTTACTTCCAAATGATTTAAAGAAGTCCATAACCATTTTAAATAATCTACGAATTCTTTCTCCTAATGATCTAGCTGGAAGTTTACCAAGTCTAAAATCAGAGAAGTCATCCCATATTCTTTCTTCAGCTTGAGTATCTGTAGCATCTATATGCTCTATCTTCTTACCAGACGCTCTATCTGTAAATGTACCAGGTTTAGATCTAAATTCATTTAATAAAGCTTCTTGTTCTGCAGTAGACAACATAGTCCATATACCATGACCAATTTCATGATACTCTGTACCTCTTAATCCACCTCTTACAAACTTAGCTATACCATTTTCAAATACACCCCAAGCTTCTTCAGTGTCATTCACATTAACCATTCTTTCAAGATCTTCAAAAGGAATGAAAGGAACTTTTTCTGCATGCCATTGTTTGAATGCTTCAAAATCAGCATCAGTCATTCTATCAGAAACATCTGCTGCTCCTACCATTCTAAACTCAGGAGCTTCCCCTCTTCTTTTTTTCTTAGAAGGATCATATGGGGCATCTTCTACAGGTTTAGTTTCTTCTAAAGCAGCTAGTTCTACATCATATTTAGCATTGATATCTACCAATAATTGACCAACTCTTTCATCTATTCTTCCTTGTTTTGTACGTTGTTTATAGTTAGTTAATCTAGTAATTGGACTTCTTCCAGTTGTTCTCTCAGCCCAAAAAAAGCTTACTGTATCAAGCTTTAAAGACTTATCTTTAAAAAAGTCTACATCTTTAGCTCCTTCTTCTCTTGCTGCAATACTTTCTAAGCTTGTATCTGTTGAAGAAACTGCACCAACTAATACATACTTTTTTAAATATTTATCATATTGATATACATCAAAATTATTAACTATAACTTCTTTAGGTTTAGTTTTTGTAAAATCTTCATAAGATATAAGAGTAGTTACAGCAGATATTAATTCTTCTTGTCTTCTTTTTTCTATATCAGCTTTCTTAGCTTCTATATCTTGTTGAGCTACAACTTCTGGTGGAGCCATTGGTTGTACAACTTCTTCTACTGCAGGAGTAGTTTGTTGTTCTGCTAATGTTTTGTTTAATGATTGTGTTATTGCTGCTCCAATAAACAATTTAGCTTTATCTTCATTTGATTTTTTATCAAATTCTTGAATTTCTTCAGGAGATAAATTTGCTTTTAATGAGCTATCAATAGTTTTAATCTTTATAGGGTCTGTAGAAAGATCAGAGATTGTTTGATTGCTTTGTACAGTGACAGCAATTTCTCCTTCAGGAGATAATGTTGCTGTAAACAATATTGGTCCTGAGTTAATAGGAAATGTTTGAGCAGTAGATGTATTAACTTCATATTCTCCAATTTTATTTGGAGATTGTGTAGGAGTTGGTTTAACTTCTTTAACAGGAACTCTATCATATGGTAGTATATCTGTATCTGTTATATAGGAATACTTTTGCTTATATGAATTTGTATTTTCTGTTGGTTTAGATGTATGTGTAATCAAAGGAGTTTCTCCTACAGATCTTGTAGAACCATCAGGATTTTTACTAGATAATAAAAATGATTGATAATTTGCCCATACAACTTTTGTTAAGTTTCCATCTTTATCAGCTACATACTCTGTAAACTCTTTAGATGTTCCTAAGTCAGTTAGGGTTTTATTGTTAACACTAATAAATGCTTCTTGTAAAGCATCCATTAATTCTTGTTTTCTAGTTTCAATTTCAGAAAAAGGAAAAGATTTATTTCCTATTCTAAAATTCATTGTTGTAGTGTCAATACTTATTTGACTAGGAGTAGTTGGGTTTCCTTTAAATTTAAAATATAAAACATTCTTTAAGAATGTAATATATCCATAATCAGGTTTACCTGCTTTAGCTGTACTAGATTTAGCAATTAAATCTTTAGCCATTGCATTTATTACATGGAATACATTATTAGCTTGTTTGTTAGTTAACACTTTATTATTTGCAAAGTCTAACAAATCCCCAAATCTAATTAATGTTGTTCCTACAGGAAAAGATAATAGTTCTCCATTGTTTTCTACTTGACCAGTAGTAACAACTTCAATCAATCCATTATGTTCAGCTATTATTCTTTCTGCATTTGGTCCAAGTATATCAGACATGTGATTGTCTTCATATACACCATTAACTACATTTTGATTTGGTATACCTCTTGATATAGCAAATGGATAAGGTGTATAACCAGTTTGTCCAAACAGCTCTTGTCTAAATATTTTATATGCTTCTAATGCTATATCAGCTTGTTCTTCTTGTCCTTTTCTAATTTTTGTATACCCTCCTTCTGTAACTAAACTAGCAGAAGTCATTGTTTGAAATACAACATTATCAAGTATTGTAGATGATGATTCTCCTATTTTATTTAACTTCTCTCCTTTATCATTAACAAAGAAGTTCCCTTCAGGTGTTTGTATAATAAACACTTGAGCCATAAACCCTGTTTCAACATTAGTTTCATCTTCTGTTAATTCATCAGTTATGTTTTTATTATAAGAAAGTTGTATAAGTCCTTCTAACCCTAATTCATTTACATTACTAGGAGTGACAATAATTGTTTTTATTTTATTTCTATTCTTAAAGAATTTAAAATTATTTAAAAATGTTCTAGCTCTTTTTATATGAGGAAGATTATTAGTTTCAGCACCTCCTGTATCTTCAGAAGGAGATGTTGTAGCTAAGAACACTATATCAACATCTTTAGCTTTATTATCTGTACCAATAAACTCTCCTGGTGTAGGAGAAATAGATTGTACAGATCCTCCTGTAGGTGCTAATTGTTCTAATTCTCTATCAAGAGTTTCTTTATCCTTTGCTAGTTTTTCTTCTTCTGTTTGTAATCTTTCATACCCTTTTAGTGTAGATAGATTAATGTTTTGAATATTGCCAGCTAAGTCTTCCACTTTAATTGTACCATCTTCATTTAAAGCTATCACTTTTACAGTGGTTAGTTCTGAAAAATCTACATTAAGATCATCAGCAGCTTGCTTAGCTTCTTCTCTAGTATCATAGTATTTAACTTCACCTGTAGGTGATGTCACTTTAAATTGTTCACCTGTTTTTCTGACTTTAGCAGGAGACATATTAGGAATCTGATATTCTCTACCAACTTCTGCTGTTTCTTTTTTACCAGATTTATTTAAAAATCCAAACTTTTCATCTTGAGGAAATAATGATTGTTGTCCTTCTTCTTCTTTCTCTTTCTGAATTTCTTCTTCCTGTGCAAAATATTTATCAAATCCTTTCTCTGTAGAAAGATCTTCAAACTGTGTAGCAGCTTTTTCTCTTCTATCTATTATTTTATTTAAGTCTTCAGCATATGTTGCAAGATTTGAAGTTTCATCAATTCTTAAAGCATTTGATTGAGAAAAATCTTGATTGTTTAATTCAAAATTAATTAACTCATTAAATAATTTTGGATCATCAATTTTATTAGAATTTAAAGAAATGCTTATTTTTTCAGATAGCGTTCTAAGTTTTTTAATCTCTTCACGTTTAGATGTTCTCTCAACAGGAGAAAGATTAGCAAGAGATTCACTTAACATATTTGCTTTTTGCTCATAAGAATTACTTAACTCTTTTAATCCTTTTTCACTAGAAGCTAATGTTAAAAGATTATTTGTAAGAAGAGGATTTACTTGTGATATAGATGTTTGTATGTCTGTAATTCTTTGATTAGAATCTTGTTGAATGTAAGATAGATGTGCAAGATCTGTTTTCCAGCTCTCAAACATTGTATATTTTCTACCTTCATTTTTTTCTTCTACTGTTTTAGGATCTATAATTCTATTATAAGGATTGTTAAATGTAGAATTTAAAGATGTTGTTATATCATTAATGTTATTAGCTTTTGTTATTAATGCATCAACATATCCACTAACAGTAGACTGATTTGAACTATTAAAATCCATTCCAAATGTTTTTTCAAATTCTGCCTTAGGAAGATCTTTCAACATTTGTAATTGTTCAATTGTAACATCATGCATTCCTATAGGAATACGAGAGTTTACAAATCCAAAGAACATGTCAGCTTTTAAATTTTTAAATTTAAAGATGTTTCCAGAATTAACAGCTTCATTCATCTGTTTTGCTATCTCAACACTTCTTGATGTATTTTCATACTTATCAGAAAGCACACCTGTCATTCCATATTGATTTAATATGTTAAGTGTACTATTAAGTCTTTGATTATCTGCTTTTGATTTGCCTGTAATTCTATCTACAACAGGTCCAGTAATAGCAGCTGTAATAGCACCAATCACCATGCTTTCTATACCTTCAGAAGAACCAAACTGTTCTGACAAACCTTTGTTTGTAGAATACATTGCTTCTTTTACAAAATCCCAACTTTCTTTTCCTGTTTTGTATTTTCTTGTGTAATAATCTTCTACACCTTTTTGTGCAGCAAACTGTCCACCTTCTTCGTAAACACCTTCTGTAAATATATTAATTGCTTTTGGTTTTGCAAACTCCCAAGCTTTACCAGAAAATGTTTGAGGAAGTTTCTTTTCAAATGTATCAAGTGTTCCTTCTTTAAGTCCTATTTTACCAGCAGATCCAAATTCATTTAATGAAGAAGATGTAACACCTTTTTGTGCTCCTGTAAATGATTTAAATAAATTACCAAACTGTACAGCGTTGGAAACAGTGAGTAATGCCATGTTAATACCAAATCTAGCATTCATTGCATCTGTAGCATATTCTTCTATTTGTTGAATTGCTTCTGGTGTAGGTTCATCACCAAAGTTATCTAACTTATATTGTTCTGTAAGTTCTTCTTTTATTGTTCTATAAGATTCTCTTGATTCAATAGCTGCTTCTGTTCTTGCAGAACCATATATAGACATTCCATATCTAAATCCATTATTTAATTTTGTAGCAGCAGCAAGTTGTCCAAGTCTTTCAATGTTCAATAATGTTTGTTCAGATTTACCAGTAGCTCTAGCAAGATCTAGCACTCTATCAACTTTATTAGCACCTGAAAATAATTTATTTAAATATAAAGAAGCTTTTCCTAATTGAACAGCAACTAATGGAACTGCACCCACTCCTTCTGTAACAGCACCAATAGCAAAATCTTGAGCAACTGCACCTGCAATTGCACCCACCATAAACCCTGAGTTCTTTAAAATTTTATCTCCCCAGAAGTTAGCTGATCCATATGTAAAAGGAATAGCTGTAGCAAGTCCTCTTGATCTTTCATAATTTGTTACATAATTTGGAAAGTAGTCTTCTACATTTTTCATCCAATCATCTATAGAAGCTTCATATCCATCAGGATTTGATAAATCTGATAAACTTCCATTTTTAATAGCAGAAAATGTATTAGGAATTGTAGCAAATGATTGTCCAAATGTACCTAATGCAAATGCCCCCATTTTAACTAACCCATTTCCTAATTGTGCAAGTCCTGATTGTTGTAGTCCATATACGTTTTCAAGATCAAGACCCCTCTCATATAATGGGTAACGTTGATTAGCCATCAGCTCACTTCTAGGAACCATCTGAAAAGGAGCATCAAATCCTGTAGAAGTTGGAGCTTGTCCCAACTTTGCTAAATCTTTAAATGCTACACCAAATCCAGAAGATGCACCTGTTGACATATCTAAGTTTACATTTACTTCTCCTATATCTGCAGAACCTAAAGGTCTATCAATACCAGTATCATAGTTTCTATCAGAATTATTATTTAAAAGTTCATTATCAAAAATTGGCATAATCTATTATTTTAACATTGTATTAATTGTATAAGGACTAATATTGTTTATTATATTACTTACCCCTTGTTCTGTTACATATTCTGATTCATTTACAACTTTAGTAACCCATCCTTTTGAGCTATTAAAATACATAACAACTTGAAATTTGTCATTATCACTACCATTATTAAAAGGACTTCCTATAACATCATATCTAGTTTTTTCTTCTAGACCACTTCCTGAAAGTCCAGGTAAGCTAAATCCTGTCATTCTTGCATTAACTGGATCCATAGTTCCAGCTAAGTTTGTTGTCATATTAGGAGAAGCTATTACAGCACTTTTTATATCACTTACAATATTTCTTCTAGAGTATTCTGGAAAATAAATATTCATCTCTGCTTGTGACACAGGAACTTTTTGAACTTTAGCACCATCAGTAAGTATTAATGTAGCAGAGCCATCATATTTTTTTACTATCTGATACCCTACTGATTTAGATTCATTTTTTCTAATTTTAACAACTTCATCAGGATCATAATCATCTGGTCTTTCTTGATTTAAATCTCCATATTGTTCATACTGTGTAGCTTTTAATGTTAATAATGCATTTAATTTATTCACTACACCTTCATTAGCTAAATTAATTGTACCTACCTGAGTTTGATACTCTGGCATTTTGGACATTATATACTGTGATTGTTTTTCTTGTTGTTCTTTTAATGTACTTTTTACTTTAGAATTAACATTTTTAGAAATTTGTTGAATTTTATTATATATTACTTTTTCATCCCCACTCATTCCAGCACCATTATATCCATTATAAATAGACTTAGCTAAAGCATAATTTCCAGTACCTTTATATTTATTTAAAAATGTTGGAGATAACGTTTTAGTAGAATATACATTTCCCATTGCATCTGTTGTAGATGCTGTAGAAGAATGGTTATTAATTGCTTCATTAAACAATTTATACATAGTTGAAGCACTATACATAACTTTTCCAGTTCTTGTATTTATAACCCCTTTTTCATTATTTACTATATTATCAATATATTCATTATAATTTTTAGTAGAATTAACTGCACCTTTATATAAATTGTTTTTATCTGCTAAGTTAGTTTCTAAAATTCCTCTTTCTTTAAGATATTCTTTTTGGTTAGGAGTTAAAGATTTTTTAGGATTTAGTTTGTAATCATCATATAACTTATCCAAAGCTTTTTGTCTGTCTTCCCCTTTTAAATTTGGAAATATAACATTTCCATATTTATTATTAGTTTCTTGCTTATCTTTGTTTAAATTCTGAATCTCAGCCCATACATCATCTAAATAGACTTTAGGTGTATTTGTATCTAAAGGTCCTGGTGTAACTAAAGGTTGATTAGCAGCATCAGCTTTAGCATCTTTTAATTTTTCATAAGCAAATTTATCTTTTTCTAATAAATGCCCTGCTAACCATTCTTGATGTTCTTGATTTTGTTTTTGAATATCAAACTGTAATCTTTTTTGATCCATCATTGCTTTAAAATCTGGATTATCTTTATATTCTGTAGATACAGTTTCATTAGCCACATCTTTTGCAAGATTAGTTAAATACTTCTGTGTATATATTTTATATTTGTAAGCATCTGCTTCAGCTTCTGTATCAACAGCAGCTATATCTTCTTGCATCTGTTTATCAAGACCTCCATCATAAACAAGTGCTTTTGCTTTATTTATTTCATTTTCAAGAATAGTTTTTTGTTCTTTCGTGAGATCTGCTGTAACTAATTTTACAGAAGCATCAACAATAGCTTCTGAATATATTTTTTTCTTTTGATCATATGTTCTAATAATATCATTTTGAAAAGTAACAGGAGTAGAATCTCTATAGTGATACTGAGCTGTAATGTTTAATTGTCTTTTATCTCCTTCATCTAAACTGTCATAAAAGTTATTTAATATTTTTTCAGCACCTACCCCCCTCACTGTTGTTTTAAGCATTGAAGTAGCAATTTGAGGAGTACCCCCTTTAGAAGGGTCTGTAGAAACAGAACCATCTTTATTATAATAAAGAGTTTTGCCTGTTAAATTATCTCTTTTAAAAGGATTATCAATAGTTGTATCAACTCCAGCTTTTTGTAAATCAGATGCTAAAGCTCTAAGTTTCTTATCTACGTCTTTATATTCTATATATTGGCCATTAAAAGATTGATCTAAATTTGAATCATTTAAATAATTTGAAACTTGTTTACCAAAAAACCATTCATTATCTGGAGAAGACTTACCATCTTGTATAGCTTTTTCTTTTCTTGCTTGTTCTTTTCTAAGTTTAGCTGTAGAAGAAACAGCGTTTTGAACATTAGGATCTTTTGCTATTTGAGTAGTCATTCCATTAACAGAATTAACAAGTTGGAAATCTGAAAAATCTCCAGCTCCTACAATTTTTAAATTGTTTCCCAGCTCATTAATTTTAGTTTGTAAATATGCTTTATCAACATCTCTTACAACATCTAGACCAGCAATGTTATCTATATTAGTTTGTATTTTTTGTATACCCTCATCATACTGTTGTTGTTTTTGCATACCAACTTTAACCATAGCTTCAACAGGGAGCTGTTGAATGTATGGATTAAATGTGGAAAGTGCTTGAGGGTTATCTGTAAATGAACTCATTATTTTATATTTTTATATCTGAAAACAAATCCACCTGCAGATTGTGATAATCCAGATAGGTTATTTCTTATACCAGATGATTTAACATTAGTTAATTTTTCAGCTTCTGTAGAAAAATTACAAGTATACAATAAATTATTTTCTTTATCATAAATTTCAATTTCTTTTAATCTTCCAAATTTTGTTGTTAACATTTTTAATTTAGAAAAAGTTGTATGATGTGTTCCTACTCTAGAAATTGCTGCTAATTTTTGTATTTCTTTTATTCTTTTTTTATTATCTGATTGGTTACTTCTTTCTATAATTTTAAGTTTTGCTTCTTTTGTGTGTTTAAAAGCTTTATTTTCACCACCTTCTCTTATATTATATCCTATAGTTTTATTTGAAGAATCATATAATTTAATATAAAATTTTTCTAAACAATTTAATTGATTAGCTGTTTCTACATTATCTATTAAAATTTGTTTTTTAAAATTACATTTACCATATTTAGCTATAGCTTTTTTTAAGGCACTTCCTCCTCCTTTATAGTAACAACTAGTAGAAAAACTTTGTCCTATATAAATTTTACCATTTATTAAATTTGTTGTTAAATATATAATTCCTGTAAATGAAGCCATATCAAATATTTATTAGCAAATGTAATAGAAAAAATTAAATCTTCCAATACTACATAATGCAATTAGTTAATTCATTTTAATTAAAATTATTATAGTTTTTTGTATGCACTAACAATAGAACCATTTTTAGCTGCTTTTATAGGGTTGGTAGCTAAAGAAGGGATAGGAGTTAGTTCATCTTCTGTTGCATCAACTTCTTGAAAACGTATAGTTTCTCCTTTAGAGTTAAGTACAGGAACCATATTAGCTTTCTTACTTCCTTTATCATATACACTAGGCATATTAGCTTGGAATATTCCATTGTAATTATCTGCAACAAAATCATCACCAAATCTATAATTGTACATATTCTCATATGTTCTTAATGTTCTGTTTTCTAATTTGTTTTGTGCATATTTACTAGCAATAGAATTAAGAGCAGCTTGATTAATTGCTTTAGTATTACTCTTAGCTGCTTCTTGTCTTGTATATTGATTATCAGCTATAGCTAAGTTTTTAAGTTGAGCATCATTTAATGTAGCTCTGTTACCAGAATACACCTGATCTTTCATTCTTTGATTATCTATAAAATCTTGTTCATTTAATTGTTGCATAGGATTATAAGCCTGTGCAGCAATCATAGCTTGTGCAGCTGGATTATATCCAACCATTCTTTGAGCAGCTCTTGTTTGTGCTACTAAATCATTCTTAGCAGCTTGTCTATTAATATCATAAGGAACATTTAATTCTGGACGATAGAATTGTGCTTGTACAGGTTCAACTTGATTATTTGCTAAACCATATAGTTCTCCATATAATTGATTAGGATCTAATTCTTCAGCATCACTAGGTCTTAAATATCTAAGAATTTGATTACCAGCATCAATATAAGGATTTCTCTTATTAGCTTTAACATCATAAACTTTATCTTCTTCTTGCTTAGCAGCAGTTGTTTGTGTAATTGCTGGTGTAGTAAGAGACTGATTATATGCATCACTAGCTGTTTTCCAATATTGTTCAGTTCTAGGACCAAATATACCTTCCTCATTACTTCCTAATATCTTAGCAGAGTTTTCTCCTTTTTCTAACTCTTCCTTAGTTAATCCTAATTCAACACCTCTTGTTGTAATACCTCTATCTTTTCCAGCTTTCTTAATAATATCTACAGCTTCTTTTGGAAAATATTTATGAAACAATTTTTGAAAACCTTCAACTTCAGGACCCTTCTGCGCAACTTTAGATTTTATATAAGCATCTTGTAACTCTTGATATTGTTCTTTTGTTAACTTAGGTGTACTTGTAGTAGTACCATCTTGTGCTTTTTTAACTGTAGCACCATATTTAGCAATTTGTCCTTTGTCTTTTCCAAACATAACTTTTCCTTTATTAAGATTACTTGAGCTAATATCTTTCCCTAAGTTTTCTCCTAGTTCATCAGCTGTATCATTAATAGCATTTTGAAAATGTGTAAGAGTCATTTTAGTATCAGCAATTTGCTTAAGACCTAAATGAGCTCCTTCAATATTTTTTTCTAATGCATTAAGCTTTAATTTATCAAATTGATTTTTAGGAGTTAAATCATTTAACTCTTTAGTATTTTTATCAATTACAGAAGTATATTTATTTTCTTTTTTAGAGAGTTCTAAGCCAATATTTTTAAATTTCTTACCATCATATTGTTTAGCAATTTTAATCAAATCTGGATCACCTAATTGCTTTGCAAAGCTAGCATGTACCTTTCTATCTCCAAGAACATTTAATGTAGGATTTCCTGTATTAGGATCTATCATCTCAAAAGAAGGTTCTCCTCTTTCTACTTCTACACTAGCTTCTTCTCCTTGTTGAGATTCACCACCTTGTCCATATTTAACACCTATACCACCATCATCATGTGATTGTCCATAGAAATTAACTGTTTCTCCAGAGTTAGGCATATATGGATTATAAGAAATTGGTTTAACTTCACCACCCCATAATGTTTTTACACTACCACCTAATGCAGCAGTTTCCATTCCTCTATTACTTACAGGTGTGTATTGTTCAGACTTAACATGTCCTCCTGCTCTTAGTGTATCATATTCATGAGCATAGTTATAATAGTCTTCTGCTGTGTGATCACCAAATTTAGCAATCACTTGTGGAGTCCAATCATTACTTACATAGCCACCATCTTCCATATAAGATTGATTTTGGTCTTGTATTCCTTTACGAAAAGCTTGTCCTGTTACTCTACCTATGTTTCTTTGAGATTCATTTTGAAATTTTTTAATATCTCTATCAGTAGTATCAATAAGGCCACCAATAGCACTGCCAGCAAATTTACCAATAGCTCCTCCTAATGGTCCTCCAATAGCTGTACCTGCTGCACTACCAATTCCACCACCAATCATAGAACCTGCATCAGGTTGTCCACCTTGATTTAAGAATCTATTACTTAATGCTGTAGCATATGGCTCATATTGTGCATATTCTCCATATTTTTCAGAAAAGTTTCCACCCATTTGATAAGTTTTAACTTTATCACTATCATTTAATGGTTCATATCCTCCATCATCATATATATCATATTTAGGAGCATATGTATTTTGTATCTCTCCACCATATTGAGCAAGAGGGTTAGAACCTACACCTATTACAGGAAATAAAGATTCTCCTACTTGAGGAGCCATAAAAGCATTTCTTTTTCTAGTAGCGTAGTCTTGACGTTGTCTTTCAGCATCTACATCAACACTTTCTTCAGCTTCTGCTAATTTACCTGTAACTAAAGAATTTTGTTTAGCTGCTCTTTTTCTTTCTTTTTGTCTTTTAATCTCACTAATACCTTGTATAACATCCATACCTGCATTAACATAAGGCATAGCTTTTGACATACCATCTCCTTTACCATAATCTTTACCACCTAAACCACCTGTAACAGATTTATCTTCTAGAAATACACTATTAGAAAATTGTGAATTAGGATTGTTAGCTGGTAATGGATTATTTTGTACAAATTGATTACCATAGTTTTGCATAGCAAAAGGATCTGCTGCAGGCTGGAAAGTATTATCAGCCATTTGTTGTACACTAGGTGCACCAAATGAAGGAGTGTTTGATATGTTGTTACCAAAGTTCCATTGATTCTGTGGACCAAATGCTTGATTAGAAGTAGGAGGATTTAACTCTAAATAATCTGGAATTCCATTTTTATTTATATCAGCACCAAGTTGTGCTTTATCAATAGCATTAGCTGTTTGAGCTTTCTTAAACTCTTTACCATGCTTTTTCATGAATGCTTCTTCAGAAGGATACTTCTTGTAGAACTCCTTTTCAGATTTAACACCAGCGATTTTTAAAATTTGTGCTTTCATGATTAATTGTATTTGTTCAACCATCCACCTGGTTGTGGTTTATTATAATTTGTAAAGTTAAGTAGATTGTCTAGATTAACCAAACCTTTTTGTTCTTGTCTTCTTCCATTTTTTGCCATTGGGTATTCTGTAACCTTCTCTCCATCAAATTCATATTCTTCTTCTGGGTACATCATTTGCATATCTCCTGTATCTGATATTCCTAATACAGGATAAGGTACTCCTTTCATTGTTATATATGGAGAATTGATTTCTGTTATTTCTCCAGGGTGTTCCCATTGTCCTCTATCATCTTTAATGATTCCTCCTTTTTTCATTTGTGGAGCTTCTTCTTGATTAGTTTGTTGTAATGCTCCAGCTCCTATTACTACTGGTGGAACAGCCCAAAAATTATTCATTAAATCTATAAATCCTTTTTTATCTTTTATATATTCACCCATTCCTTCCCAATTATTTTCTTTAGATACCTTATTAAACATTTCTTCAGTAAATTTGTCTTTTGGAGAAAGCCCTAACTGAAATCTTGCTTCATTCATTCTAGCATGTATTTCTGTTGGTTCTGTATAATATGATTCATCATAAATTTTACCATCCCAAGTTGGTCTATCCAATTGAAAATTATTTTTACCAAAAGGTGCTAACAATTCTTTTTGTTCATTAATTGTTAAATTACTTCCATTATTTTCTAAAAAATGTGTAAGTTCGTGAACAGTTGCTGATTCTTTTGTTTTTGAAGGTTGGTTTTTAAATTGTGCATCATCTATATATACCTTACCTCTTCCTGGTGATACACCTACAGTTGTATTTATAGATTCTTCATATGTTTTTGGGTCATTTATTTTTAAATCTTCATAACTTAATACAGGAATTTTTTTTACATCTGTATTAATTGGAAAACTTCTTTCATTACTAATACTATTAATAAATTTAGTTTTTATATCATTAAGTTCTTTGTCTGCTAACTGTCCTTCTCTAATAACTGGATATTCAGGAAAAGCTTCTTCAAAACGAGGATGAGAAAAACTTTCTGATAATTTTTCACGTTCAGCTATTTTATTTAATGTAATTGGATCATTGTTCCATTTATGTAACCAATCTTGTCCTGATATATTTGTAGGTTTTTTAGATTTAAACATATCTAAAAACCCATTAGTTTGTAATCCTTGTCTTAACTCAGGAGATATACTTGTTTTAATTCCTGCTAAAGGGTTAAAAATTTCATTTGCTAATTTTCCTACTGTTGGGTTTTCCATTCCCATCATAGCTAATCCTGTATTTACTGTTGCTTCAGGTACATACCCTAGGCCCATCTCAATGGTATTCTTTAACCTATCTTCATTTGACTGATAAGGGTTATACCTATTAACCATTATCTTCTGTCTATCTTCTTCTGAAGTTTCCATTCCTGGTACACCTATATCACCTAAAACTTTTTCAGGACTTGCTAGATAAATAAGAGGTCTTTCTAATACGCCTAATTGCTCTTTATTTACTTGCTCCATAGCATTATTAGCTTTTTGTCTATCAACTACTGACATTTTATCTTGTGATAATGTAGGTTGTTGTTTTGGAGTAAGCTTTTTATAATGTAAAGAACGTGGTTTTTTTATTTGTCCTGTTGTATTTAATTCTTCTCTATCTTTTTTAGCATTGTTAGTTTCTTTGACTAATAAATCAAGTCCTCTCTTTTGTCTAGAATTAACTACTTGTGTACCTTCTTGTCCAATACTCTTAGGTTTCCAATCAAGTCCTTCTCTATAGTATTGCATTTCTTTACCATTCTGTGCAGAAGCATCTGTAACATCAGTTTGATTTCTACGTGGTCCTTTACTAGGAGCTCCTATTCTTGCATATGAAAAACCAACAGCACCTGGCATAGACATTCCTCCTTGTGCTTGAGGAACATAATTAACTGGATATATATTACCACCCATTTGATATTGAGGAGTGATTTTTCTATCCCATTGTTCTTTTGGAAGTTCTCTTAGCTCATCTAAACTATCAACTCTATATGATGTATCTCCACCACCATATTGATTATTAACATCTGTTATGTTATAATACTTAGGTTTTCTTTGTACAGGAGTTGGAATATCTAAATTAGTTTCAAATCTATTATCTACATCTTGTAAACCTGCAACATTCATTGGTTTTAATCCTTCTACGTTATGTTTTGTTGGATTAGATATTGGTTTAGTGTTAGAGTTTACCCAATCAGGATGTTGTTGTATAATACTTGTTGGCACACCACTAGAACCATATTTTCTAATTCTTTCCTCTTGTTGTTCAAGAGGAACCATATCAAAAGGCATTACAGCAAGAGGATCATATTCATACATTTCTACATTGTCAGAATAAACAAGAGCATCCATTTGTTTTTCCAATGCTTCTCTTTCTTTTTTGTTTTTTGAGTTAATTATTTTATCAAGTAACTGTTCACCTAAAACTGAATTAGGAGATTTAAATCTAGATAAATCTTGAGGAGTGATTCTTTTATCATAAAGTGGCATTGGTGATCTTAAATCTAAAAACCCTTGAGATTGTTCTCTTTGATAAAACTTATTTTCATCTATAGGTGAATAAAACTTTTCGACAGAAGGCTTTCCTTCTACAAGGTTATTTTGTTCATCTACATATCTACCTATATCTTTTGCTTTTGTTTCAAAAATTTTTTTAGAAGCTTCTAATTTTTTAATATAGTTTTTTGGGTTATTCTCATCAATAGTCTCAGAAAGTCTTTTTTGTGCTTCTTTTAAATATTTTTTTTGTTCTGCAATATTTTTATTTTTATCTGTTTGTGTATAAAAAATATCAACTGGTACATTTTTAGCTTCTTTTAAATATTTTTGAGAAGAATTAACCCATTCTTTACGATTTTTTATTCTTTCTTTATAATCTTTTGAATCTTTAACTTTTTCTTTTACATATCCTTGTTTTCTATAATAATCATCTATAGCTCTTGTGTTATTAAATACAGCAAGACTATCAGCTCTTGTAGCTCTACCACTTTGTGCATTAGGGATTTCTCCTCCTTCTTGAAATGATCCTCCCCATGCAGGAGAATAATTTCTTCCTACATTAGAGAATCCATCTCCTACCATTCCTTCAGGTGCAGAAACTTTATAATCATTATAATTCTCTTGTGTTCCATAATTATCTAACCAACCACCATTCTTCATGTTGTTGCTATTGTCTCTACCACATTCATGACATATATACATATCTTTCTTACTAGAATCAGATTTGTTCCAGCTCCATCCACATGTGCATTTTACTTTACCACTACTCATTCTTTTTTATTTTAGGAGTTCGTTTTGTTTGTCTTGGTACTTGTGTAAATATCTTATCTATATCTTCCCAATTATTTAATCTATAAGTAAGAACAGCTTTTGTTATTCCTAATGTTTCTGTCCACTCAGTAATATTTTTTTTTACTTCTTTATATTCTATAATTCTATTAGATCTTCTATTATTACAATTTTCTTTTTTAGTACTCCATTTACAATTAGTTGGTTCATAATTACCATTATTATTAATCCTATCTAACTGTAACTCTTTTTTATAAGTAGGGTACATGTCTTCAATAAAATTATTAACATCCAACCATCTGTCACAAACAGTAATACCTCTCTCTCCATATAATGGATAATTAATACTTTTTTTATCTTGACATCTTTGAATCATACTTCTCCATGTTCCAAATAAAGGATGTCTAGATTTTCCATGTGTTATTTTTTTAACACCTACATCTTTCATAGCTTTTTTTTGTAAACATCCACAAGATTTTGTCCACCTAGATTTTATATGACTTATTCTAGATTCAAAATGTTTACCGCAACTACATTCAAATATAGCTTGTCTACGAAAGTTTTTTGTATTATCAGTTTGTAATATTTCTGATATAAAAACACACTCTCCTATTTTTTCACCACTATTATAATTTATTTTAGAACTCATTTTTTGGATTTTTTAATTTCCCAAATGTAATAATATTCTAGTAACTTTCCTAATTTATTTATAACTTATTTGACTTTCTGTAATAATAAATTGTGAAACTAAATGAGTTGTAGCACTATTGTCTAAAATCATTCTAACCTTTAAATCTTTAGCACGCAAAGGAGCTTTTTTAAATGATCTTGCAGAGTAATCCATATTAGATTGATTAATTATTTTATCAATTGACATGGATTCACAACTAGTTAAAAACATTGGAACTTGAGATGATTTATTAAGTGCCCAAAAATTATTAAAAAGATAGAAGTTATCACTCTTAGTATATGTAATAGTTTTACTATTTGGGTTAAAGATAGGAAATTGATTATAAGCTTGCAAATTATTCATTGGTTTTGCAACTAATTCTAATAAACCAGAGCTTTGTTGACCATTATAAAGAATAGCCTTATTAAACCATTTGTTATTTGTTTCAACTTTTGCAAAATCATCAAATACTCCATTAGTCATAGGAAAGTATTCATATGCTTTAGTGTAGTCTTTTACATTCTGTAATATTTCATCTTGATATTGATAAGCAAAAGGATATTCAATAATATATGGAGCTATTTTTCCATAAAAGAAATTATAGTGTTTTGTATCTGTTAAGTGTCTCCATATACATCCTGTTTTAGTTTGTGTAAAAGATGCATTAGTGTATTCACTTTTTGTATATGAACCTATAGGAAAACTTTTTTTAATTCTACAATCTCCTATGGATTGTATATTTATAACTGATACATCATCATCTATAGTGTAACCAATACCACGTGTAAGTCTTGCAAAAGAAACATTAGTGTCTAATACATCTCCTCTATTAGTAGATATATCAAAAGGCCCAGTGCTTGGGCCTGCTTTTGTTAATTTTATAACTATATCTATTGTTGCCATAATTAAATAGTTGTTGTTGTTGTGGTAGTTTCTATTAAAGAACTCACTATACATGATTGTACTTGTGTTGCTCCATCTATAAGAATAGGTAAGGTTAACATTTCTGATATAGTGTATGGACTAGTTTTTTCTATTATATATACTTTTCCTGCTGCATCTGTTAACATTATACTACATTCACACTCAAATATAGATGTTGGCTCAAATATACCAATATTAATATCAAGTTCAATTGTTCCTGTTGTATAATCATATTGTGTAATGTAATAATCAAATGTAACAGTATTTTGTGTAACCATAATAAGTTTCTCATCTGTAGTATATAACATATTTGTTATATTAATTCTATCAGTAGGAAGTACAAACATAACTGTTAACACTGCTACACTACTAGTTACATCTAGTTCAACTACATTTACTGGTGAAGTAGAAATATCTGTTGTAATAATTACATCATCATTTTTAGCAACTAATCCAGTTGAAGCAACAAATCCTATAGGTAATGTAATTGATGTATTATATGTTGCACTAAATGGTGTTAAGAATATATCCCATTGTTCTATAGCTGTATCTAAAGACCACAAATAATTAGCAGTCATTGCTATTCCGTAAGTTGTTGTAAATCCTGGTACATCTAATAATGTTAATGATGTATCATTAGAATTATAATAATATATGTTAGAACCTGAATTAAATAATGTACTACAACATTGTTCTATATTTATAGTAGTGGTAGTTGTGGTAGTAGGAGTACAATCACAATTGTATACACCTTCTATAACTCCTCCTACAACATTATAAACATCCCCAACGTTTGAACTTTCTTCTGTAAAATACCAACCATCAGGAACTAAATTACAATCTGAATTTATGTTTAAATAAACTGTAGAATTAACATTTAAATCAAATGCCATTATGTTAAAACCATCCACTGTAATTGTTGTAGGATCTGCAAAATCAAATAATGCAATAGCATTACAAGCATCTTCATAACTACCTGAAGAAACTACAGGAGGTAAAGCATCTATTTGATACCCTGATGTAAATGAATAAATTGTTAATCCTGCTGGTCTACTACATATTGTTGTTGTAGGTATTGGTTCTACAGTTATAACAGCAGTACCATCTAAAACACAACTTGTTTCTTCTATATATCCTCTTAAAACACAATTTGTAACTAGTGTTGTTGTACTAGTAGTTGTTATAAACATAAGAGTTGTAGTAGTTGTAGTAGTTTCTGGTAAGTCTGTTCTTCCTACAATAGCATCAAATGAGCCTGTTACATCTAAATCAATATCTGAACAACACCCATTAATACCTGAATAAAAGAAGTTATTTTCTGCTATATACCAATTAGGTATATAACTATGGAAACTAACCCAACTTTTAGTGTTTATATTATAAGAAAGTGTCCAAGATTTATTACAAAAATACTCAGGATCTGTTAAATAAACAAGAGTTTTTATAATAACACCATTAGATTGTACTTCTTCTAAATAAAATTCTTTACTATCATTATAGTATTTTATATCTTTATATAAAGGAATATAATCTAATTTAGAAATTATTATTCTATCAAACTTGCTATCATATACTGCATGAAGTCCTACACCATTAAAATGATTATCAGTATCTACTTCTGGAAAATATCTTAATATTTCAAAAGCTAAATGGTCTGTAAAAAATCTATTCATACCAGAACCAAACTGTGAAAGATCCATAGCTTGTGTTCCTTGTATAAGAAACACTTGTCCTCTTTTAGCATCAATTGTAAGTTGTCCTTGAGGAATCTTTAATAACAGCTTATTCTGACTTCCTACATATCCAAGATCTGTTTCAGCAAAATCTATTGGTGGAGATTTTCTAAACATTAATGGATTACCCATATATGCTGCTTGAGGGTTACTTGTATCAATTGTAAGAAGGTTATCATACATTAATGATTTGTTTTCAAATCTAGCTAATACAGCTCTGTTTTGAATACCATCTAATGATACAAGTTTTCCATAGTTTTGAGGAAAATCAAAATATGAAACTGCTTTATATGTCAACCAGTTATTAACTCTATTATCAACATCTGTATTTTGTGGATCTGAATATATAGCTCTAAATGGGTAATATGTATAACAAGTTTCTTTCCAGTCAAAAGGTATATGACTAAAGAAATTTTCTTTATTTTGTTTAGAATATGTTATGTTATAGTTATATGTATTATCATTAGCTATAGATACAAAACTTTCTTGTAACCAGTTATCAGGAATACCATTACTAACATGTGGCCAAAAATCTCCTTCTTTATTATTAAATGCTTGTCTTAAATCTGTATTGTAAGAGCTTTCACAATAAAAATTAGGAATACCATAAGCAAACAAATAGAAGTATCCATCATAAAATGTTCTATCAGGATTACCTATAGCAGGTTCTTGATTATTAGGACAATCAAAATTATGTGCTTTATAAGAAATTATATTAACAAGAGTTCCTACACCAGAACCATTCCAATCTTTTAATATAGATCTAGCAGAATGCCAGTATTTTGGATACCCTATATTACCAATTTCATCATAAAATATATCTGAATCATCTAAACCATTTACTCTATTATCTATAAAATAAGGAAGTTTTGTTTTAAAAGCAAATCTAGATATAAATGTATCCCCTCCAAATATAGTTTCTTGTGTTGAATTTGTATTAAACAATTTTTGAAACCCTGTATCAATAGTACTATATGTATATATTTGACCCCACTGGTTTACAAATATATTTTTCATAGAAGCATAATAAGAAACAACACTAATGTCTTGTTCTGCATTAGGTGTAGCACATAAATTAGAATCACCAATAGTAAATCTAGAGTAATCTTTTATACCTGTAACACTCATATTAGGACTGTCACTAGGAAAAGGTAGTGCAGGTATACTATTATCAGATCCTTTTGTTTTTATGTAAACAGAGGTTTCTCTTTGATAATTATTTATATTAACGTCTTTAATTCCTATTTTATCTCCAACATTTTGTACAACAGGAATTAAATATCTAGCTACATCAATTTCTCTTTGTTTAATTCCCTGGTTATTAGGAATAGATACACTATAATCATAGTTAGCTCTAGAGTTAAATGAATAAGCATAATTCTTTCTTGTTATACCATTTATATATATAGTTAAGTAAGATTGGTAAACAGCAAACATTGCTCCTACATTAAAACTAGCTGTTATACCCGCAACATCTCTTGAGCTATTTAATGCATCAAGCTGTGCTTCATAAGTTAAAAGTCTGTATTTAGCATTATTTTTTACTTCAACAAAATGAGATTTACCCGCACCATACATAACTTGTTCAAGCTTTAGAACATTTCCTAAAAATGGTTGACCAAAAGAAGTTTCAGGTGAATTAAATATTTGTCTATATTTTAAAGAATCCTCTCCACTAATACTTTGTAGTGGTCCTGGATCTTTACAATTTTTTGTAGATCTTCTTCCACCTCTAAATTCTATACTTCTACCACAACGATCACAAAACTCTATACAGCCAGGAACACTACCTACTACAACATTAACTGTAAGAGATCTATTTCCCTCCCAAGAACCCCAACCTTGTAAATATTCTGTTGTATTTGGACCAGCAATAGTATCATTCCATACAGCTCTCCATCCTCTACATAGTCCTACAGATCTTAATTCATATGTATCATAATTAGCATAACCAACTTCATTATATAAATATCTATTAAAAGGTACAGTAACAAGAGGTCCTTTTGTATTTCCTATAAATATAGGTTTACTTATAGAACAAATTTCTATTTCTCCTATTGTTGTAAATTTTTGTTTAGTTCTTTTATTTGTATTACAATCTGTATATTCTATTTCTACAAAATCAGGACCACCATTAGGGTCTGGATTTAAAAATCTTATATATAATAACCATGTTTCACATATTAAAGAATATGCATTATTATTTTCTAAAATAAAAGGGTCTTCCCCTAAATCATTATATGGGTAGTTAGGATATATAAAATCTTCATTCTCTCTTGTATATTTACCTACATTACGTAACATTCCTTTTGCTACAATAGATTTATTTGTACTTCTATCTCCTCTTACTATTTTATACCCAACTATATCTTCTTTTTGAGAATCTGTTAAATCAGATGAAGATATTAATGATTGTATTTGATCTGTGTCAATCTTTACTCCAATAGGATATACTGCATCATTTTGCATCACCATATTATAAAGACCTGTACCTGTCAATAAAGCAGATTCATATATAGGACTTACAAGAACATCTGGAAATTTATGATGTCTAATTTTTTGACCAGCAAGTTCTCCCCACACTTCTGTATTACAAGGGTATTCTTCTGTAGACTCCCAATAAGCAAAATCACCATATTGATATGGTGTAGCATTACCAATAGGTAAACCTGTAGAAGAACCAACTACAGAAGCTGTGTTATATATTTTCCAATAAGGACTAGTTGTGGTATTAGGATCAGGTTCTCCTATAAAATCATTATTAGTATTATCTACAGGTGTAAGATCTAATAATGTAGCAGCTCTTCCAGGTATATGAAAACCATCTGTTTGTTTTCCATTTCTTAATAAGAACACAATTTCAAATGCATATACCTCATCACGTAAATATCCACGTAAGTTTGTAGCATTTAATTCATCAGCATAATTTTCTGTAGCAGGAATTTTATATGTTTCCCATTGTAATAAAATTTGATTAGCAATAGATTGATAGTTTATTCTATCTATAGAAACAAGTCCACCCCATACAAGAACATCTTGTACAGCTGTTAAATCTTCTGCAATTTCATAGTAAGGTTGTTTTTCAAATATATCATTTATAGAAAGTCTTATATTATCTACAATCTGTCCTGTATATGTTATTTGTATTACTGAGTTATCAATAAAATATGTTCCTGCTAATTCAACAGATGTTACATTATTAACTGTTTTAATTACAGCTAAATTATAATATTGAAATTGTCCTGTAGTATCTAAATTACTAACTTCTACAATTACAGATTTACCTACTGGATAATTAAAATTAACAGTGGTTAAAAAAGTGTCTGCAATAGGTGTAGGATTAGTAACAGAATAATATGATGTATATGGATTACCTTGAGCATCACAATATTGTACAGCAAACTGTAATGTACCTGCAGTTAAATTTCCTCCTGTAATAACATCAACAACAGCTAAACCAGGAATATTAAAATCAGGTTGTAACTTTAATTGATTACAATCTAATTGATTACTTTCTATAGGATCACAAAATGTAGAACCATCAGATAATTTATATGGAATATTTTCAATATCTAAATATCTCCTAGGATTAAATCCATCAGTCCAATATATTTCTGTTTGACAATTTGTAATTTTATGTACAACTTTATGAATAGGATGTTGTATTTTAAAATTTAAACATGCTGCGTTAACTAGTGTACGATATACACAATCATTATTGTCCATATATCCTATTTCAGATTCTTCTGTAGTAGGGTTGGTAATAAAAAATAAATGTTTATTTTTTTCAGGAATAAAATGAGTACCTATTAATAAAAAATTTGCAGGAAATTGTAAACAAAATTCATTACCTTGTTCATTTTGATAACTAGTTGAATTAGAATCAAAATTTTCTAATGCTGCATTTAATGCATATGTAAGCTGACCTTTAGGAATTTGATTTATGGCATTATCCATATTCATCCCTGCAGAAGCTTGATTAAATTCATTTCTAATATTCCCTTGTTCTTGAGTATTATCTGCCATGATTAATTATTTCTACGTCTACCATATCTACTATAATTAGATCTTGGTAATTCATACATATTAAATCTATTTAAATCTTTTTCAACTCTTCTTTGTTTAGCCCAAGAGTCTTGTTTTTTAATTTCAATGCTTGCCATAATGAATGCCTCATCAGACATTTGTTTATACATCATTAATTTTTTTTCAATTTGATTAAATGTTTCATCATTAATTTGATTAAATAATGTTTCAAACACTTTAAATTTAATAAAAGCTTCTATGTATTCTCTTATACGATAATTATCTGGAATCATTTGATTTCCTATTTCATCATATTCTGTAGCATACATAAGAAGATGTACAACACCTTGTTTAAAGTTTGTAACAAATTTATTATCACGTATATCAAAAGAATCTAATGATGATGAATGAGGTATATATTCTCTATTATATTCTAAATTACAATTTTGATCATTAGATATATTACCTGGTTTTAATAGAAAGTTTCTTCTATATGCTCTTGGAGTAGTGTGGTTTGTTTTATACACTGCTTGAATAAGTTCAGGCATACATGTACCATCACATTGTGGATTTTGACATTGTGTATTATTACAAGGTGTTCCTCCAATAGTTAATGGACTTACTTGTATTGTTGTAGAAGATTCTGCTTGAGAATAAAATGAATTAGCATCTTGATAAGATGTTAAAGGAATCTCAGAACACATCCAAGCTTCTCTTACAGCAAAAAAGTTATCAGGAAGTCTTGCTTCATAATTCTCTATATGTAATACTGTTGTTGTAATTATATAAGAAGATCTTCCTAATTTCTGTAAACATTTATCTAAGTATGTAGGAAACAATAAATCATCTATTGCACCTGTATCAAAGTAACTTTTAAGTTCCTCTTTTACTATTGCAAAAACAGGATCTGGACTAACAAAATTATATCTATAATAGTAACTCATTTTATATTTGTTTTAAATTCCACTCACGATAAATATGTTGATATTTATTGTCAGTTTTAAGATAGTGAGACAAAAGTCTTGATGTTGTTCTAGAAGGTTTAAAAAACCATAAAGTAGAATGTTTAAATCTAGAAGTTAGTTTAAACCAATTCCACCCAAAAAAGAATCCTTCTGTGTGGTAATTAAAGTTATATATAATCTTTCCTTTTTCTTTAGTCTTTTGCCAATCAACTGGAAGATTTATAAATTCTTTTCCATCCACACCTTTTACTTTTCTTCTTTTCTTTTTTACTATTGAAAACTCTCCAAAACCAAATGGAAGTTTTACTTTATCACCTGTCTCTAATATATGTATTCTAAAAGCTTCATTAAATTGATAGATTATGTTTTTCCATTCAACATAAGTTAAATCTACGTCTATATGCTTCTTACAAAAATCTTTATAATTTTCTTTACTAGCACTCCTCCATTCAACTTTTACTCTCATATATTAAGCTGTTGGTGTTGTATTAGGTGCTTGTCCATCTATTCCTTGATCAGCCATATCAGTTTTAAGTCTAAAATATGTAGATAATAATTTCTGAGATGTAAGTTGTAACACTTGTTGTTCTAAGTAACCAGGTAAAGGAAACTCCTTATCAAGAGGATTGATACATAACTCTTCAAGAGTATATTCTTTTCCACAATCACATTCTGGATATAATAAATCATTAGGAATATCTTCTTCAAACAAAGCTACAAATCTAATAGATTGTAATAATGGATTACTAATATATAAATAACCATTTGCAATCCAATAATAAGCTTCTTTTTTTATAATAGGAAGTTTTAAAAGATTAACATATCTGTTAACAGTTATTTCTTTTAATTTAACTCCTTTACCACTCAAAGCATTAATTGAATAAACTCCTTGTATTACATATTGGTAATTTCCTTCTGATATACGTGGTAATTTTTCTTTACTTCTAGCAATTGTACATTCATCTACATAATCACAACATTCAGAAATAGGAACTTCACACATTTCTAAACAAGGAATTGTAGTAAACAATGTATCAGTTGCCCAAAGTTTTCTAAGATTTGTTTCTCTTTTAACCAAAAGGTTAGTGTTTATCCTAATCTCAGAAAGAATAGCTCTATCTGTGATTAAAGAATCTGTAGATAGTATTTTGTGCATACTTCTAACATCACTTACTAATTTACGTCCTGTTGCCATATTATTTATATTCTACTCTCAAATTCTGCAATGCGTCCTTTAACAGGATGATACACTGTAGCTATTCCAGCTCTTATATTATGTATATAATTATTATCTAAATGCCATCTATCTGTACCTGACAAACTTGGCATCTGTTGAATTCTAACACCTTTGACTTCTTTAGCCATATAATGATGTTTATCTCCTGTGTGTACTTCTCTGTATTTAGAACAGCCAAAAGCTTCACTATGTTTTCCTGTAGCAAATACTAAAGGCAAATCTTCTATTTTACAATTACCATGATGATACCCAATAAATGTATTTCCTAATAATGTAACTTTTGTTGTTGAATGTTCTCTTTGAAATCTAATACTAGATTTATTTGAAAAAAACACTTCCAAAGCATGTGCCAAATAAAATGATTTAGTCCTATCATGATTACCTTGTACTAATATAACTTCAACATCATCTGCATAAACATTTAATAACGATATTGCTGTAACTAATAAATCAAACCCTTCTTCATACTCATTATCATACCCTGTAAGAACATCTTGTGGTGTACCATTTGTAGTTTGATTTTGATAATTATCTGTATGAAAAAAATCATTTGATATAGGAAAAACAATAGTTTTAATATTAAAAGAAGCTGTTGCTTTTTCTAACAATTCCATGACAACATATATAAACTGTTGTTTTTTGTCTTGTATAGTTTCTCCTTCTAAAGTTTTTTTAGCTAAATGAAAATCTGCTATGGATATTTCCAAATCTACATCTTCTTTGTTATCAGAAGATTTATTAAAATTAATTGTTATTTCTTTTGGTATATATGCTTCTAAAAACTTTACAAAATCTTCTTGAGAATAATCTTCAGGTTGTTTTCTTTTACTAAAACAAGAAGAAGTAAATTTACCATTAGGAAGAAGCTTAGACCAATAGTTTACAATTACATATTTAGTTAAATCAATTTTATGTAATTTAGCTAATTCAATATCATTCTTAGGTTCAAAATTTGCAACTATAACACTTTCAATAGTTCCTTTTTCATTGTTAACTTTTGTAGTTTTAGATGTAGTTTCTTCTTTTACTATATTAACTCTTGGTGTTTTTCCTCCTTTTAATTGTATAAGTAAATCATTTATATCTTTTTCAGTAACTCCTAGCATATTGGCATAGAATTTCTTACTTTTTTTCCTAGATAATAAACCTTCTAATCTTTGTAATAAATGTTCATTATTAAACATATGTGTTTATATTAGTTAAAACTAGGTAAAGATAAAAAATACTTTTTAAATATTACAAATATTTTTAATTACTAAGGTAATTCTTTATAACTAAAATAGTTATAAATAAAAACTCCTCAAGAAAATCTTAAGGAGAAAACTAAGAAAACCAACAAACTTTGTTTTTTTTTTTATATCGTAGTAGTTGTAGTGGTTGTAGGTAAAAGAGCTACATTTATATCTACATAATTTGTACATAATACCCCATTAGATTTAACTCTAATAGTTGTTGTATAATCAGGTACAAGTGCAGAAGAATATCCTGCAAGTAATGCTGCTTTAGAAACTCCTGACTCAAATGCTGATGTATACCCATCTAAATTTGAATATAAATCAAATGGTCCTGAATCAGATCCTGCTGTTGTTAATGTTATTAATACTGTCATATTTTTTTATATTAAATTATACACAAACAAATTTAGTTAATATTTCTCCAGTATCAGAAACTTGACAAGAATATCTATTAACTCCTTGAGCAATTTTCCACCATTTAAGTCCACCTATAAAAGGAATTATTCCTAAATTATCTGTATATAATGTATCACCAATTTGTAAAGTTGGAGGAATTACCATTGATATAAAAACTGGGTTATCAGTGTCTAGTAAACATGTATCTGTGTCATCACCAGCACTTGTAGGACTTATTTTTAATTCAATTAATAAAGGAATTGTTGTTGTAGTAGTAGTCGTAGGTATACCTGTTGTAGTTGTAGATGTGGTTTCACAGCCCCATACAGTATTACAATCTACACTGTTATTTACTATAGTTGTAAATTGTTGATATAACTCTACATTATTTATAATGTTATTTATAATAATAGTTACTAATTCTTCACTACATATATAAGAATTTAATTGTTGTAATACATCAGTCATAGTATCACAATTATTTATACCAACACAAGATAGTGGTGGTCCTTGGTATACTACTTCATCTGTAGATGTTTTACATCCACATGTATTGTCAGTACAATTACAATTTGAATTATTTGTGCACATATTTTTTATTATTATTTTATTAGTTTAAACTGTACCATTAAACACAATTGATACATCTTCATTACCTGTTACTAAAGGTATATTTAATGTTACAACAGGTGTACCATAAAAAGTGTCATTTACTGGTGTTATTAATACCCCATTTACATATATTTCAAAATAATATGTAGCTCCAGGAATTACTGTACCCCAACTTAAATTTAAAGTTAATGTTGTGATAAGTGATGTAATAATAGGTGTAAATCCATCAGATGTTGGTGGAGTTGCTGCATAAGTACCACTACTTGCATTAATAGGAAAATTACATAAAGCATTTACACAACTTACAGAGCTACCACTTAAATTATTTATACTATTAATATTTACATTACTATTAACACTATTTATTAACCATTCGCCACTTAAAGGAAATAAATCAGGATTAATTGTTGTAGTTGTAGTTGTTGTACTTGAACTAGTGCTTGTTGTTGTAGTTGTAGAACTAGAACTAGTAGTTGTAGTTGTAGGTGTTAATGTAGTGGTGGTGGTTGTTGTAATAGGATTACAATAACTACCTAATTCACATAAACCATGATTTACAGTAAAGAAAGAACCAAACACAATTACAGATTTTGCACAATATAGTTTAGAATTAGCCCCAACATAAGGAGGAATAGTAGACGGAGATCCTGCAAATAACTCTATTTGTTTTAAATCGTTACAATCTGTATAATTTACTTCATCTCCATTAGTAGCAAACACTTCAATACAATTACATGCTAATGTAGTGGTTGTAGTAGTAGTAGATGATGTAGATGTAGAAGAAGATGTAGTAGTTGTAGTCGATGGTCCACAAGCTTGTATAGTTTCACAATTAATAACACCATTAACTAATTCTATAAACTCAGTAAATAATACTATATTATTTTCTACATAAGTTAAAAAATATTCTGTAAATTCTCTACTACATAAATAGTAATCTATTTTTTGTAAAGCAGTTGTTAAATCATCTCCTTGGTTTACTCCTATACAAGATAAATCTTCTCCATTATAAACATAATCACTAGCCACTTGTAAATTTTCATTACAAGGTGTTGCAGGATTTGTTGGAGTTTCAGCACAATCACATTTTTTTGGTAGGAATGACCACATATTTTTAAGGTATATACATTATATAATTTACTCCTATACTAGGTTGAATATTAGAATGAGCTTCTCCTCCTCCTTGTGCAGCATTTGTAATTGTTGTTGTTGCTGTAATTCCTGTACCATTAACTCCACTACTTTGTGTGTTAAATGATACTCCAGTATTATTTACATTATTAACAGCAAAATTTCCGCTACCCCCTGAAGTAGTAGTGGAACCTAATATTGCATGAGTATGTCCAGGATCAGTTAAAACAGTATTAACAGTATTAAGGTGTGTATGATTAGGAATTTGTGATATTCCTAATGTAACTGTATTAGCACCTTGAAACGTACCTTGAGAATATGTTGGATTACCAGAAACTGCTGGATTTGTTGCAGGATTAGTGTAAGCATTTGTTCCCATAGAATTAGCACCTACAAGTGTTATTCCTCTTAAATCAGGTGTATTGTTTTGTCCATTACATAAATATATTTTTTGCCAATCTCCTAAACCAGCTCCTGTAGAACTAAATTTACCAGCTAAAAATGCTGGAGTTGGATAAAAAGCAACTATAGAATATGGAACCATTTTGTTATATACAAAGTTTGCTCCTGGTACAGAACTTAAATAGTTTGCAATTTGTGCATTTAATTCAGCACCATTACTAGAATAGTTTACATCAATATTAGTAATTAACGCAGATAGGTCTGAGCTAACTGCACATAATTTTGTTATAACAGTTTGTAACACTTCATGTGTATCAGAAGTGTTTGCAATACCTGTTAAACATCCTACTGTATATGGAGAATTTAATGTTGTTAATGTTTGGTTTATTACAGTGACTTGAGCTTGTAAACTACATGTTGATTTAATAAGTGCAGTGATAATATCATTTAAAGATATACCATCACACTCAGTACAATTTGGTAAATTAGAACTAACTAATTCACAAATAATACTTGGATCAATAATAGGTGTAATACTCTCTCCTGTAAGTATTGTAGTCAAAAAAGATGTTATGGCATTTTCTACAGATAGTAAAGTATCACCATGTAGAATACCCAAAGCAGGAATATCATTTCCTGTATATTTTACGCACTGATCTGATACAGTTTCAGTACATCCATTAAAGCAATTATTGCAACTCATTATTTAAATTTTAAAAGGTTGATTTTATTTGAAATCATATTTACAGAATAATGCCCAGCATAATTTGGATTACAAACTTTAAAAGTTAATATTCTTCTATACTTTAAAAGATCTGATATGGTTTCAGAAGCAAATGGTTTATTCAACATAAATACAACGTTGTTATATAAAGCATTACTTATATCTGCTATTTTACAATCAATCTCTGCAATTAAAGTTGGTATATCAGCACATTCTGGACAATTTGTTAATCTGGGTGTAAGCATGATGTTATAAAGTTTTTAATAGTTTTTGATAGTGCATTACAAGAAGCACATAATCCATTTATTAAATTGCAGCCACAACCTACGTTGATACCACATTGTCTACAGTTTGCCATATCTATGGAAAATTAATTATATAGTTATTTCCTGAACATCCACAATCATTTTTCATAAAATGATTTAACATTTTCTCTGCTTGGTTATATAGTTTTGTTGATTGTACTATTGCACAATTATTAGCTGCAGCAATAGCTCCTTGAATAAAATAATATATTGAATCCAATTCAACTTTACTTTGAGTTTTAATAGCTCTATCACATTCCATCATATCTAACTTCATAAAAGCTTCATCAAACTTTTCTTGTAATTTATCTGTACGTATAATAGATTTTTCTACAAAATTAGTAAATGCAGGAGTAACAGAATATTTTATATGGTATATACCATCAGGTAAAGGTTGATTAACACCTACTGGTGATATTCCTAAATTTGCTGATGTAAAAATATTATATTCATCAACATTAAATACAATTCCTATTTTATCAAAACCAGGTGGTGTAATTTCTATAAAAGGAGAAGTTACAGAAGGTGGATTTGTTGGGTATATAGAAGAATCAATAACTCCAAGAGTTAATGTATTATATGTAGGAACTACTAAAAAATCTAATTTTAATGTTGGCATGTCATTTAGTTTTAATAAAAAAGGGAAAGGAATTGATGTTCCTTCCCCTTGATTAAGTATTAAATTTTATTTTAATTACAGTGCAGCAGTAGTAGTACTAGTAGTAGTAATACATACAGCACCATCACTCACAACAGCACCTAAAGCAGGAACTAATGTATTTTCAAGATCAGCAATCAATGCAGTACTAGTAGTTGGTACAGCAATAATAACAGTAGAATCCATAGTAATATAATCACCAAAGTTATACTGACCTTTACCATACTCATTAAATCTAATGTAGTAAGTTGTATAAGTTGTACCTGGAGTAACAAATGATTCAAATGCTTGGTTGTACCCAGCCATTCTATATAAATGTTTCAAGAAACCTGTTTGGTAGCTATAGAAATTTTTCTCTAATTGAATAATTTCTTCTGAAGTACCTCTAGCATAATTTGATGTTTGAACTACATTTGCATCAGCAACAAGGTTACAAGCATCAGCAACAATAAAGTCAGCTGTTGTAGCAGGACCTGCATATACAAATGTGTTAAACCATAGTCTATCATACTCAAATGGGAACGCAGCAACATCACATGGTTGACCATATTTAGTTAAAGCTTTTCCTTCAATTTGTAAACCTGTAGTACCTATTTTAGTAAAGGTAAAGAAGTTGTTAAAAGAAATGTTATCAGGATTAATACCAGGAGCTTGTTGAGTTAATTTTGCAATTAACAAGTCAATGATAATCTCAGGAGATACAGTATCACAAGGATTTTCATCACAAGCACAACAAGGAGCTTGGATTGTTACTGAACGTGTAAACCCATTGAAATACAATGTATCAATGTAAGAAGAGTGAGCACGTAAAGTTAATGTAATGCTTTCTCCACATTGTACAGTGAAGTTATCCACTAATGTAATTTGGTTTACAGGCGTAGGGCATCCAACTACTTTATACCATTCAAATACATTTGGTTGACAAGAAACTGCTTGATTACAACCAGCAATTTTGTCAGATCTTTTAGACCCTTGTAAATAGTTATTAGTTCTACCTTGTGCAATGTAGAAATAAGGTCCTACACTAGCATCAAAAGCTGTTGTACCTGCTGGAACAGCTCTATAGTTGTTGTCATAAACTCCTATGATTCCAGGAGCAAGGTCTTGCGTAGCACTACCAGACAAAGCTGTTTGGGCTGCTGGCACTACGAAGAGCGTGGTTAAAGAAAAATCTGCCATTTTATTTAGATTTAATTATTAATTACTTATTCATTTGTTTGTATTCTGTATGCTGCACTTTGTGTAGCACTTTGATTTTCTGTATACATAGCTAGGTTTTGTACTGTTAAATCTAACAATTCATCTTCTAAATATGTTTCAAGTTCACAATCTACATCTGTAGAAGGTGTACCATCAAATTTTATATACCCTGTTTTATCAATGTACACTGGATATCTCATGTACATTATATTTATAGTTGTAGGAGTAAATGTTCCATCTGTAAATATACTTATTTCATCAGAAGATAATAAATTAAAGGTTTCTTGATATTCAAAACTTGGTTTGTAATGACTGTTATTTAATATAAACTGTAAATCACCATGTTTTGCTAAATCTCTATTAATCCAAATCTTTCTATCTTTACATTTTCCTTTATCAGCTAAAACATATGAATCTATATAGAACATATATTTAGGTTCAAGTTGATGTATATTAGCTCTCCATTGATTTAAATCAGCATCTTCTAATACTAATTCTAAAGGTTGATGGTTATAATTTAATACAAGACTTTGTAAATCTTCATAACGTTTTTTAAATGAGTCCATTCCCATGCCATTAGCAACACTCATACCATCAATCTTTTGCTTTATCAACTTAATTTGAGCCTCATTAAGAGCTAAAATTTTATCTTCAAGCTGAATCTGTTGATGCTCATTAGTTGATAGCTTATTTAATCTTTGATCAATTTTATATAATAAACTATCTACTGGTATCATATTTTATATTTTTATAAACTAGCCACTTATAAAGCAGCTAGTTTTTTACCTTTTAATTTTTGTTCCAAAACAATTAGTTCATCTTGATGATCATCATCAATTAAAAATTTAACTAAGTCTTGTTCATCTTTTGCAATTTCAAACTCACCTTCATAAACCCTACCATCAGGTTTAATTCTATAAACAGAATGTGAAATAGCTTGTTTAACTAAATCTTGTATATGTAGCAAGTCTTCTTTCATGTTAGCAAATCTATTAAACACTTCAATAGGATTTAATCCTGAATGTTTACCACTTTTGAATTCTGTTTGTTTTAATAAGTTATCCACTTGGTTATATACAACTTCTTCTTTAGTGTCTTCTGTAACTGGTAATCCTAATAATCTTGCAATTTTCTTTTTCTTATCAGGAGTCATATCCTCAAATTTAACAATTGCTCTATTGATTAATTGTTTTTTCTTAAATACAATTTCATTTTCAATATCATCATCTACAATATAAAATTGTGTATCTGCTGGATATTCTCCTCTTTCCCAAGCTCCAAATGAACTTGCAATTGTTGGATGAACTCTTAACCAAGCAAATGATAATTCTTGAAAAGGAATAGATAAATCAAAAAAGTTATCACCATCAAGTAATTTGTAAGGTTGTACGTGAGTGACATCATCTGTAGATGTTGATAACCCATAATTCCAAAACTTAGAACGTGGTCCAAGATCAATATCTCCAAGAGCATATTCTAATTTTTCACGCAATGCTGTAACTCTAGCAATTTCTAACTCTCTTTCAGTTGGATCTTGAATTCTTTTAATGTATGCAGCATTTGCATCTAATCCTGTTCTATATTGACCATCTAACTCCTTATAAGGATATTTAAACACTCCTGTACCAGGAATTCTGGTCATATTGTTTCTTGAAAGCTCACTTTGCATTGTTTGCAATTGTGAACTATTAAACTCTCTTTTGATTGTAGAGATTTTGCCTAACTTGCCCATTATTTAGTTTATTTGCGAGAATTTCTTCTCATTGGTTTATATTAATTTACATTTATTACGTCTATCAATAGTAACTATTCTATGACAGTTACAACATCTAATTTCACATTTATCTATTTCTTTTTGTAATCTTTCAATACTCCAAGCATTTTTTACAGCATGTGAAATGTGTCCTTCTTTAATTCCTCTTACGTGATCAAATTCTAATACTCTAGTATCAGTATTACCACAATCAACACAAGATTTACCTTTTAAAAAATTATCTACATAATTTCTATTTCTAAAAACTCCTATTTTTCTGTTAATTTTTTTAACAGGAAGAGTCTTTTTTCTAGCTAGTCTTGCATTCTCCTGTTGCTTATTACTAGAATAATAGGATACTATTGACTTAGAACATTTTAGTATTTCTACTATTTGAAGATAATTTTTACCTTCACTTCTTAATCTTATAATATCTTCTTTATACTTAGAAGAATTGTTTGACATAATATATGTAGTTTAATTAAAAAATTGGTTTATAATTTGTAGAGTGTGTCAATCAAATGACTAATGCTTACATTTCTGTTTCATCACTCTGTTGAGTAGTTTCTTTCTAACGAAGGGAGAGGAATTAGAAAGAACTTTCTCTGAAGAAAAGACTTAGGAGCAGTTCTTATGGTATGCTTCCTAAGTTCCTTTGATCTTTTATATTAAAACTGTGGTATCTCTTCTATAAGAACAGTTCTTGATAAGTCTTCAATGAATACATCACATCTGTCTTTCATCCAGATTTCGTATCCTGGGAATTTGTTAGCAGAAGACATTCCTTGAGATTTAGCAAAACCTAAGTGGTGTCTTGTACCATCAATATAACCCCAAGTCATAGAAGGAGCACCTTTCATACGTACTTCTCTAATGTTATTCACCATTGAACCATCAGACATTGGAGAAACATCAAACACCATAAATACTGGAGTAGATTTTTTGTTTTGTCCAAACTCTAAGTTAGTTTGTGGTAAATCTAATTCTTTCAAGTGAATTAATTCAATACGACCTGTCTCACGTGTAACCATTGCATCAAATGCAAAGTTATATGTAATGTGTTGTCCTTCACCTTGTAAGTATCTGTTACCAGAATCTGCCATAAATGTAAGACCAGAGTTTAATGCATCATTTTTCAAAGCTTGTTGGAATACGTCAAAACCAGCTTCATTAGTGTACATTTTAACTGCTCTGTCTTTTACATCCACTCTTCTGTAGAATAAATCTCCAAATACTGAACGTAATAAGTTAGCAGAGAATTCACCTCTGTTATATTGAACTAAGTTTCCATTGTTTCTCATTCTGTGGTATACACCTGCAGAAGTACGTTTAACATTTTGTTGAGAACCTCCAGTTTTAACTGTACCTGGTTTAGCCCAGATCATACGTTTAACTTTTAATTCTAACATAGATTTACGCATCCAGAATTCAACAAATGGCTCCCATTTAACATCATTACGAGTTAAAGGTAATTGGTTACGTCTTTGTGGAGCATATACTAAAATATCAAGTGGCTTACCAGAAGCATCTCTCATCATTTTGTCATCAGCCCATTCTGTAATTTTGTGTTCATATCCATATCCTGAACCTAATGATTCAAACATAGTGATTTGCTCCCCTAATCTAGGAAGCCCTAATAAATCTTGGTCAAATTCACCAATAGCAGCATCAACCAATTCTAATTCAATACCAACTTGTAAAAATGTAGAAGTTACAAAATCAACTGTTGGATTGTCAGTTACCAATGTAAATGTGTATAAGAATCCCATGTTCCATGGTTGTGGATCTTTAATTACATAAAAACGTGGACCATATTGACGTGTACCTACAGAAACAATTGCATTTTTAGAAAATTCATTAGTATCTAATACTAATTGAAATTCTTGTCCATCAATACCTGGCTTTTGTAAAGCTTGTGTTGACGCAGGAATGTCAATGATTTTTGGAAATTTGTAAGGAACAGCAATTTGCCATTTCCAAGCATCACTATTATTATCAATGTAATAAGGTGTGCTTTTGTTAATCATGTCTAAAAAGTCATTACTATATAATGAACTTTGTGTGTACAAACTGATGATTTTCTTGTCATAGTCAGCAGGCTCAGTAGAGTGAAAACTCTCTAAGTGATTGGAATCTGTAAGTTTACCTACAGCACGCTTATCCATAGAAGCCACTCTGGCGTAGGTAAACCCTGTTAATCCAGGGATAGTTTGAATACTACTCATGTTATTTAATTTTTATGTTTAATAATTGTATTTATGTTTATTTAAACCAAGAACTAGGGTTTGATTTGTTTGTTTGTTTTTCTCTTGTAACTTGTCTTACAACTTCACCAAATAATTTATCTGTACCTTTTGTTATACCAGTTTTTTGAATGGTTGATAATGTTGGATCTTTTTCTAAAATCTTAAGAAGAAGTCCCACTTTAACTTTCATAGCGTGGTTCTCTGGTTTTTTAAGATCCAGTATAGTTCTATCAAAATCTGATAATGTTTCTCCTGAAGGAGTTTTCCATTTATCTACTAAAAGAAAATCTTGTAACTCATTTACTAATTTAGGGTTTAGTGGAATACCATCAAACTCTTTAGTTTTCATTTTGTCTTGTAATATAGACTGTACATTAGATATATACTGATTTCTAACTTGTGTCTTATATTGTAAAGCTTGTTCAGCTTTGCGTTCAATTTGTTCTAACTTAGTTGCTTCTTTTTTAACTAATACTTTATGGTGTTTAGTAGCAACAGTTTCAAGATCTCCATAGTTTTGTAATCTTTCAATTTCTGAATTAATATCATCAGCATCAAAACCTTGATCAGCTAATGCTTGTTTCATGATTGTAATTTGATTACTCTCTTGTGCTAAATCCATTTCAGCAAAATTTACAATAGAATTGTAAGCACCAAAATATTCTTTAGGATCTGCCCCTTTTACAAATATAGCTTCAAATGCATTTTGGTAATCTTCACCAAATTGTCCAATAAAATTTTCTACTATTTCAGTAGCACCTTTTTTCTTTTCAGATTCAAACTTTTGTAAAAATTGTTCTGGTGTAGAAATCTCTTCTTCATCCTCATCATTTTTACTAAAAACTCCAAGTTTATAAAGATCATTTGCTAAAGCAGAAAACTGTGTTCCTTCTGGAGCACCCTCTTCTTCATCTGTTGTAGGAGTTGTAGGTGGAGAAACATCATCATCTTCTTCTTCATCATCATTTCCTAAAAAATTTGATATAGCAGATTGAGCTTTTGTTTTTTCATCATCATCCTCATTAGTAGGAGTAATTGTTTTACCTTTAGGTTTTTCAGGAACAGCATCTGGTTTAGCAGGTTCTGCCTCTTTAATAATAGGTGTAACATCTTCAGGATTACTAGATGCTGTTTCAGGTTCAAATAAACCTTGTAACAATTCTTGATTACCCATACCCATTTCCATAGTGTCTTGAATAGAAAAGTTATCCATTGACAATTCTGTATTATCAGCCATAATGTAGTTTGTATTTAATAATTGGTTTTATTTAGTGTAAAAATATAATGTATATATCTAATTTCAAAGAAAAATTTCACTTTAGCTAAAGATTTTTAACATAATATAGCATTAACTTAGTTTTTCCTTTAAATTTTATTACAATTTTTTGTTATTTCGCCCTTTTGCATTTTCTTTAGCCACTGCTAAATCATTTTGCATGTTCTCTCTAGCTACTTTTATCTTCTCTTGTTCAATAGCCATTTTAGTATCAAACTGTTTGTTCTTAGAAGATATATCTGCCATTTTAGTTTGGTAGTCTTTAGCAGCTTTGTCTTGATCTAGGGATAGCTTATTCATTTCCATTATATCTGGAACTGAGTTTTCATTAACATCTTCTGTACCAACTTTACCAAATCCTGAAGCTTGTATAATAGCAATTTCTTTTCTAGAAAGTCTATCAAGTTCTTTTTGATAATTTTCATTAGCTTGTTGTTCTTGTGCCATTTGAGCAGCTTGTTGTAATGCAGCTTGTGCTTGTTCATTTTGTTGATCAAGTTGTTGTTGTTTTTGTTGCATTGCTTGCTCTTGTTGAGCTTGTTGTTGGTCTCTAAGATCTTTGAACACTTTCTTCATTTCTCTCATAGACTTAGTACCATACAATTCAATAACATCATATAAGCTTCCACCATTTTGCATTAAAGGTTGAGCTAGCTGTCTAAGTTCATTAAACATTTGAGTGTCTTCTGGTCTATTAGTTGTAAACACTTTTAAATCTCTAAACTTAAGATCATTACCATTCACTTGTATAAAAGCAGAAAGTCCTTCTGATGTTATATATGATAGCGTACTTTGTGGTTTATCACTTTCTATATATTGAGCAGCATCTATAATAGCTTGATACAATTGTCCCATTACATATTCATGTGCCACAAATAGAGGCTCTGTTTGGGAATAACTTTGTTGTACAGCAGTATTTACACCTGTAGCACTTTCTGATGCTGCTACAGAGCCCATACGTTGTTTTGACATACCTATTAACTCCCAACACTCAGCTTTAATTTGTTGTGCTAATGTATATCTTGATTGTATTTCTTGTGTTCTTGTAAGATCAAGAGATGTAAATTGATTAAATGAACTAGGAGATTTTAAATTCTCTGGAGAATCATCAATAAATACAACTCCTCTGTTACGTGCTTCCATTTCCCATATATCAAGAGCATCTTGTGCATCTCCATCTTTAGGAATAGGAATATGTCTTAATGACATAAGTTGTACTTTACCAACTTCTTTTTCAAGTAGTTTAAATAATTGATTCATACAAACATTATATATAACCTGGAAAGGTTTCATAATATCTATAAGACTTCTTGCTTCTGTATTTTTAACTTCATGAACTGTTCCTATAATAGGACAGTAGTTTAATAAGTTAAAAGGTTTAATGTGATATATATCTGGACCAATCTTTGTTCCTTGATACCATTGGTTAATCCAACCCCACTCTAATGATTGTTGTGTAGGCATTGTTCCAGACTTGTAATTTTCATCTACAAGTGTAGACTGCTCATTACCTAATTCATCTAAATATATCAGCTTACCAATTTTCTTTTTACTTATCCAGTAAGCTCTTACAACAACATATTTATACCCAAAGCTACTAACATTGTTTGTTAGTCCTAAAAAATCTTTAAGTCCATCATTGTTCTCTTTCATCTCAGACTCAATCATCATTCTTGTTTGTAACACTAATGGATCATATGTATCATAATTTACAGAGTCTATACCTTCTGGAGCATTAGGATTTCCAAGATTAGATTCACGTACATTAATCAGTCCATAGTCTTGCAATGAACTTCTTAAGTGGTCAATCTCTTCCTTAGTAATATCTGGAATAGATTCAATAATCTCAGATAATTCCATAACTTGTACAGTACCAGCAGCATAGGCTCCTTGAGCTCTACCAGTTGGATCTGATATGTATTTTCTATCAGGTGTAGACAAAAACCAAGTGTTCTTTGGATTAGCCACTTCAATATTAAAACCAAGTTTTGAATTATCTTCATATATATGATAGTATTCTCTCGCAGAAATTAACAAGTCTCTAAATGCATCTTCTGATTTTTCTTTAAGATTAAATTCAGCTTTTTGACATGTAAGAATATGGTTAGCCCATTTCTCTGCAATAGATGTATAAGAATCTAATTGTTCTTTTACTTGCTCCATTGTCATTTGTTGTAATTCTTCTTCTTCTGGCATCTCTTGTCCAGACAAAGTTATTTTTTCAATAATCTTTTGTTTGGCTTGAGCCATAATATAATTTTGAAGAGTTTCAGTTTTAAACTGTAATTCTTCTGCTTGACTATCATCATCAAATGCTTTAACTCTGTAAGTATCAGGACGTTTACTAATCTCACCAATAAGTTCATTAATAGGAGTGGTAACAATAGAATAGTGTTTTACATAAGCTGGAAGTGCAAGATCTGCTTCTAATATATCTGTAAAACTTTTTACATCAGGTTCTTGATAAAAATCTTCTTGATGTAATATACCTTTTACAAGGTCATAGTTCTTCACAAATGTGTCTCTATTTTTGACATATTCAGCATAAGCTTTGTTGGCAAAATAGTCCATTGTATTTTTTATCCAACTCTCATCTTTTTTTTCTTTTTCAGTCTTAAATTGATCAGGAAAAATGTTTAAGTATGCATACCTTATAGTTGCATCTTTTGTATATCTAATTATTGCCATTATGTAAACAATTTACGTTTGTTATTATTAAACATCCCTGATGATTCAGAGAATAATTTCTTTTTTGTTTTCTTAGAATACATAGATTCTAGTCTAACATCTTTCTTTCCTTCTATTCTTCCATATATAGGATCCATTTTCATAGCTAACGCTATTGCTAATTCTGCAGCAATAATCCTATCAAAGTTTCCTGATTCATTATATTGTATCATCTCCTCCAAAAGTACAGGGTCAAGTATTTTAGACATACCTTTTGTTTCAGATTTAACATCACCATTATCATCTAGTTCTCTATTAATAACTTCTTCTGTATACTTCTTTAAACTTCCATGTAAGAAGTCTCTAATTTTCTCAGAAGATCTATGTATTCCATAATCACGCCTAACAGTAGTATTTGGAACTATTTCTTTTAACCAATCTGGTTGTTTTTCTAAATAATGTGCATCTCCTTTAGCTATCATATAGTCTATAAAAGAAATTTCATCATTTTCACAGAGAGCTCTAGCATTATAATACTTTATCAAATATCTTGCCTGTTCTTCCCATGTTTCTTTTTTGTCTGGTCTAGCACAATAACTAGCTACAAACATATCTTGATAATCTTCTCCTGATATACTATGCATACGTTTGTATATATACACAGATCCTAAGGAGCTTGAATATGCAGATTTACCTTGTCTATAAGGGTCAATCCCTGCAACATATAATCCAAATGGAGGATCAGGCAATGGAAATTCATATATAACTACAGGAGCATCTTTTAAATCACTATTCTTTAATGGAAAATTTGATATAGGTAGTTTTTGTGAAACTTCATGTTTAACACCATTACCATCATCAAATAACACAACAGATGTTCCCACCTTTTCATTATATAGTAGTCTAGCTTTCTGACGTTTAGCTGCTTCTATATCAAATATATTAGTATCTTCATTTAAAAATATATCATCCACTTCTTGTGGGTAGTACATCTTCTCCTTAAGATAGGCCATTCTATCACCAGCTTTCTTAAGTTTTTCTAAATTAGAGTTAGTGATTTCTGTAGCTTTCTCTTCATTACTCACCATCATCTTCACTTGATGTAAAGAAGAACCTGCTGGTTTATCTAAAAATGCACCAAGAGAACTTTCCTCTTTGGCTTCCATTCTATATTTATGTGATATAAAAAGTCCATGAACTCTCTTATCATCTTTAGCATTGTTATATTCTAGGAAGTTAAAGTTTTCAACGTCAAACATTAAACTTTTTGCATCCATAAACATCTTCATATCTCCACCTGTACCTGTTAGAATTGGAGAACATCCCCAACCAAATGGTGTTGTAAACCCTGGTATAGCAGCTTGAAGTCCTCTAAGAAAGCTTCCTTTACCTATCTCATCAATAATAAGTCTTCTAGGTTTTGATCCTGCAATAGCTTCTTCATTATTACCACCATCTAAGTTTCTTATAAGAATCTGAGAAAAAGGTATTCTCTCTCCTGCTTTTGTTTTAATCCCTAATGTAACTTGTTTAGCCCAGTTGTCTTCAACTCTTTGCCATCTCCAAGCTTTAGGTAGGAAGTTTAATCCCTTATCAATCTTATCTGTAATCAGCTTAATATCAGGAGCATTCAGTCCTGCAATAATATTCTGTGAGTTTTCATCAAACGTAGCTCCTTGTCCTATATATGAAGCTTCAATAACACTTTTAGCAAAACGTCTAATACCTAGTATAACTAGGCCTTTCTTTTCTTTATGTGCTCTATCTATTTCGTTTGTAACAAGCCATTCATTATCTCTTAATAATGGGTTGGCATATTTCTGATTAATACGTCCATATTCATCTATAACATCCACCTCTGTATGCCATATGTTTAAATGCCAATATAGAAATGGATTAATATATTGTCCATCCATCATAGCACCATTCATACATAGTTCTTTATGAAAATTAAAGAATGCTTTGTATTCATCTGATGTTTCATCAGGAATCCTTGCTTGATTAATAAACCAATCTTTATATTCTATATTATGTAATTTCATTATGTTCTTCTTTTTAAGAAATCTTCAGCCATACTTCCAAGTTGTACATCTCCTCTTACAGGTACTGTTTTAGCTTCTTCTTTTTCACGTAGCTTATCAACTTGTTCAAGAAGAGCTAAATAGTTCTTCATTGTCTCTTGTACAAATTTACCTTGACTTTCAATAGAAGCTATAACCATTGGAAGCATTCCTCCCTTAGCTGTAGGTTTCCACTCTATCCTATCTTTTAACAAATGTAAAGGATTAGCATCAACATATTCTTTCCAAGAAGAAAGCTGTTGTTCTGCCCAATCTAACTCAGCTGATACATATGTATTCTTCTTTACTGCCATTATTCTAAATATTGGTTAAATGCTTCATCCAATTTTTGTTTGTAAGCTATTATATCTTGAATCTCCGCTTTGATTTTCTTTTTATAAGACTCTATTCTATTTTGACATTGATATATTTCTTCGTAATAACTTTGTTGCATTGCTCGAAATGTATAGAATTTATCATCTTCACCTTCTTTTAAAAAGTCTTGTATCACTTCACAAGTATTTTCTGGATTACAAGCTGGTACATCTTTAGGATTATGAAATTCTTCTTGAATAGTTACAAATTTACTACCATCTTTATTTACTAAATGTACATCAAAAGGAATATCTCCTTCTTCACAAAATAAAGGATCATGTACAGTTTTAAACTCATGTGTATTTTCCATTATTTAGCTAATTTAAAAAACTTTAACATTCTATATTTAAAACTAGTTTTATATTTATATTCCTTATGGTCTTTATAATTAACAATGCTATCTACTACAGCATTGTATCTAAGTTGTTCTTCAGAGTCTGCAGCAAGTCTATTTTTAAATGCTAATTCCTGCTTTCTAAATCTTTCTCTTCTTCTTTCCTCTTGTGAATGATAAACATCTTCACCATCAGAACAAAGAAATTCTTGCATACCATTTAAATGTGCTCTTCTAAATGTTCCAAATCTTTCACCATTACAAAAATAAGGAATTGTTATATCTTCTTTTGTAAAAGTCATTTGATTCCATGTATAAAATGAATTTGTTATTTCATTCCACCTTAAATCTTGGTTTTCCATTATGTAGTTTATTATATATTTCTATTCTTCACTATCTAAAATGTGATTTAAATCAAGGCCTTCCTTTATAATCTGTTCAAGATCTTGGCAATGAGGGACATCACTTTCTAGCGTGCTAAGATAGTCATTTAATTTAATAAATAAATCTTTATCTGAAATATTTTCTATGTTACAGTCTTCTAAGGCTGTAGCAAAATGTTTTCCTAAAGTGATGTTAGGAATAAACTTTTTTATTCTTTCTAGTACAATCAGGCTTCTATTATAATAACTTTTCATATCAATTGATTTAAATCTTCATCAGAAAGCTTTCTAGGGACATCTTCTTCTTCTATTTCTTCAGAAAAATATTCAGGCTTTATAAAAATCTGAATAATATCCTGTTCTTCTCCTGCACTACCTTTTATATCAAAATAATCATAACCTGCTTCATACAAAGAATCTAATAATTCTATCACCATCTCTATAGGAATCTTTCTCAATATTATTCTATTCTTTTCCATATTTATAATTATTCAGCTAACCATTTTTCTTTAGGGCATTCACAAGACAAACATTTTGTCTTCGCAGACAATGTACAACCACATTCTACACAATGTACATCTGGTCTTAATCCCTTATGCTTTGTAGAAATGTGTTCACAGTTTTGACATATAGACATTCTTTTTTTAGACACCTCTACAATGTGTGGATCTAACATACTTTCTGGTGTCAAGTTGTTTTTCCATCCTTCAGCAATCTCTCCTAATTTACTCATCAGATTTAATTTTTAATTTTAACACTTCTATATTTTGCAAAGTTGTATTAATTCTCATACTTAAATTTCTTTTCTCTGCATCAGAATCACTACTATTTAATTTTTCTGTATAATAAACTATTTGCTCATTATACTTTGTCATTTGTTTAATTGCTTTTTTCTGATTAAAAGAAAACTTTCCAAACCCAGAAATCTCAACAGAATTATGTTTTACTGTAGCTTTAAGAGCTGAATCAAATTGATGAGAAATAACCTTATCAATAATCTTCTCAGAAATTAATTTATCTGCTATTTTATTAATAGCTAATTGTTTTATAATTGTTTCTCTAACTGATAACATGTTTTAAACTTATAGCTAACATTAAATCCTTTTTAAAATCTAAAGCAATAGAGGGATTAACTCTAATCTTCTTTGGGTAGGAAGAATCTTTATCCTCTGTTTTAACAAACACACCAATCCTTTTAAGCTTACTAACAATATTATTAATTGTAGGACTTGTTGTATTATACCTTTTACAAAACTCTTCTCTATAATTCATATTAGATATATTACCTCTTATAGCTGTAAAAGCAATAAGCTGTATTTCTCTTTCTGTTAATTGAAGAGAGTTTATAATAGACAAGATTCCATAATACTTTTCAGCAAGTTGAAACTCATCCACTACATCCTTTTTTAGTTTTTGTACTAACATTATATAATTGGTTTTAAATAATTCTCACAAATATAGATATAAAATTATATCTCTCCCAAACTTTTAAAGGAATATTTTTTGCCATGTGTTTTTTCAAAATGCAAAAAAATTTTTTTCCCAAAATTTTGAAGGCCATCATATGTGTGAGAAGGTGGGTTACTCCATATCAAGACCCCCCATACAATTTGAGTAGTTGGGGTACTCCCCACACATTGCACATCACTTGTGCAAATCTTATGGTTGGAATGCTATTTTGTGAAATAAAACAAACTCCATCCCAAAACCCTTTTAACAACGTGAGTATTATCTCTATTATAAAAACAATTTAAAAATTAGAAATTATGTTACAATTTAAAGACGTTGCTCAACAAGAGAGCACATTAAAAACTATTGGTACAGTTGCAGAGTATGCAGGAATAGGTGGTTACCACGAACTATCAAGCAAGAAGAACTTCAAAGGAGTGCTTAATGAAAAGACAGGTAAACTTAATCGTGTTACTATTGCAATCTATAATGCAAAAGGACAACGTGTTTACGTTAATTGTTCTGACCCATTAAGTGCTGATTTACGTTCTTCTAAATCAGAAAATGAACTACAAAAAAAACTTGCTAATCTTGCTTTGTTACCAATTCTTGAATTACCACAAGTAGACAGAGATGAAACATCTCCTAACTTTGGTAAGCCAATTATGGTAGCAGACGAAGAAACAGGAGAAATGAAACCTCTTGTTATTTACACAATCTCTAACCAAGGTGGACAAGATATGTCAAAAACTCGTGTTAGTATTACAGAAGAAATGCTTAACAAGAAACTTGAAAGTGTTGCCATTAATTTGGAAGACCTTATTGCAATGTAATATTGTAATACAATAGCAGGCTCATTAATTTGAGCCTGTTATTATATATAGTGGTGGGAAAAGAACTTGTTCAGGGTGGGTAATTTAAAAAACAAAGAAAGCAAATGAAACAATTATTATTTATACTATTTATATGTATATCATTATTACTAATGAATGATGTAGTCTTTATGATATTAGGAATGTTATTACTATTATATATGTTTATTAAAACAAATAAATAAATACCTTAATATATATATATATACATAATAAGGAGTATGTATACCAAATTAGCATATATATACATATTGAGAGAATAATGTGAAAAAAGTTTGTATTTACATAGGGGTAAAAGTTCACTTATTATACTAAATTGTATGTTTTTGTAAGAGAATACATATAGAATGATGTAAAATAGATATACATAGACTAAAATATTATGTGTTTGTGTGGGTAAAATAAGAGCAGTGTAGACCATTCTGCAATCAAACAGGTCAAAAATAAACAACAAAAATCAAATTTTAATCAGATATATATAGCATTATGATAACAAAAGGAACACAAGTTAGGATTATAGATGGGTCTTATATGACTACACAACTTAGTAATGGATCTATTAGTCATTCTTCTCCTCTTATACCTGTTATAGGATGGAATAGAGATGAATGGACTGTATTATTGTTTAATATTCCTCTTCCTATGTATTTAGATGGAGAGTTGATAGAGAGAGCTAATAAATACTCTAATAATATTCTTATACAGAATAATAGTAATAAAGAAGTATGGTTTTGTTCTTTAATTAATATAACTGAGGTATAGTTATGAAAAAGATTAAAATAGATAGTGGTGTATTTAGTTTTCTCATTAATCATGGATGTTCTATTCATGATATGAGAAGACTATTGTCATTGTATGCACTTGAGGTGCATAGTATTAAAAGACCAAAGAGAGTTGATGCTGATTGGTATTTAATTATATCAGAGTTAGCTCAACAAGATTTTGCTTCTTTTAAAAGAATATATAACAAGAATAAAATCATTAGAAAACCAGTTATGTCTTATAATGATTGGTATGATGAATGTTCTATGGATGGTACATTTGCTTACAATGGTGTAGCAGATGATTTTTAAAACAAATTATTAACTGACTAAATAACAAAATTATGTGGTACAAATTAGATGAAAACAATAAACCTGTTAAGGCAATTGATGTTCATGACTATTTAAAATGGTCAGATGGTGGTATAATAAAAACTGTAGCTAAAGATCATATTGATACAGTTTTTGTATCTACTGTATTCCTAGGTCTTAACCATAGTTGGAATAGTGAAATACCAGTGTTATGGGAAACTATGATATTTGGAGGAGAACACGATCAATATCAAGAGAGATATACATCACACAAAGATGCTCTTGAAGGACATGAAAAAGCATTAAATTTAATAACAAAACTTTAGTCAGTCAATTACAGGTAGTGCTGGATTGACTGATTATATTAAATAAAATAACAATGAAAAAAATAATAATATTATTTATATTGTCATTTACTTTATCAAGTTGTACAATAGAAGACACACAAGATTGTTTAAAAATTACAAAAGTTGAATCTAAAGAATCAGGTCATTATTTAACATTAGAAAATAATACAATTATATATATTAATTCATTAATTTATAAAGTTGGTGATTTTTATTGTTATTAATAAAAAATTTTAAATAACAAACAAATAAAATTATATGAAAAAAATAGATTATTCCTTAATTTGGGTATGGATTAGTGGATTATTTTTTGGTATGGCTGTTGGTGGTTATATTACTAATGAATATATCTTGAGCAACACTAATGAAAACCTTAAATCAAATATTAAATTTGAATGGGAAGGACTTGATAAAGATATACCTGCAGATGGTATTAGGAAATTACAATTAACTACAAATGGAGATACAGTGTATTTAAATTCTGTAGATGAATAAAAATAGTAATAAATTAAAACTTGAAACACATGGCAAAAGTAAAAGAAACAATTACATTACAAAGAATGGAGGATATGGTTGGTATTATGTTTAATAAACCAATGTCAAAAGCTAATGTTGATGAATTATATTCAGCTATTATACAATTAAAAGATGAAGATGATTATTTAGCTAATGAGCAACATAAAATAAAGAGTATTAATTGGGAAGATTTAATCCCATAATAATATAGCATTATATGAAAAAACTAACAGTTTTAGTAGAAATATCTATTGCTGATAATATATCAGAAGTATATCCTAATTATTCACTTAATTATGATGATGAAGAACAATTTATTGATTCTCTCCTATATGGTATGGAAACAGAAAGTGAAAGAGATGGTTTACCTTTTGATCATCTTAAAGAATATGGGTATTCTATTAAATGGTTATCAAGAGATGAAGCAAAACTAATAGACTTATGATAACATTATTTGTAATTCCTAACTTTAAAGGAACAAGAAAAGAATTAAGTATTGCTCTGTGTATATGTCTATTATTAGATATGTGTTATATTGTTCCAATACTTTTATAGCTCAAAGCTTGCTCAAAGCTAGTTTAAAATTTTTTAATTTGCAAGTATTAACAAAAACTGCTTACAGATTATAACTATATAAACAAAAATGGTTACAATCTGTAAGCTAAAATAACATTATGGAAGAATATACAAAAGCATTAGAAGAACAAAATCAAATATTAAAAGATTTGAATGATGTTAATAATAGACTTATTAGTAGTTACCAAGAAAGAATATTATTACAAGAACAAATTATATTATTGTACAAACAAAAAATAGAAAAATATGAGAATTGTTAATGGAAGATGGGTTGATAATAATTTCAATCCAATAGATGAACGTAATTGGTCAGAATTAATAGAATTAGGTAATAAAGTTAAAACTATATATGGTGATAATATCACTCATGATAGAATAAGACTTGTTAGTCAACTTAATGATTTAAACAATCAAGATGAAAAAGTGTTATCAAAATTAATTGAAGAAGGACATTTAAATAAATTAATAGGAGTATGATAATAACTAGAACCTCTGTATTTGGTGTAACAAGAAGTAAAGATTTAAATGTTACACCAGAGCAGATTTCACGTTGGGAACAAGGTGAATTAGCTCAAGATGTATTTACTAAGCTTAATGCTAGTGAAAGAGAATTTATAATCAGTGGTAACACTGATGAAGATTGGGATATGATGTTTGCTGATGAAGCAGAAGATGTTTAATTTAAAAATTTAAAAATTATGTTATATTGTATAGTTTGTTATTTAATAGTATTTGGAATATTATTAAATGAGTATGACCATTTAGAAGATTGGTCATGGAATGATATTATTTGTTTTATATTAGCACCTATTGTTGCTCCTGTGATATTTGGATTTTCTCTTAACAAGAAAAAAGATGAAGAAAGGTAGACCAAGAATTCCAGCAAAAGTGGTAGTAGGACAAGTAGTTGCTTCTACTAATCCATTACAATATGCTTGTTGTAAAGCATTGGTTGTGTTACAGAGTTATAACTCTTTGACATATAAAAGAATTTCTAGATATGTAAAACAAGAGTTATGAAAGAGTTTCCAATTCAAGGTTGTTTTAAATTTGATGGAAAAAACCAAAATGATTTAATAACATATTTAAAAGAAAATAGAACATCTAATGAAATTATAAGTACATATGCTATTTTTGTTGGTTGGAACAGTAAATTTTATTGGTTTTGTCAAAGTTCTTCAAAAACTGAATATAAGTGGGAAGAATTATCTAAATTTGTAACAAAAACAGTTAGTATGGAAAATATAGATAGAAATTTATTAATAGAGTGTAGCTCTGAGACTGATTCTAAAAAAGTATTTGATTATTTAGAATCAAAAGAAGAAAATATTAATCCTAATTATTATAAGTATGCTACTAAAACTGCCAATACTGAATGGTATTTTGTTGGGTTTAATAGAACAAGAAAAGAATGGACAGTAGCTAGAAAAAATCATCACAGTTTTTATTATACAAGTGTAGTTTTATCTAAAGATTTTCTTGGTAAAACAACATCTGAAAGTTACAATGGAAGAACTATTAAAGCTTTATTTGATAATCCTGATAATACAGGTCTGAAAAAAGGTGAAACAGTTAAAATTTTATTAGAAAGATTAAAAACTTATGTTTTAAATACAACTCCTAAAGGTAATAATGGTATGATTATACAAAATCCACTAGATTTATCAAAGTGGGAACTAGTTTCTGATAAAGTTTCTGTAGATACATCTATTAGTATTCCTGAATATGTAGAATGTATTGAAGTACCTTATGGTTGGAATATTACTAAAAAAGGAAGAATATATAAAATTGATTCTTTTGATGTTAATAATGGTTATTTTAGGCTACAATTTGATAAAAGAGATGGTAAAGGTGGTCAACAAGTAAGAAAAGAAAAAGATTGTTTCAAACCTTCTTCTAAAGAAGCATATGATGCTCAGTTTGTAGCCACTTTATCTATATTACCAAAGAAATGGTGTTTAAAAATTACATCAAGTAATCAAGAAGTATTAAATAAATGGAGAAAAAGACAACCTAACTTTTTTGAACAAAGTATTGCTTTTACAGGTTGGTTACTTTCTGATGCACATGATGGAACATATACACATTGGAATAATAGTGTTCCAGTTGGGTATACAGAAATAACTCTTCAACAATTTTATGATAATGTACATCCTATAGATGTATATGATATTATTAAAAAAGAATCCTCTGTATATGTACATGATTCATATGAAACAGTAAAAACAAAACCACTAATAGAAAATGTGCATTCTGTTAGTGTTAAATTAAGCACAAAAACAATTAATAACAAATTTAAATTTTAAAAATCATGACAACTAAAAAAATTGTAAAATCATTTGTAACAGAAATTGTTTGTTTACTTAAAGGAGATGATGCAGAAGCAACAGCACAAAAAATCTTAAGACAAGCTGATTCAGCTTTCAAAACACAAATTGCATCATTAACAGGAGATACTATATCTTTAGAAGATGCTGTAGAAGAAGCAAAAGAGTCATTAAGACTTGCTAGATTAAACAATGGTAATTTAATCACTGATAGAAATTATTATATTTCTAATTTATTATTAGCTCAAAACAAATTAGTTGATGCTGAAGAAGCTCTTGAATTACACAATGCTAAGCTAGATTTCTTAAGAAAACAAGCTGCTTTGTTAGAAGAATAATAAATCCTGGTGTACCCAAGGTTAAATGGGTGCTATTGGTGACTGAAGAAAAGTCAACACTTGTGAGTTGTAATGAAAAACTCTCAAACAATAGCTAAGCTGTGTAAAGCGTCAGAACTGATAATCTGATAGAAGTTAGCCCTAAACATTGATGGTTTGTAAATAAAAATGATGATTAAACTTCTCTACAGTTAACGTAGCATCTATGAAGTTGTTATTTACATAAAGATACTAATCCTGAATTGCCAGAGAGATGTGAAATAGGAAACCATAAGAACCCTATAGAGTAGCAAGGAGTAATCCTAGAACGTGAGTTCCCTTGAGAAAGGAAAGTGCTAGTTATGGTGGATAATGAATGGCTCCACACTCACGTAATGAGTTCTCAGCAAGTAGTTCTATTGGGATGTAATGAAACATTTACTTCTTATTACAATAAACTACGTGACCTTACTCTTATATTTAGGTACCATAATAGGCAGTTTATATAAGAAAGAAGGTGCTAAAATAGTAATCATTGGTTTGATTAACTTATACACAACTAACTGATAAGTGCTCATACATATGAGGCTTGCATTCTTTGAATGTAAAATTTTACCATTTCCCTACACATGTCTCAAGTGTGTAGGGATTTTTTAACACTTAATCACAAATTAAACATAGAACACATGAAAAAAATTAAAATGCAACCCACAGCTTTTTATCAGTTTAAACAAAAAGCAAATGAATTTAAAATTTGGTTTGATTGTAAAATAACAAAAGGAGTATACGAGGTGACAGCTGATAAGTTATCTTTAGAACAATTAGGTTATTAATTCTTGAATTAGCCCTAGAAATAGGGCTTTTTCTTTTTAAAAAGTTTAAATTATGGAAAATCAAGGATTAAGTTTAGCTATTATAATATGTTTTTTAATAGTACCAATTATTAACAAAATATTATTAAATACATTTAAAAATAAATTATGAGTTTATTACAAGAAACTAAAAGAGTGCTATTAAAAAAAGAAACAGGTATTGTATCTTTTATTAGTGAAGAAGGAAATTCTACACATGTATTATATATTAACAAACCTAAAACATTAAAACAAAAAGATTTTAATGAAATAATGGAATCATTAGAAATTAAATTTAAAAAACCATGAAAAAAGTATTATTATTATTATCATTAGTTGCAATGTCTTGCAATAATGAAGAAGAGCAAACTCCTGCATTGAATTGTGATTGTGATAAGGTTGTAGCTAAGACAACTTACAATGTACTTGGCACACCACAGAATCCAGCTATCACTTATCACACTGTGTACACTACCATTAATGAATGTACTAATATTCAAAAACAAAAAACATTTAGCACAACAGATGCAAGTTTAATTCCTGAGATAGGACAATGTAGATAGATATGAAAAACATACACGTATTGCCAACAGATAAAAATCCAATTAAAGGAGATTTACTGTTAAGACATCTTTGGAGAGGAACTTCAAATGAATGTATATCTTGGTGGAGATATAATGAAACAATTACTATTGATGATGTTATTCAATACACTACCTTAAATGGTAGTTTTAGAGATATTACTTCTTCATTTAAAACTCATAACATATACATCACCAACAATGAAGAAATTAAAGAAGGAGATAGTGTTATACTTAAAAGTGGTAGATTAACTAAAGCAGAAATCAGTCAAGGTGTTTTAGGTTTTAAAACCATTGATGGTGTTGCGTTTCTATATTTTCAAGAAGGAGATAAAAAGGTAATTCTTACAACAGACCAAGATTTAATCAAACAAGGTATACAATCCATACCAGATGATTTCCTTGAATGGTTTGTGAAGAATCCAAGTTGTAAGAGTGTTGAGGTAAAGTTTAATAATAGAGGTATTACAGGAGCTGAAAAAATACTTAAAACATTTGGAGAATACAAAATCATCATTCCAAGAACAACTCAACAAATTATTAATGAGGATTATGCTGGTGGTTTAGAAATGGGGCAAATCATTCCAAAAGAAGAACCTAAACAAGATTGTTTTTTATTACCTGATTGTACTTGTAAAGAACCTGATTTTGATGTAATGAAAGGTCTATGTAAAATTTGTGGAAATTCTATAATTCATTTAGGAAAAAGAATAAAAGTTAATAAACAAGAAACGCTTGAGGAAGTGGCTGAAAGATTATTTCCTATTAATACTGGAGATGAATCTTTAGATTATCAAAATAAAGTAAGGAAACCTAATTGGATAGCTGGCGCAAAATGGCAACAAGAACAAAATGAACTAGGTAACTTACCTAAAAGATTTGAGCATGAAAATGATACGCAATATAAACTTAGATGTTATACTTGGCTGAATAATAAATTTTAATTTAAAAAGAAATAACATGAATAAAGAAACACTTGAAGAATTTGCTGAAAAAGTATCAAGAGCATTTGACAATGATAATTATAAAGCATTAATGGATTTAGTTATTGATGGTGCTAAATGGCAAGCTGAAAGAATGTATAGTGAGGAAGATATGCAAGAGTATGCAGAATTTTGTATTAGGTGTAATCAAAACAGATTACCTTGTATAACTGCAAAAGATTGGTTTAAACAATTTAAAAACAAATAAGATATGAAACAAACAGTAGTAGAATGGTTATTTCAAGAATTAGATAATTATTATCAAATGAAAGGTAATGTCATTAAAAAAGAAATTTTAAAACAAGCCAAAGAAATGGAAAAGCAAAATATAAAATCAGCAAGACATAATGGACGGCAAGATTTTAGAGATAATGGTGCTATGTATAAAGAAGATGAACAATACTACAACGAAACATTTAAACAATAAAATTATGAAAAAATTATTAATTTGTAGCTTATTGCTATTAAGTGCATCAATGTTTGCACAAGAAACATTTGTTAAGAAATACAATTCTATTATATCAAAGAAAAATGATGTAGTGCAACCATGGGAAGAAACTGATGTTACAGTTGTATTTAATCCCAAAGGAGTGAGAGATATTGTGTTTTACTATTCTAGTGGTAAAACATTAATATTACATCAAATTAGTGGTGCTAAAGAAGGTAAAACTACAGATGGTGCTGGTTATCAGATAGTAGAATGTCTTGATGAAGATGGAGATAAAGTGGCTGTACAGTTATTTGATGATGATACATGTCTTAGAATACTAATAGCCAAAGGATATATGGTTGAATTTCATAATGATTGATATATGAGTACATATTTATTTAGTGATCCACATTTTCATCATGAGAATATGGCTATCAGAAGAGGATTTAGCTCTGCAGAAGAAATGAATGAGCTTATTGTAAAGAACTGGAATAACACTATATCTAAAAAAGATGTAGTGTTTTTACTTGGAGATATAACAATGGAAAAGAAACAATATGAAATCTTAGGTAGATTACAAGGTCTAATAAATGTTGTTCTTGGTAATCATGACCAAAGGCAACATGTAAAAGAAATGTTAAATTATGTACATAGTGTAGCAGGAATGATAGATTATAAAAAAAAAGCTATTCTTACACATTGTCCTATACATCCTTCACAACTTGAGTTTAGATATTCATATAATATTCATGGACATGTTCATCAAAACAGTTTAGATGATGCTAGATATATTAATGTATGTGCAGAGATGATTAATTATACACCTGTTAGATTTGATGATTTATGTTTGATATAGGAGACAAAGTGGTTTGCATTGATAGCTCAATGCAGCCACATACTGTAGCAGAATTATTAAAAGATTGTCCTAATTGGGTAGTTAAAGATAAACAATACACTATAAGAGATATTGTTGATTCTGATTTTGTTGTAGGAGTTAGACTTGAAGAGATAATTAATCCACCAAGATGGTTTAAATTAGTAAATAAATTTATGGAACCTACATTTAGAATAGATAGATTTAGAAAAATAGAAGAAGTAACAAATAAAATTAGTGTAGAACAAGAAGAATTAATAACATTATGACACCAAAAGAAAAAGCAGAAGAGTTAGTAAATCAGTATCGTATTATTTTAATGAACGAAGCCACTGAATGCGGTAACGAAATACTTTGCACATCAATAGCAAAACAATGTGGATTAATAGCAGTTGATGAAATTATTGAAGAACTTTTAGAATGTGGTGAAGTTTGGATGAAATCAAGAATAATTTATTGGCAAGAAATTAAACAAAAAATAGAAAAGTTATGACACCAAAAAGAGAAGCACAAATATGTCACACAGTCACTGTATTAATGGCTTTATTAGCTGATTATACACATGAAATAGATGAACTAAAACCTTTATCTAAAAGATTTAAAGATAAAGTGGAAGATTTACTTCCAGTTTGTGAAGAATTAATAACAAAAGTGTATGGTTTTCCTGAAATAAGTTCTAGCACATATTTAACAGATTTGAGTAATAAGATAGATAGTATTATTAGACATAACTATGAAAGAATTATATAATATGAAAAATATACCAACAGCAGAAGAATTTTTAAAAAGAGAAAATTTACCTACTGATATATTATCAGGAGATGATATTAATTATGCTATGATTGAATTTGCACAAATGCACGTAAAAGAGGCTTTAGATAAAGTTATTAAAGAAGCAAAAATAACAACTATGAGGCAAATGATTAATGGCACTGATTACAGCGAGCGTTACATTAACCCTCAATCTGTTTATGATGCTTATCCATTAACTAATATAAAATGACATGTACAATTATGAAGCAGAATTAGTTCTTAGGAGTTATATGCCTAAAGAACTAGAGAAAGGAATGTTGTTTGTCAGAGTTACTGAACATGAAACAATATTATGGGAACTAGAAACTATTCCTTTTGATAAGGAAAAGTTTTTAGTTGAACATGGTGCACCTATGGAAGTGTGTATTATTGACGAAAATGGAGATATTCTTGCTGAACCACATGAAATAGGTTGGTGGGATGAAGGAGTTCATGTTGATGAATTAAGACCTATATCCCTTAAAGATATAAATGTTATAATTAATGAGTATGATGGATGGCTTGATATTGAGATACATGAATCATTTTATGATGAGGAAATCTCAACAATTATTCCTAACTTTGTAGAACAGAAGGTGGTACTTAAATTTTTAACAGAAGAAGAAGACGATGAACTATATAGTATGCAAGAATAAAGAACAGTTTGAAAGCATTGGTGATTACAATTATTGTAGTTTAGAAGATATGATTCTTCCAGATGTAATTGCTTGTGATAGTGAAACAACAGGTTAAAACTAACTAATGTTTAAAAATGTTTGTGTATCTAATGTAAATTTTATATATTTGTGCTATGAAAATAGCAATACCAAATTTAGAAACATTTAAACTTTCAGGAGTTTATATGATAAAAAACTTATTAAATAATAAAGTTTACATTGGGTCAACAAAAATGACTTTTAAAAGAAGATATACTGAACATGTAAGAAAACTTAAGACAGGTAACCATCATAATAGTTATTTAAATAATTCTGTTTTAAAACATGGTATAGAAAATTTTGAATTTTCTGTAATAGAAATATTAGAAAATAATAATATACCTTTTATAAGAGAAAAAGAATCTTTTTATATAAACTTTTTTAATAGTATTAAAAATGGATACAATATAAGTGATGTTACTACTCAACCTCCTTGTAATAGTGATGTAAAGAAAAAAATAAGTGATACATTAAAGGAAAGATATAAAAATAATGAAAATTACAGGCAACATTTATCTAATATTAAAAAAGGTAAACCTTCTTGGAATAAAGGTTTAGTATGTAATAACATTTCTGATGCTAGAAAAAATATGTTTGATGACATAGAAGTGTATGATATTAATATGAACTTTTTTAGAAGATTTGATAATACTTTGGAAATAGATAGATTTTCTAGAACAAAAGAAAATGATTTACCAATTCCTGATTATATTGAGTTTTACAATATTAATGCTAAAAAATTTAATAAAAAGTATTTAAAAAATAAAATAGTATCTTATCAAAATATATTTAGAGCAATTAAAAATAACAAATCTTATAAAGGATTATTCTTTAAAAAAGTAAAAAGAAACAAATAATGGCAAATTTTATTATAACTAAAAATAAAAAATATTTTGAAAAAATTGGTAAGTATAATTACTGTGATTTAACTGATTTAATTTTACCTGATATTATAGGAATAGACACAGAAACTAGTGGACTTCAACCAAGACATTGTGATATATTTTGTGTACAAATTGGAACAGGAAAAAACAATTATATTATAGACTTATATACTAGTGGAGAAAATAGTTATAAGTTTAGTGATTTGGTTCCTTATATAGAGAGCAAGACATTAATATTTCATAATGCATTATTTGATGTAGGGTTTTGTTATAAGTATGGATTCTATCCTAAAGATGTTAGAGATACAATGCTTGCTAGTAAGATTATATATAATGGACAAGTTGATAAAGACTTTATGCCTTATAGACATGATTTTGGTAAAGTGATGGAAAGAGAACTTGATGTTATATATGACAAAACAGACCAAAAGAATATTCATATAGTTAAATTAAGCCAACAGAGTACAATTGAGTATTCATTTAATGATGTTGATAGACTTATTGAGTTACATGATGCATTAATGCTTAAAATCAATAAAAGAGGCTTTACAGAGACATATAATCTTCATTGTAGATATATTAGAGCTTTAGCATATATTGAGCAATGTGGGCTTCCTATTAGCTCTAAATCATGGAAAGATAAAATGGTTGAAGACATAGAAAATACATTCAAATGGAAAACTATAATTGAAGAGTATATATATGATAATCTTCCACAATTTGCAGATGGACAAATAGATATGTTTGACACAAAGAAAAGAATACATGTATCTATTAATTCACCATCACAAATGCTTAAAGTCTTTAATGCTTTTGGTATCCCTACAAAGGATAAAGATGGTAAAGATAGTATTGGAGAAAACATTATAAAGAAATCTAAACATGATTTTGTTGATATGTGGCTTAGTTTTCAAGAAGCTAATCATAGAGTTACAACCTTTGGAGAAAGTATATACAAGCAAATAGAGAATGAACGTATATACACTAACTTTAATCCTATGGTTGATACAGCTAGACTATCTACTAGAAAAGGAAATATAAACTTTTTAAATTTTCCTTCTGATAGTATTACAAGAAAGTGTTTTAAAGCTAATAAAGGTAATGTAATTATTGTTTGTGATTATAGTGGTCAAGAAACTGTTGTAGCTGCAGATTTATCTGGAGATGCTGCAATGACATCTTCTGTAGTTAATGGAGATGATTTGCATTGTGCTTTTGCTAGAGTTTTATATCCAGAATTAGAAGAACTTGATGATGAAACAATCATTAAAGAACATAAATCTAAAAGACAAGCAGCAAAGAGTCCAAGGTTTGCATTTCAATATGGTGGTTCTGCATATACTATTCATCAAAATGAAGGAATACCATTAGTACAAGCATATAGAATTGAAGATGCTTTTAAAGAACTTCATGAAGGATTGTATACATGGGGAGCAGAAGAATTCAATAAAGCTGTTAAGCAAGGATATATAGAATCTGCAGATGGTTGGAAACTAGCTCTACCAAAGTTTGATAAGTTTAATGAATACAAAGGTAAAGTTGAGGCTATAACTAAAGAACAATGGCAGTTATATAAACAAGGTAAATTAGATTATAAAAAGAAGTTTGATGAGAAAGAAAAAGGAAATGAATATACATATATATTTCCTAAAGCTGTGACATATTATAAGTCAAAGAAAACAGAAGTGAGTCAATTTTTTAAACTTAAATCTGAATACCAACGTTTATGCCTTAACAACCCTGTTCAAGCCAGAAGTGCCATGATGATTAAGAGAAGTGCTTTAATACTTTTTGATTGGATAGTTGATAATAATTATATTAATATAATTAAAATATGTAATTCTGTACATGATGAATTAGTAATAGAATGTCCTGTAGATTTAGCAGAATTAGCTAGAACTAAAGTTGAAGAAGCTATGATTGAAGGTGGAAACCATTATTTACAAACATTAAAAATCAAGGCAGACGCACATTATGGAAATTCTTGGTATGATGCAAAGTGATAATGTTAATTTCTTGTTAAATATTTTTATTTAATGAGTTCTTTAAGTAAATTTGAGCTCATTAAATAAAGTAATTATGAAGATTTGTAAACATTGCAATATTGAAAAACCTTTAATTGAATTTGTAAATTCAAAATTAACATTAGATGGTACTATAAGTACTTGTAGAAAGTGTGCATCATTAATCAAACAAACTAAAAGATATGAAATAACATTAACTGAAAAAACTTGTTTTTGTTGTAAAAAAACAAAACCTGCAAAAGAGTTTTCAAAAAATGCAGGATTACAAGGTGGATTACACACTTGGTGTAAAACATGTTGTTCAGAAAAACACAAAGTTTCTGAATATGCTAAAAAATCTGGAGCTGTAAGAAAAGAAAAAATACATAATGATCCTATTTTTAAAGAAAAAATTAATAAACAAAAAAGAGAAAGTAGATTAAGAAATATTTCTGCAGTTTTGTTAAAAGGTTGTAAAGATAGAGCTTTAAAAAAAGGAATAGAATTTAATATTACTCTAGAAGATATTGTTATACCAAAAATATGTCCTATTCTGTTACAGCCTATAATACAAGGAACTAAAGATAATTATAAATTTTCGCCTTCTGTAGACAGAATTGATAACACTAAAGGATATATAAAAGGTAATATACAAATTATTTCAATGAAAGCTAATACAATTAAAAATTCTGCTACAGTTGAAGAGTTATTGTTGTTTGCAGAATGGATTAATAAAACATTTAAAAAATTATGATAAAATTTATTAAAAAAATAATTAAAAAGCATAAACTTCTTAAAAAATATAAAAAAGAAGATTTTGATTATGAAAAATTATTATTTATACTTCAACATGTAGACCATAAAGAAGTTGAATGTGAAGTTGAACATGAATTTCATTGTGAATTAAGATGTTATAATAGATTAAAGAAATTATAATTATGGAAAAACTTACAAGAGAAAACTTAGTTCAGCATCTTGTAGACTATGAACTTAATATGGTTGGTAAAACTAGATTAGATGCTATAGATGATGACAGATGGTATTTTAATTTCACTATGACTAGAGAACAGCATAATGAATTTAAAAAATATGCCATTAAATTGATTAGAAAGATTTATAAATGTAACAGACTAAGAGGAGAGAAATGGTTTGACCAGTTTGATATGGCTTATGGTCTTAGAATAAAAGGATTATGAAACAATCTAATCAAATATTATGGGACTTATTTCAAAGCTATAATTGCTCTCAGACAGATTTTTGTATAATGTTAGGATATAAAGCTCATACGCCAAATATGACTCAATGGTTAAGTGGTAGATTAGATTTATCATTAGACCAATTAGAAAAGTTTTGTAATAAACTAAATAAAGAATTAATTATTCAAATTAAATAAATATAAAAATATGACAGAAGAAGAAGAATCAATTGAATATAAAAAAGTAATGAAAAAAGCTAATACAGTTTATGTATGTATATTAATTGTATTATTTGTTTTAGCAATTATAACTGATAATTAGTTATGGATATAGATTGGGAGAAAGAATATGACCATGATTATATATATGCTCTTGAAAGAGAAATGGATTTACAAGCATCATGGGAAAAATGGGAAAAAGAACAGAACAGAAAACCAGCAAAAATAATATTTAATGAAAATTACATTAGAAAATCATCATTTTATAGAACTACAAAAAAGATCTTACAGTTTAGATCACATCTTCTTACTAAAACTAGTTAATGAAGGATTTGATATAAGTGAATTAGGAGAAGAAAGTATGAAAATTGCTGGATTACAACAAGGACTGCTAAGAAAAGGCCTCATTACAGATGATAGTAAAATTACTACCCATGGTGTTGAGCTTTTATTATTCCTTGAAAGTAAAGGACAAAAGAAGATTATCAAAAAGAAAACAGTTACAGAGTTTGAACAGTGGTATAAGACATTTCCTGGTACAGATACTTTTACATACAAAGGTAAAACATTTACAGGAAGTAGAACATTAAGACAAAATCCTGATGATTGTAGAGTTAAGTTTGATAAAATACTTCTTGAAGGAGAATACACATCTAAACAATTAATTGATGCTTTAAATCTTGATGTTTTACAAAAGAAAGAGGCTTCATTTAAAGAAAACACTAACAAACTAAAATATATGCAAAACTCTTCAACATATCTGAATCAGAGAAGTTATGAACCTTTTATAGAATTATTAAAAGAAGGAATTAATACAAAAGAAACAGATAGTATAGGAGCAACAGATATTTAATATTATGGAAAAAACTTATAAAAATAGATATGGTGATATATTCACATATACAGAAGATGAAAATCAAGACATCTTATGGCAAGGTAATTTTGAATATTGTAGAATAGGTATGCCAAATGATTATACAAAAGCATATGATAAATATTGCAAAGATCATATAGAAAACTTTTACAATGGAGAAAGAATGTCTTTAGAATTATTTAAGAAAGCTGTACATGAATGGGATGATGAAACTCATACATATCATTATCCTGAATATGTAAAGATGGTTGATTCATTAAAAAATGAGATTGATATGGTTGACCCTTCAGGTGGTCCTTATATGTCTAGAGGTATGTCATTAGATAGTTTTGGTTTTAAAGACTATATAGTTAAAGACTTTAAGCCTATTGATACAGGATATAAGATTATTACAGAGAAGTGTGCTTATTGTAATTTAGCAGGAGGTAAACATAAAATGGGATGTGAAACAAGAAAAATACAAATACATTTATGACACTAAGAGATAGGTTTGCAAAAGCCACAAATAAAGGAAGCTATTATGTTATTCCAATTTTTGAGGATGCTGAAATCATAGAGCAAATAGCAGATGAATTTGCTATTGAGTTTGCAAAGTGGATTCAATTTCATTCAGAACTTTGGATTAATCATTCAACTAAAGAACTATTAGAAATATATAAAAAAGAAAAAGGATTATGAAAGATGGAGAAGTAATAGTTGATGGAATTTATAAACTACCTAAAGTTACAAGACTTGAAGTGATAGATCATACAGGAAGAGCATATGTAATATATAATTCTGATGTAGAATTATCATATCAAGATGATGGTAGAACATTAAAAATATTTGTAGAACCTAAAAAATAATAAATGGAAAGAGAAATTGGCAATATAGGAAACTATTATGGAGGATTGCATATTAAAAAAGTAAATGATAAATTTTATTGGAGTATTGAAAATTATGATGGGCATGATTGGGAAGAAATTCCAGAATCATTATATAATGAATTAATAAAATTTGAAAATAAGAATAATTAAAACTAGAAAAACAATGAGAGAACTATTAAATGTGTTAGAAAAGATTTATGAAGATGAAGAATTAAGGCAAACCTGTATTCCTTTATTTCTATCAAATCCTGGTATAGGAAAGACAGAAGTGATAAAGCAGTTTGCTAAAGAAAAAGGTGTTAAGTGTTTAGATATTATTGCAAGTCAATTAATGCCTCACGAGGTTAGTGGTATGTTACTTCCTGTTCATGAACAAAAAGAAGTGGAGTATTTTGATACCAAAATGTTTACATCTCTAAAAGATGGTGATATACTATTCTTTGATGAGTTATTAAATGCTAATACAATGGTGTTAAATGCATGTTTAACTATATTAGAGAACAGAGAATTGATTAGTGGTAAAAAGCTTCCAAAGATTATGATTGTAGCAGCAGCTAATCCACAAGGAGCTACAATTATTACACCACAGATTAAAGAAAGATTTATATGGTATAATATTGCATTTGATAAATCAGCTTGGAAAGAATATATGGCTAAGTTTATGGTGACAGATGAAATCTTTGAGCAATTGTGTGTATTAATACAAAATGAATCATTTAATAGTTCTGAAAAGAATTATAATACACCAAGAAGTCTTGTAAAAGCTATTAAAATGATGATTGCAGGTATTAAAACTCCTTACGAGAATAAACTAAATCCTATATTAAATAACTTAATAGAGAATACAGGAGATAGTGATTTAATAATAAATGATTACGTATTTAAACAGAATGAGAAAATTAGTTGGTTAAAACTTCAAAAAATTATGAAACATGGAATTATTACAGAGTAAAAAATTTAGTCTACCTATTGTCTATCTTATAGAAGATGATAAAGAATTGGCAACAATTCCTATGGGTGTTCCTTTTATTAAAGGAAACAAAAAAGATTATAACAATTATGTAAAACTATTAGAGTTTGAAATATTGTTAAAATCTGCTATAGCAACAGGTCTTCCTTTTGATTGGCAAGCAATATTACAAAAGAATGGGTATAAAGATTTGTTTAAGTCTAAAGCATATTCAGAGCAATGTATATATATTAATGATGATTCTAAAATAACAGTGGACACTACAATTAATGGTGTAACTCCTTCTGTTGATGTAGAAGAATTTATTGCTGATATATCATATCAAGTAGATTTAGATTGCTTAAAGAATTTGAAAGTTATTCCTACATGGTTTAGCTCTAAAATAGAAGATGCTATTAAATCTAATATATTGAGTTCTATAACATGGAATCCTTCATTGTATAATAAAAAACTAGATAATACATCTGGTAATATTACATTGAGCACACCAGATAGAAATCTTATTATTATAGATATATCAGCATCTATTCCTAAATCTATTGCAAAAGCTTGTCTATTATTGAGTAAAACAATGGTTACACAGTTCTTTGCTGATTTGATTATTACAGGAGCTAGATCAGGGCTATTTGATTATACAGAAGTTGATAGCTTAGATATAGATCAAGTGTATCAAGATTATGGTCAAAATAATGAATGTAAAGACTTTAGAGCTATTGTTTCTCAACATAGAAACTATGACAATGTTATTGTATTTGGTGATTATCATACACCTTTAGATAGTTGGGGATCAGAAAGAGCTATTAGTAAGAAACAAGCATATGATGTTTGTAACTTTAAAGTGAATAAAATATATTCTTTTCATACAACAAGCAGTAGTACATTAGCAGGTTATGCTGATATGTTTGATTGTAGTAATGTAGAACATGTTAGCAATTGGGTAAAAGACTTAAATTAAACCTGGAGAGGACACTCAAAATAATTAATAATTAATAATTTAAAACACAAAAAAAAAATGAAATTTTTAAAAAACAATGAATTAGCGTTAGTGAATGGTGGTTATTTAGTAGCAACAGAAGGACAAGTTCCTGTAAATCACGAAGAATTTGTAACTCTTCAAAAAGAAGCTCATTATCTTGTAAATTTAGCTAATACAGTTAGAGCTACAGATTTTAAAGTGAAAGAAGTTATTACATTTGAAAGTGTAGTAAAACAAGTTACAGAAAAATTGAATGATGAGAAAAGAACTTATGTAACTGCTCCAGAAGAAGTAAAAACTCCTACATTAGATAAATTACAAAAAGAAGCTTTGGCTTGGTTAGGTAATAAAGAAGATGAAGGAAAAGCAGAAAAATTGAACAGAATCATGCAAAAATTCAATATCATTGCAGAATTTGAAGAGTTTGGATTGTATTTCTCTACAGACAAAATTGTTAAACTACAGGCTTTATATACATTAGAGCAAATTGTAGAAGCTGTAACAACTTTAGAGCCACATTTAGACTAATTATTAGTCATTTTAACATTAAAGACACCTATTAATTTAGGTGTCTTTTTTATTTTATAACATAGAACACAAATAAATAAACAAGATGAAAGAACAAATGGAAAATGCTATTGCATTTTTAAAAGAACAGGATGTTAATGGATGTATAACTGGAAGCTGTATGCTTCAATATTTTGAAGGAGCAGATGTTGATATATTCACATATGATGAAGCTGCCTTCACAAAACTATTATTCACTCTCTATCATAATAAAATGTTTTTATTGATAGATCCAATAGAGAAATGGAAGTTTGAGGATTGGATTTCTAATCCTTATAAAGGAAGTTTAAAGAAATTAGGACTTATAACTATTAAGTTTAAATACAATATGGCTATTGATGTTAATATTATATTTAAAGAAAAGAACCATTCTATATTTGATGTACTTAGTACATTTGATTTAGATATAATTGCTATAGGATATGATTTAAAATCTAAAAAGACATTAAATCTTTCTGAGGGTAGAGAAGGAATAGCTACATGGAATAAATGGAATAAATCTTTTTATAATCCAAACATTTGGGCTGTAAGTAGAATATTACGTCAGCTTGAAAGATGTTTTAAGTATTATAAACGTGGATATAACACTGATGAAGCTGTTCTTAAATACAAAGAGATACTAACTAGTATGTTAGAATATGAAAACATATTTAATTCTCAAAAAGTAGATGAGAAAGTAGAATCTGTAAAGAAGAATAGTAAAATATTAATTAAAATTATTGATTTATGGTTATTAAACCATACAATTAGTGAAACAGAGTTAGAATTATTAAGAGAAACAATTAAACAATTATAAAAATGGCAATAGTTAAATCTTATAAATACAAAGATTGTTCTGTTACAATAGCAGTCTATGAAACTGGATTCTTTCATGGTTATGCTTTAGATGTACTATCTACTTCAAATAAAGAAAAAGATAGAAATGCTTCTATGGGTTATCCAACAATGGATAGAGCTATTGCTGATATTGAAACTAAAATAGATGAATTTTTATGTATTACACCTAAAAACTACAAAGAATTAGCAGATGCAATCAGTAATACATTAGTATGGACAGGATATGAAGACTGCCATGCAGACGAATTTATAATAAAAACATTAGTAGAAAACTTTTTAAAAATTAAAAAATAAAATTATGGCAACAATAGAAGAATTATTGAAATCAATGTTAACATTATCATCAGATAAGAAATCTAGTGATTTTATAGGATTACCAAACAATAGAGAAACGTGGGAAAGAATAGGATCTGGAGATAGTTTTGCTGAATTAAACTTTCAAAGTTTATCAGAGAAAGAAGATTTTCTAAAAGAATGGATAGAGTCTAACCCTTATACAGCTATTAACTAATTAAATATATAAAAACATGAACAAGTTAGAAAAATTAAAACAGTTTATTACAGATAACAAATTAGAATTTAATGGTGGAAGTGGAGGAGATGTAAACATTCTTGCTCTTTGTGGTTATGCTTGTTATATAAAAGCAACAGAATTAGATTGCCTTAAAGCAGCAGATAGTGAAGATAGTGATGTAAATGAAGAGATTGATAGAGTGTTTGATTATGCTTATAATCATAATTATGCTAAATTCTGGGAAACAGATAAAGCACGTAAACAATATTCTTTTTAGTGAAGAGTTTTTTGTTGAGAAATGGAACCCCCACATGTAAGTGGGGTTCTATTCCTTCAGGATATTATTTTGAAGGAGAAATTCCTGAAGGTTATAATCTAGCTGTATCTCCTACAGATGAATATATTGTAGTAGATGTAGATTGTAAAAATGGTAAAGATGGTTTTGAGAATATACCAATGGTTATATTAGTAGAACTAAATAAGAGTTATCATTACAACACTAAATCAGGAGGTGCACATTATTGGCTAAAATATACTGGAACTGGTCTTCTTAAGAACACTAGTACAAAATATGGAATAGATTTACGTATTGGAGCTAAAGATGGTAATTGTGGTGGCTATGTAAAATACTGGCCTGCTCTTAAAGGAGATGATATAAGAAATCATATAGAAGAGATTAAAGGAACATCTTTAATTATGAATGAATGGTTAGAGAAATTATTCAGTTAATATTAGTATTTTTGTATTTATAATTAAAAAAATTAAAATGAGTTTTGAGCAATTAAAGAGAGAAGTTGATAAAGGATTGGAAGGAAACAATAATGGTATTCCTATGGGATTTGATAGACTTAATAGATATATAGGTATTAGGAAGTCTATGATGTTTCTTATTGGTGGTAATACAGGAAGTGGTAAAACTTCTTTTATAGATGATTGTTTTGTTCTTAATCCTTTTGATTGGTATATATCTAAAAAGAATAATACAGATATAAAGTTAAAGATTATATATAGATCAATGGAGAGAAGTTCTACATACAAGTATGCAAAATGGGTGTGTAGAAAGATATTTCTTGATCATGGTATAAGTATGTCTGTTAATAGACTATTAGGTTGGACAGAAAAAATGACTGAAGATGAACATAAATTATTTCTTTCCTATCAATGGTATATGGATAAGATGAAAGATGTTATTACAGTTATAGATGGTCCAGAGAATCCTGTAGGTATAGCCAAAGAACTAAGAGCACACGCTCTAAAGAATGGTAAAATAATACAAAAAGATCCTGATGATGAATATAGCAAAGTATATGTTCCTAATGATCCTAATGTAATAACTATTGTTATTATTGACCATATAGGATTATTGAAAACAACAAAAGATCAGCCAACAAAAAAAGAAGCAATTGATAAAATGTCAAATGAACTTCAATATGTTAGAGATTTCTTTGGTTATACTCCTGTAATTGTTAGTCAGTTTAATAGAAGTATATCTAATCCAATGAGACTTAAAGCAGGAGATGTAGAACCTCAACTAGAAGATTTTTCAGATTCATCTAGCACACAAAATGATGCAGATGTTGTTCTTGCTCTATTTGATCCTGTGAGATATAAAGTGGAAGATACTTCTGGATATGATCTTAACAAACTCAAAGATGAGTATGGTGGTAAATATTTCAGAAGTTTAAGATTATTGAAAAATTCATATGGTGAAGATGATATTAGAATTGGACTTGCATTTTTAGGAAAATTAGGAATTTTCAAGGAATTGCCTAGAAAAAGAGATATTACAGATGCAGATTATGAAAGTATTATTAACAAATCATATTTTTTACAATAATGAGAAAAGAAAAACCAGAAGGATTTGTTCCTTTATTTAAAGAAAAATCAGACAAAGAACAATTCAGGTTTGAAGATGATAAATGGAGTAAAACTAATGAATCAACAATTATGGCTATGTGGTATAAATGGGGAGTTCGTAAGGATGGTACTAAATATGAAGATGAAGAAGGTTTTAATGTATATGGATATATAAAAAACAAAGAAGAATGAAATACTTATTAATATGGATAGGTTATGAGTTTATAAGGCCAAAAGTGATTTGGTTATGGTATTACTTGATTAGTAAAGGAGACAAATGAAAAAATTTATTATATTTTTTATAACATGGACAGCAAGTAATTTATCAGTACCTTTTTGGGTAATTGGACATGTTCACTTAACTATGAATATATATGAAGACTTACATGAAATTATTGCTTCTTTTGGTATGAATATATTAGTAGCTATAGGTTTTTGGATAGAATGGAAAAATAATTTAAAACAAAATAGAAATTAATAAAATATAATAAAAAATGAAACTAGAAGACTTAATACAAATTAAATCTGAAATCAAAAGATTCTCAGATACAGTGGATGAAGCTATAACAGTTGCTAAAGCTACAACAGGATATGTTAGTAGTTATAATGGAATAGTTATAGGTAAACATGATATTAGCAATACCAGAATGTCTGGTGCTGTTAAAAGAAGAGCATTAGATTTAAAATATTATTTAACTAAGAAGTTATGACAGCAGTAGAATATGTAGTTGATGGTATAAAAACATTAACTGGTGTGAGTATAGCTGATGATGAACCAATTATTGAAAAAGCAAAAGAACTAGAAAAAATTAATACTGATAACAAAGTAATTCATTTTGCTGAATGGTTAACAAAAAAACATTCTTACACATTGATGGCTTTATATGAACATTTTGAAGAAGAATATTATAACAAAGAATTATGACAAAAACAGAAATACAAGTGTAGATAAAAAAAAAATAATACTTTGTCCAAATATTGATATTAATTACTTATTTTTGTATAAAATTAATTTTATACAAAATGATAGGAATTTATAAAATCACAAGTCCAAGTGGTAAAATATACATTGGGCAAAGTATTAATATTGAAAAAAGATTTAAAAATTATAAAAATCTTTCTTGTAAAAATCAACCTATTTTGTATAAAAGCTTTTTAAAATATGGCGTAGAAAATCATATTTTTGAAATAATTGAAGAATGTAAACATGATCAATTAAATCTTAAAGAAAGATATTATCAAGATTTATTTAATGTTGTTTCCACTAAAGGGTTAAATTGTAGATTACAAGAAACAGATATTTTACCTAGAATAGTAAGCGAGGAAACAAAGAAAAAAATGAGTAATAGAATAATTTTACAAGAAACTAAAAATAAAATATCTAAAACATTATTAGGACATGTAGGACATTTTTTAAATAAAAAACATACTGAAGATACTAAGAAAAAAATTTCTCAAGGTAACAAAGGTAAAAAAATGTCAAAAGAGGCTCGTGAAAAAATGAGCAAAGCTAAAAAAGGTAGAATTTTATCTGAAATTACTAAAGAAAAAATTAAACTAGGTAATATAGGTAAAGGTATGTCAATTGAGAATAGAAAAAAAGTTTCTGAAAGAGTTTCAAAACCTATAATACAATATGATTTAAATGATAATTTTATTAAAGAATGGAAAACTGTAACAGAAGCTAAAAAATTTTTTAAAGGAGATATACCTGCAACGTTAAAAGGTAGGCAAAAACAATCTTGTGGATTTAAATGGAAATATAAATATGATTAATACAAAAAAAGATTTAATTCAAGAAAAAATACAAAATACTATTATAGAAAATAATTGTAAAGGTATTATATTATCTAGTGTAAGATCAGGAAAAACAAAAATGATTTTAGAATCAATAAAAAATCATAGTAATAATAAAGAAATAACAGTGTTTATAGCTTATCCTAATATAGACGTGCGTATTTCTTGGGAAAATGAAATAAATAGATTAAACTTTAAACAAATTATTATATTTTCCACTTTTATGTCTTTAGAAAAAAACAAAAAAGTAATTGCTGATTATTATGTATTTGATGAAGCTCATCTTCTTGGAGAAGAAAATCAAATGCCTATTGCAGGAGATATAGCAAAAAACAATAAACATGTAATGTTTGCTTCTGGTACGTATAATAAAGAAACTTTAGCTGACATAAAGTTTTTTACTAAAATGAAATTGATAGTAGATTATTCTACTAACAAAGCTATTAAAGATGGTATTGTTAGTGATTTTACTATTTATATACATAGATATAATTTAAATAACACTAAAATAGTAGAGTATGGTAGAGTAAAGAAATGGAAATCAACAGAGAAAAAAGAATGTAACAGACTCAGTGCTTTTATATTAAAAAGCAGTGGTCAACTAAAGATGTTTAAGTCTTTAGAAAGAATGAGATTTATTAATTCATGTGACTCTTTAATTGAATGTGTAAACAAATGGATTATCAATAACAAAGATAAGAGGTTTATATTATTTAGTTCTGATGAAAAAACAGGACTTAAATATAATCTTCCTATGTTCAATAGTAAAAGTAAAGATGATTCTATTTTAAAACAATTTCAACAAGGAGATATAAATCAATTGTGTTTATTAAAGAAAGCTTCTGCTGGTGTAACTTTTCCAGAATTGCAAAATATATTAATAACTGCCATTAATGGTAATGGAGAAAATTTAGAGCAAATGATAGGAAGAAGTTTACTAGATGATACAGATCATTCACATATACATATATTTGTGAGTACAGAAGTTTTTCAAAATAAATGGCTTGAGAAATCACTTCAATTAATAGATAAAAACAAAATTAAATATATATAATTATGCCTTGTAGAGTAGATGAATGGAATTCAAATTGTTGTGGAGATTCTAATAATTTTAAAAAACCTAGTAATCCTATTGATGATTTAATTGATGAAAATGCATCATTAAAAAAAAGAATTATAGAGTTAGAAAGTTTAGAATTAAAAGAACTAGAAAACATTGCTTTTAATTCTTTTATGACAGTATTTCTATGTAAAGCTATGGAAATAGTAGTGTCTAATTTTGATTATAAATTTGTAAATTCAGATTTAGAATGGTGGTTTAAAGAACATCAACGAAGAGATAATAATCACGATGAATCAGAATTAAACCCAGAGGAATTAGCTAAAAAGCTAATAGAATTTAACAGAAAATATAGAGTAGAATAGTTGATAATTAAAAAAATTATTTGTATCTTTATTCTTTAAAAAATTAACTAAATAAATTAAAAAATGAATGAAAAACAAGAACAGGTATTAGCGTTGTTAAAAGAATACTGTAACAATGACGAAGATCGTTTAAATCTATTAAAAGAGTCTATTAAAAATGGAAATGTAGTATTAGAAGAAAATGGATCTACAACTTATTGCAAAGAGTATATTTTAACAGATAAAGAATTACAAACTAAAATTAATAATTAAATATGAGCTCTAAACTAATTGGAATTGTAGGACAAACAGGTGATTTAACAACAATTTAACATTTATATACCAGTTTGCTGTAAAATTATAATTATATTTGCTTATGAAAGTAAATATATATTGTTTGTATGATCCTACAGATTGTAAGATTAGATACATTGGACGAACTAGAAAACCTTTAGAAATAAGGTTAATTGAACATATAAGTAAATCAAAATATTATAATAAATATTTTCCTAACAGAAATCCTCCCCACAAAGTAAATTGGATAAATTCTTTATTAAAAAAAGGAATTGAACCTAAAATTAAAAAATTGATTGAAATTAAAGGATGGAATGAATCATATATTTTTGAAACATCATTAATAGGAAAGTATAAAGATAAATTTAATTTATTAAATGCTCAAGATAGAGGTATTGGTCCTGAAAGTAGAATAACTACAGAAGATACTAAAAAATTAATAAGTAAAACATTAAAAGAAAAATATGAAAAAAATGAGATAAAGAAAAAAACAACAAAATTATTTTTGTTTGATAAGTTTGGAAATTTATTGAAAGAGGAAGAAAGTATTACTTCTACTGCTGTATTATTTAATACAACTATTAAAGCTATAATTAGTAGAATAAAATCTAAAAGATCTATAGATAATATATTTATTTCAAAAACTTGTAAATTACATTTAGAAGATTATTTATATTTATATAATTATGAAAAAAAAGAAATTAGAATTTTTAGTACATTTTCAGAAATTATGGAATTTTTAAATATCTCTGATTTTATTTATAAAAAATTAGACAAAAGTAAAAAACCAATTAATGGGTGGACCATTAACTCATTAAACCCTAATTTAGATAAAAAAGAAATTATTATATATAAAGAAGGTGTAGAATATAAATTTAATTCTGTAAAAGAAGCTTCCAAACATATTGGATGTTTAGTTTATGCAGTATATGATTTATTACAAGAAAGAATAAAATCAGTAAAAAACTATAAAAAATATAACATATGAGCTCGAAGCTGATAGGCATAGTTGGACAGACAGGAACTGGAAAATCAACAAGTATTAAACATCTAGACCCAAAAGAAACTTACATTATTAACGTAGCAAAAAAAGAACTTCCATTTAAAGGAAGTGAGAAACTGTACAACGTAGAAAGCAAAAATTACAAAGAAGTAGATGATGCTATTGAAATCAGCAAGTTGTTAAAAACAATCTCTGAAAAAGCACCACACATTAAAAACATCATTATAGAAGATTCAAACTATATAATGGGTTTTAATATGGTTGCTAAAGCTACAGAAACTGGTTTCACTAAATTTAGTCTTATGGCTAAAGATATGGTGGATTTAGTTAGAACAGCTAGAACATTAAGAGATGATTTAATTGTATTCTATTTTACACACCCAGAAACTATTGAAGATGGTGGTGAGATTATAGGATACAAAATTAAAACTGCAGGTAAATTGATTGATAATCAAATTAATCTAGAAGGACTTTTTACAGTTGTATTATATACAAATGTAGAAGAAAAGAAGGATGGGATGGTAGACTATAACTTTGTAACTAATAGATACAAAAAGTTTCCAGCTAAAAGTCCTGATGGAATGTTTACAGATGTAAAAATACCTAATAACTTACAAGTTGTTATAGAAAAAATTAATGAATATTATAACTAAAAATTAAATTAATTATTATAGTTGTTTGAAAGTAGGTTTAAATTTTATATATTTACAAAATAATTTTAAACCTATTTATTATGAAAATGAAAACTGTTTATATTTATTCTTTGTCTGATCCAGAATCAGAAGAAATTAGATATGTAGGAAAAACTGTAGACCCTTTTAACAGATTTTGGGGACATATTCATGAAGCTAAAAATAACATAAAAGGAAAAAATGAAGATAAAGCAAAATGGATTAAATCCCTTTTAGAAAAAGGTATACGACCTAAATTAAATATTTTAGAAGAAGTTCTTACTGAAATATGGGAAGAAAAAGAAAAAGAGTGGATAGAAAAGTATGAAAAAGAAGGAAACAATTTATTAAATAAAACGAAAGGAGGTAAAACAGGAATAATTTCAGAAAATTGTAGAATAGCTTTATCTAAGTGTAAAAATAGAGGAAGAAAAAAGGGATCTAAACATTCTGAAGAAACAAAAAATAAAATAAGAGAAAAAAGAGCTTTGCAGGTTATAACAATAGAACATAGATTAAATATTAGTAAAAATAGCTCATTTAAAATAAAAATAAAAGAAATAAATTTTTTAAATAAAGAAACTATTTGGGATAGTATTTCTGAAGCAGCTAAACACTATAATGTATCTTTCTCTATTATAAAAAGATACCTTGAAGGTAAAATTAAAAACAATAAATTAAAAACAAATTTTTATTATTTAAATTAAAAAATTATGAGTATTAAAGGAGAAAAAAGACAATTAAGTGATTCAAGTAAAACTTTAAAAGTTGGCATGGTAGAGTGTTCAGTTATAGCTATCAATCCTACTATTGAGCAGTTTAAATCCATACTAGGAATGGAACTTAAAGAAGACAGTAAAGCTGCAGAATATCTTAGTGAAAGAGATGGAAACACTGTTCTTAGAGTTGATTTCTGGTTAGAAGATGTTAAAAATGGTGATAAATTTAAAGTAAATTTCTTCTTAGAAAACAAAGAAAGAACTAATAAAGATCAAACAAAACATCAGTATATTAATGATATTGGTGCTTGTTCATGGGCAGCTGATGTAGATGATTTACCAGAATGGTTTTCTGCTAGAGATTATAGAGTTGCATATGTAGGAGAAGAAGATTTCTATAACTTTGTTAGAACATGGTTATGTGAATTAGACTACAGAAGTGATGATACAACATTACAAATTGATTGGAAGAAATTGATGAAAGGTAATGTAAGAGATTTAAAAGATCAAATTGATGGTGACTATTGTGGTAATGTTGGAGCTTTAGCTACAATCATCACAAAAGAGAAAGATGGTGAAGTTAAAGAATACCAAGGTATATATAACAAATCATTTGTACCAGCATATGCTTTAAAGAACTTTAAACTTGTTGATTATTCTAATCCTAAAGTTATTGAAGGGCTAGCTAGTAAAAAGTCTAAAGACTTAAAACCACATGAAAGATTTGTTCTTAATGTAACTGGTGAATATGGTTGTAAAGACTATTATACATTCAAAGAGATTACAGATTATAACCCAGATGATAATTTAGTTTCATCTGATGCTGCAATTTCTGAAGAAGATAGTGATTATTAATAATTATTAATTAATATATGAGCCTCTCAGAAATGGGAGGCTTTTTTATTATGAGTATACAAGGACAAAAAAGAGTAAAGTTAACAGAAGAAACTATTTTAAGTAAAATATCAGAATATGATATATTTAAAATGTATATGCCTGGAAATTGGAAATTAAATATTGTTACAAATAGTCCTTTTAGAAAAGATGATAATCCTTCTTTTGTTATAGGAACTAAACATGGCAATATTAGTTTTATAGATTTTGCTGATATAAGCAAAAAAGGTAATTGTTTTAATTTTGTACAGATGATATGTAATCTTCCTGGTTATTATGATGCTTTAAAACTTATTGATAGAGATTTTAGTCTTGGTATATCTTCAGGAAAAGTTGGTGATTATAAAAAGATTGTCAATGAATATAAACAACCTGACAATATAGAAAAAAGATATTCTTTAGTACAAGCAATAACTAGAAAGTTTACAAATGAAGAACTTGCCTATTGGAATCAATACCACCAAAGTGAAGATGATTTAAAAGCAAATAATGTATATAGTCTATCTAAAGTGTATTTAAATAAACAATTATTCTATCTCAAGAATAGTGATCTTAGGTTTGGATATTTATATAATGGACATTGGAAGATATATAGACCATTTGTAGATCCTAAAATGAAATGGATGCCTAATAATGTACCTATTACAACTATGGATGGTAAAAAAGACATTATTGATTGTAAAATGGCTATCATTACTAAGTCTAAAAAAGACTATATGGTTCTTAAGAAGATTTATCCTAATGTATGTGCTGTTCAAAATGAAAGTATTGTATGTTTCTCTGATGATAATTTAGAATATATAAAAGCTAATTCAGATAGACAGACATTATCTTTTGATTCAGATCCTACAGGTGTAAAGAATTCTCAACAGATAACTAAAGTGTTTGATTTTGATTATATCAATGTACCTAGAAGTTATTTGTCAGATGGTATTAAAGATTTTGCAGACCTTGCAAAAGATTATGGTATGGAAACAATAGAAAAAATATTTAAAAAAAAGAAATTATTATGAAAACATACACACAAGAAGATTTAGATGTTTTAGAAGAAAATATATTAGAAAAAGCTTTTGATGAAGATTTTGGAAATCAAAAAGCTATAACATTAGAAGATTTGCAACAAATATTAACAACATTCTTTGAAAGAAAAATAAAATTATAAAAAATGGAAAACACATATAATACAGCAAAAAACATATTAATAAGTACACCAGTACCTAGTGCTACAAGAACTTACAGACCAGTGAGTCATACACAATTAATGGATTTAACTTTGGATAGCATTCATAAAGCAGGATTTAAATTAGACAGTGAAACTTATTCATCAGCTAGAGATGGTAAAGTGGCTAATGGTAAATTTACAATTAAGAATGTTGCAGATAGTGAAATGCAATTACAAATAGGATGGCAAAATTCATATGATAAATCTCTATCATTGAAATTTGCTATTGGAACTAAAATCTTTATATGCTCTAATGGGTGTGTAAGTGGAGATTATGGTGCTTTTAAGAAGAAACATCAAGGACAAATTCAAAGTTTTGCTCCTTCTGCTATAGTAGATTATATCAAAAGAGCAGGAGATGCTTTTATAAAAATGCAAGAAGAAAGAGAAAGAATGAAAGAAATTGAAATTGATAGAAAAATTCAAGCAGAATTAATTGGTAGAATGTTAATTGAAAAAGAATTTATACAATCTACACAATTAAATATTATCAAAGGAGAATTAAATAAACCAACACATAGTTATGGTGCTCCTAATAGTTTATGGGAATTATATCAATTTACTACATTTAGTATGAAAGAGGTACATCCTTCATTATGGATGGAGAATCATATGGATGCTCATTCATTCTTTGTAAATGAAGCAGGAATACTTGTAACACCAGGATTTAATGCTCCAGAATTACAACCTGTTAATCAATTAGAATTGTTTCCAGTATAATGAGAACTATTAAGTTTAGAGCTTGGTATAAAGGTTGTCAATTTCCATTAGATTTACAAAATTTAGAAGATTATGAAAAACCTCAAATGATTTATAATGTACAAAAACTATATGATGGTAGTGGTGCAGATTTAAATGGTATTTTAGGTGGTTATAGTGCTTTTGGTTCTTTAGTAAACAATGAAGATTTTGTAATTCAACAATTTACAGGTCTTACAGATAAAAATGGTAAAGAAATATATGAAGGGGATATTGTAACTTATAAAAGAAGTATAGGTAATTGGACTGGACAATATATGACAACTACTCATAAAATAGTTTTTAGTGAAGAAGTGTTTGCTTTTGTAATGGAATATGGAAGTAGCTATATAAAATTAAGAAAGCATTGGGGGTATGAATATGAGGTGATTGGAAATATATATGAAAATCCAGAACTTTTAAAAAAAGAATAATTATGGAATGGGAAAAGTTTAAAAGTAAATTTCATGAGAGTTATCATGAGATTATGAAACCATTTATAGAAAGTGAGGAATGTAATAAAATATATGCATTCTTAAAGAAGGAAAGTGGAAGGGGAGCTAGTTTAGCTCCTCAATCCATGAATACATTTAGAGTGTTTAAAGAATTACCTCTAAAAGATATTAAATGTATATTTATGTTTCAAGACCCTTATTTCACATTTAAAGATGGATTACCTATAGCAACAGGAGTAGCATTAGATTGTTCTGTAACAAAAAAACTACAACCTACATTAAGACAATTCTATAGTGGAATTGAAGAAGAATTATATGGTGGTTTAAGTTTACAATGGAATACAGAAAATTATGATTTAAGTTATTTAACAGAACAAGGAGTTATGATGTTAAATGCATCTCTCACTGTACAAAAAGATAAAGCAGGTAGTCATAAAGAATTGTGGAAACCTTTTACAAATTATATAATAGAAAAAATTGTAAATAGATATAATATTCCTATTGTATTGTTAGGAAAAGATGCTCAAGAGTATGAATCAGAAATAGATTCTGTAGTGCTAAAAGCTTCTCATCCAGCCTCTGCTAGTTATAATGGTGGTAAATGGAATACAAATGGAGTGTTTACAAAATTGAATGATGTAATATGGAAACAACATGAACAAATTGTGTTATGGCTTCCAGATATTGAATGCCCATTTTAATTAAAAAATAAAAAACATGATAATAAATCAAAAACAATCAGAAGTAGAAATACTACAGACAGAAAATAGTGATACTATAGGGATGTCATTAGATATGAATAGTGCTAATATATTAATGAATATGTTAAGTAAGAATTTATATTCTGACAGTATAGGAAGTGCTATTAGGGAAACAGTTAGTAATAGTTTAGACAGTCATAGAAGAGCTAAATGTAAAAAACCAATTATAGTTTCATTAAAAATTAATGAAGGAGGTGATTGTGAATTTAGTAGTGAGGATTTTGGTACAGGGTTGGATGATGATGATGTACGTAATATTATCAGTAAGTATGGTATGTCTACTAAAAGAGAAGAAGCTAACTCTCTTGGAGCTATGGGATTAGGGTTTAAAAGTCCATTAGCTTATAGTTCTTCTTTCTTTTTTACTTGTAGAAAAAATGGAGTGGAAAGAAAATACATAATGTATGAGAATGAGAATGGTAACAGTATTGATTTGTTATATGAATCTACTACTACAGAATGTAATGGTGTTAAAGTTATAATTCCTATTAAATATACTGACAGATGGGAATTCTTTAATAAAATAAAGCAACAATTAGCTTATTTTGAAAATGTGTATTTTGATGTAAAATTAGGTTCTGAAACTATTGATAATAGTTTTTCTATATATAGATCAGATAATTATCAATTCTCAGAGTTATCTAGTGATGAAAATATGCATATATGTTTAGATGATGTATACTACCCTTTAGATTTTACCAAAATGGGAATTGATAGAATAGAAATTCCTATTGCTTTAAGATTTGGATTGAGTGATGGATTATTTCCAATTCCTTCAAGAGAGTCTTTATTATACAATGCTAAAACAAAAGAATTAATCTTAAATAAAATTAGTTTAATAGCAGAAGAGTTCATTAATAAGTATAATGAATCTATACAAGAGACAGATAATATTCAAAACATTTTTAAATACTATTATAATAGTAGTAAATACTTTAATTTAAATAATAGTAGTATAGAGATTAATAGTTTAATTAAATTTTCTAGTGTTGAAATTGCAACCCCTAAATTAAAAAATGTTAAACTACTAAATTTAAAAACTCTCTACAATAATAGAGAATATATGTTTGGAGAGTATCAATTAAGATATAGATTGTACAATAATAAATTTGTAGAGAATAAACATCATTATTATAGAGATATTAACCCTATGTATATCAATAAGGTTAATTATTATATATATAATGAAACAATACCTGGTAATAAAAAAAGTTTTTACAGAGAAAACTTAGACCATGCTACATATCATTTTATTAAAAAAGTTAGCTCTTTTAAATTGTATAGTACAAAACATAATTCTTATCAGAATTATTTTGATATTCTTAACTTAAGTCAATATCCAAAAGAACAATGGAGAGAAGCTATAAAAGAGTTTCAATACATACAATCTCTGTTATTAGAAAACTTTATAAATGTAGATGATTTTGTTATTCCACAAGAATGGCATGATGCTAGAAAAAAGAAAAGAATATCTGTAGCTAGTGGAGGAACTAGAAAAGTAAAGCTACAAGGAGAGATAACATGTAAATTAGCTGTTCCTTTGTTGAGATATAACAATGGCAATAATTGCAAGTTTGTGCCAGAAACATATAAACTAGAAAATATTTATAAACAAAAATGTTTATTTGTATATACAGAACATGATAAAGCATCACAACTTGATAAATTATTTGAAATAGCTAGTAAACAAAAAATAAAGTTTATTACATTTTCAGATGCTACATTAAAAGTTGTAGACAAGTTAAATATTCACAATTTAATACCTTATAAAAAGTTTATGGAAGGAAAAAATGCTCCATTTAAAAGAATAGTGACAAGTTATATTATTGATGAGCTGATAAGTAAGAATAGTAATTTGTTTGGTAATTTGAATTGTATTAAACTAATTTCTGAAAGTTTGTATAAAAAACTAAATGATATACATGAATATAAAAATCTTAATTATGTACATTCTGGTAATTCAGCTATAAAAGCAATGATAGAAGTGGCTACAAATAACAAATTGTTTGATGAAAACATATATACAGAATATTTAGAGATGAAAGCGTTATTAGAAAAACTTCCATTTGTAAATATTATAATAGGAAAAATGAATCATTATAATCAAGAAAGAGATGTTATGTTTCCTATATTAGTAGATATGTTTAAATACTACAAACAAAGAGTGGATTATAAACATTACAAAATAACATTAAATGAAGAGGAAACAGCAATATTAACAGATGAAATAATAGACGAATTAGTATGATATGAATGATGATTTACACAGTATATTAAGGAAAATAGCAGAAAACCAAGGATCTCCATATAAAAATATTAAATTAATAGGAGACAAATTGATAGTAGTGCTAAGTGATGGACAAATAGTAACTAAAGATGGTGCAACAGAAGAAGATTATTATGCTGTAGTAGAAGCTAAAACTAAAACAGAGATTAAAAATAAAATTTATGTAGAAAATTATGATATAGAAAATCAAACTTATGTTAGTTCTGTAGCTTCTCACACTATGAAAAAAGTTATTAAAAGTAGAATTAATAAAATAAATTAGTAATTGAATAGAGTAATAATTAACTTTGTTACTCTATTTTAATTAATAATATATTATGGCAAAGAAAATAATAAAAAGAAAAGCTACAACAGTAGTAGCTAAAAAGAAAAGAATTATAGAAAAACCTTTTGCAGATGGTACACTAAGTAGTGCTGCTTTTTTTGGGTCTATTAGAAGTGCTTTAAGGCAAAAAAGTAGATGGTTTTTACCAATTAAAAACTGTAAAGAACGTCAAAAAGTAGCTTATACAGGCCCAAATAAAAGAAGAAAGTGGATGTACAAATGTGAAGGATGTGCTGAATTATTTGACTCTAAAGAAGTAAATGTACATCATTCAATAGAATGTGGAGAGTTAAATTCATTTGATGATTTACCTGGTTTTGTACAAAGATTGTTTTGTGATAGCAAAGATTTAAAATTAGTTTGTTCTAAATGTCATGATAAAGAACATGGTAAATAAATTGTTTTTTAGGAAACAATTTTCTACATTTGTATAAATAATAATTATTACTATGAAAACAATTTATTTATATTTAAAAGAATCTCCTTTAGGTTTAAAATATTTAGGTAAAACAATACAAAATCCTTATAAATATAAAGGGAGTGGAAAATATTGGGTAAGACACTTAAAATTTCATAAAATTTCAACAAAAAGTATAAAAACAAAAATATTATATACTTCTAATAATATTGAAGATATTAGAGAAAAAGGATTATATTTTTCTGAATTATACAATATTGTAAACAGTAATGAATTTGCAAATCTTGTTAATGAATCTGGTGAAGGTTCTTTTGGATGGTTACATACTAATGAAACTAAAGAAAAAATATCTAAAGCAGGAATAGGTAGAAAAATAAGTAAAGAAGGTAGAGAAAAAATTTCAAATAGTAGAAAAGGAAAATGTTTATCAGAAGAGACAAAAGAAAAAATACGTTTAAAAAACAAAAACTATAAACATACTGAAGAAGCTAAATTAAAAATATCAAAAGCTTTAAAAGGTAGAAAAATGTCTGAAGAATTTTGTAAAAAAATGTCTATTATACATAAAGGTAAAAAAATTTCTGAAACTGAAAGATTACGATTAATAAGTATAAATACAGGAAGAATACATTCAGAAGAAAGTAAATTAAAAAGAAGTATAAAATTAAAAGGTAGGAAACCTAGTAAAGAACAACTTCAAAAACAAAAAGATAAAATATGTAGAAAAATTATAAATAAAGAAACAAAAGAATTATTTGAGTCTATAACACAATGTTCTATAAAAAATAATATAAAAGTAGGGACATTATATGCTCAACTTATTAGAAATAGCAAGTGTTGTAAATTTGAATTTATATAAAACAATTAAAAAAGAAAACAAATGGAAAACAATAAATATTTTACTCCAGATATAGAAGACATATGTATTGGATATGAGTATGAACAATTAGTTACACCTCTTTCAGAGTCTTTAAGTAAAAGTGAACCTGAGTGGATGAAATGCAAATTTCCTGATCCTTTTACAATAGATAGAATACTTCTTCTTTATGAAAGAAAAGAACAACTTAGAGTTCCCTATCTCACTAAAGAACAAATAGAATCTGAAGGATGGAAACAACGTCCAGCTGAAGAAAATCTTTTTTATAAAGGGGTAGGGAGAGATTATGATTTATACATTATTAATAACAATAAAATTAGAATTATTAATAATGAATTAGAAGATTCAATATACTATGGAGAATGTAAAGACATTAACACATTTAGAAAAATAATTAAATTATTAGGAATATGATAAAAAATATTATAAGTAGACTCACTATGATGAAAACATCAGAAAAAGGATTCTGGGATGGAATATCAAATGAACCAGTATATTACTGGCAAGATTATTATTTTGATGTCTATATGGCTTGTTCAAGATGGGGATGTAGAATTAAAATTACTTAATAATGATAGCTTTATATAAGTATTGTGACAAGTGTAAGACAGAGAAAAACTTTGACCCTGAAACACTTAAATGTAAAACGTGTAACACAAAAAACAAACCAATAAAATGATAATAGGTATCAATGGAAAGATTGGCAGTGGAAAGGACACTGTAGGCAAAATTATTCAGTATCTGACTAGTGAATGTGGAGATTCAAATAGTTCTAGACATAGAACTTATGCAGAATTTTTAAAAAGAGGAGGAGGTTCTAATTTAAGAAACTTTGATCAACATTATGTATCTGATTGGGAAGTTAAGAAATTTGCTGGAAAGTTGAAAACAACAGCTTCTCTTCTAACTGGTATTGATGTAGAGAAGTTTGAAGACCAAGAGTTCAAAAAGACATTTCTTGGACAAGAGTGGGATTATATAGAATATATGAACAATAGTCCTAGAGGTAGTATAACTAAAATGACAATACGTGAGCTCCTTCAAAAACTTGGTACAGAAGCAATGCGTGATGGATTACATACAAATGTATGGGTTAATGCTTTGTTTGCTGATTATGTTCCAATAAGTGATATATCTAAATCAAACACATGTGTTGATGATAGACTACATCATGGTTATAAAGGAACTAAAATTTATCGTACTTATCATAATATAAAACAAAGATGTAATAATCCAAAACATCCAAGATATAATGATTATGGTAATAGAGGCATAACCATGTGTGAAGAATGGTTAAATAATATTACTTCTTTTATTAATTGGGCAATTGAAAATGGTTATAATGAAAGTTTAAGTATTGATAGAATTGATAATAACAAAGGGTATTCTCCTGATAATTGTAGATGTGTAAGCTATGCAGTACAGTCAATTAATAAAAGTTTAAGAAAAGATAATACTTCTGGTTATAAAGGCGTTACTAAAGATAGTCATAATTGGAGAGCACAAATACAAATAAAGGGAAAACAAAAATTTCTTGGATATTTTGATACTGCTGAAGAAGCTTCTGAAGCATACGAAAATGCTTTTATGGAAAGAGAAGGTTTGTATTTAAAAGAAGAAGAAAATAATTTAATTTATCCTTCGTGGTGCATAACGGACATGAGATTTCCTAATGAATTAGAAGCTGTTGAAGAAAGAAAAGGTATTACTATTAGAGTAGTAAGATACAAAGTTGGTGATAAAGTATACTGGACAGATCCTGAAGGTGTTTCTTCTGGATCCTATGAAGTCACTGAAGTATATCAAGATTTTTGTTTTATAAACAATGACTTCTCAGAAGCACAAGTTCTATATCACGAGATAAAACTTATTGCTGCAGATTTACATCCAAGTGAAACAGCTCTTGATGATGCTGAGTTTGATTATGAAATTATCAATAATGGATCTATAGAAGATCTTATAGAGAAGATGAGACAAGTATTAACTATAGAAGGAATAATATGAGAGATTCAATAAAACTATTTATAACAGGATTTATACAAGTGTTCTTTGTTGCAGTTAATACATACTTCTTAAGTAAGATATTTTATGTAGGTGTATTTTTCTGTGGATTTATGATTTCTCTAATATGGAGTTGGAATGTAAAGAAAGTTGCATTTGGAACATTAACAGATAGAATTGTATACGCATTAGGTGCTGCTTTTGGTAGTGCTATAGGATTATTAGTATCAACATTAATTTTAAAATAGAAAAAATGAGAAAAGAAGTAACAAAACTAAACAATGATGCCACAGTTTCTGTAAGAGATTATGAAGTGACTGGTTGTATTAGAAATAAAGAATCTATGGAAATAATCCATAAAGGAGAAAGAATGATATTGAATGTAGAACAACTGGAAAATGATGTTAAAGGTTTTTCTCCTAAATTAAAAAGTAAATTACCAGGAGGTAAAGATTATAGATTATATATTTATTCTTGGAACCCTAAAGAAGTGGAGCTATGAGTTTAGATGTATCCTTATATAGAAACTACCTTATCAGTTATGATGAAGGTGTGACATTAGAACCTAGAAGAGAAGAAGTGTATAGTGCAAACATTACACATAATCTTAACAAAATGGCTGATGAAGCAGGAATATATAATGCTTTATGGAGACCATATCAATTAAAACCAGAATATAACATTCCAGAAGATGATCTCCAAGCTGAGTATAAGTTTGAAGAAGACAATCCTGTAAGAGCGTATGAAATAATTGATATTATAGAAAAAGGATTAGAAGATATGAAAGCCAGACCTAAGCATTATGAAAAGTTTAATAGTTCAAATGGATGGGGAATGTATCATAACTTTGTTCCTTGGATAGAAGAATATTTAAAAGCTTTAAAAGAATTTCCTGAAGCACAAGTAGTATGTGATAGATAAAATAATTAAACATGATACAAATATCAATTAATAAAAATCCTTCATTCAATGAAATATGGTATGAAGGATTTGTTATATATGAAAAAGAGCAATATAGTTTTTGGATTATTCATCCACAAGGAGTTGATCCTAATGGTAATGAATATGAAATAGATGTGCGTTGGTTTTTTCAAAGAGTACCAAGAGAAGTGAGATCTATGGTTCCACAAATTATTGAATCTTTTAAACAGAAAATATGAACATATTTAAAATAATACCACTAGATGTGTATGGACATGATATAGTTGTATCTATAGGACAATCAGATGAAGATTTATATAAAGAAATTAAAGAGAATATATCTGAGAAAGATTTTAAGAAACACATGGCTAATCAAAAAGCTATTGCTACTACACATAAAATGAGAAGTGGATGCATTCTTATAAGATTTAAAGATGATATAGATAATCCAGGAATTGTAGCTCACGAAGCATTCCATGCTATTGTGTTCTTGTTTAAGAAAATAGGAATACAATATTGTTATGAATCAGAAGAAGCTTATGCTTATACTTTAGAGTATTTAACTAATCAAATTTTAAAAATAAAAGAAGATGAAAACAATAATACATGTGAATCAGCATGTGGTGAAAGATAACAGAAAGAATGGGGTTCAAAACCCTGTTCTAACTGTTAAGACTTATAAAGAGAATAAATATGCTCATGAAGTTGAGATAGTTGGTCCTAGTAAAATAGTATATAGTCCAGATAAACCTCTTAGTTGTGGAGCACATGTTTGGATGGAAACACAAGGAGAAGTAAAAATAATTAAATAAATAATATGATACAAGGACCAGTAAAACAAAACGTAGAAGAGATTATAAGAGCAGTGAAGAATTGTCCTACTAGTTATGATGATTCTGATAGAGTGTTGTTAATAGATGCTGACAGTATAATGTACACAGCAACATATTTTCCTGAAGATTCTTTATTTGAGTTTCCTACAGAAGAAGAACAATTAGAGGAAGCTAAATATAGAACTAGAACAAAACTACAAGAAATACAAATTAATGTAGAAGAATGGTATAATATTGTACAAACATATATATTTATAGGAGGAAAGAATAATTTTAGATATAAAATATTTCCTGAATATAAGGCTAATAGAAAGAATGTTATAAAGAGTCCTCTTCTTCCTATTATTAAAGAGTATATGATTAATGAACTAGGTGCTATTGAAGCTCATGGTGGAGAAGCTGATGATTACATTATTGATGCTGTTAGTGAATGCTCTGGAAACTGCGTAGTAAGCTCTATAGACAAAGATGTTCTCTATTATAGCCCAAACATACCTTTATATGATTATAGAGGTTATAATGATGTTCTAGGAGAGTTTAAATACATCTCTGAAAAAGAAAGTAGACTTGCTAGAGCTACACAAATTATTACTGGAGATAGTACAGATGGTGTACCAGGAGCAAAAGGTGTAGGGAAAGCATGGTGTGAAAATAATCTACATATTGATATGACAGATTATCAATTTATAAAAGCTATTTATTTAGCATATTTAAAAGCCACAAAAAATAATAATATAGAGGCAAAACAACAAATAAGACTTTACTATAAAGTTTTAAAGTTACACACTCTAGAAGAAATTAAAAATTTAAAATAATATGGATATAAAGAAAACCATAACTAGTATTTTTATGGTTCCCACCTTACAAATACCAAAGAATTCTTTAAAAGATAATGGGTTTATAAATGCATATAGTACAGATATTGACAAAGAACATCAATATAAGGATTGTATATGTTTATTATTTAAACCTCCCAATCTAGATAAATTTAGAGAATTTCTAGACCTTGAACATGAAAGAACTAAAAATGTAATAGAAGACTATGATTATGAAGATGGATTTGTAGTAGTAGTATATAAACTTGATGATAAATTCAAAGAAGATTTTGATTTAATTAGACAAGGTAAATATTCTAAAACTTCAAAAAAGTTTCAAGATGTGTTTCCTAAAGCTGTTAAAATTTTAATAAATGGAAAACATAGAGATGAAATTGCTTTACAAGTTAGAATCTTTAAAAAGACACAAGATTTAATAGATTTCTGGGAAGAAAAATTAGATGTAAAGTTTGAAGAAGATCAAGAAGTCTGGAGAGGTTGGGATGACCAAGATGAACAATTAAATTTAAATAAAATAAAAGAATATGAAAGCACAGGAATTATTGAGTAAATATCCTTTAGCAGCAAAAGTTGTTAAGGATTGGTTTTTAGAAATGATGATGGAATCTATGAATACAGATTCTGTTCCAGAAGAATTTAAACAAGCTATATTAGATGAAGGTATATCAGATGATAGAATAAGCACTGTTATAGATGTTCAACCAAGAACATTATTTGATGTATTTGATCAGCATGAACTATCTATAAATATTATAAGAACTCCTAATAGCACTGAAGAATGGGAATGGGAAATAATGCAAGCATCAGTAGAAAATCATTTTTGTAAATCTAGGAAAGAAGCTGAAGTATTTGCTATAAAAGCTGCATTTAAAGAATTAGAAACTAAATTAACCCCAATTGAGTTACCAAAACTGGAAGAATAATTAGGAATAATCAGGGAGATGAATTATATTTGTCTCCCTTAAAATTAAAAAATATGAGAACAAGTAATGAATTTAATTCCTTTTATAAGGAATATATAGAAGAAGGATTTTATGGTATGGAAATAGGTGTACCTTCAGTTGTACATTATATGAATACAGTGTTTAAAGACCTTACTAAAATACCTGGGTTTAAATACTCTCAGATTAAAACTAAATATGGTTTACCAAGAGTATATACCAATCTAGATGAGCTTCTTCCTTTTGTAGGAAGAATTATTAATAGTGAACTAGAAGAAAAAATTAGTTTATTATTAAAAGTGGAATTTGAAGTGGAACAAAGATTATTAAGCTTAAACCTAGATGTAAATGGAAAACCTATTCAATCTCTTTAAAGGATTTATTATAACACATCCTAAATACAGTGGTGTTGTTTGTGGATATAATCATAGTCATTTTATATTAGCTGTAGAAACTAAAGATGATAAAAACTTTTTTAGAAAAATGGAAAACCCATATATTATAGAAGAGTATAAAGATGTTAAGTATAGATATGTATTTGAAAATGAAAGTGAAATTATAAAACAAATGAAAAATGTTAAGTTATGAAGAAATTAGTAAACAATATGATATTAGTATCAGAGAATTAAAAAGATCTGCATCTGATTTAAAAATAAAAGGATTTCAATTAGGTAAATATAAAATATTTAATGAAAGAGAAATTAATTATTTAATTAGAAATAAAAGCTCTGTATCTCCAAAACATAAACTTTATAATAAAAGAAAAATAGAAATATTAGAAACTTACTTTAGATTAAAAAGTTGTAATAAAGTTTCTAAATGTTTAAAAATTAATAGAGATGCTGTATCATTAGTAGTAAAAGAGTTTTTACACACTGAACATATAATAGTTGAAAGTATTATAAACCAAAAATAAATCGTATATTGCATTATGAAATTTAAAAATGTTATGACAAATAAAGAATTTATAGAAGGTAAAGATTATTACCTTATAAATGGTAGAGTAATTTTTTCAGAATCTTATCTGAAAGATAGAGGATCTTGTTGTGGAAATGATTGTCAATTTTGTCCATATACAGAAAAAGCAAAAGGTAATACAGAATTAAAAGAATAATTGTTGTTTTTCTATTTTTAAATGTTGAAATAGCCCTAGGAAATCACCCATTTCCTGGGGTTTTTCATCTAATTAAATTAGGAAATAACATAAAAAATTAATAACTTTAAATAATAATTAAAACAATTAAATAATGGCAAAGAGAAAAGTAGAAAAACAAGGAGTTGACCTAGTTCTTGATGGATTAGAGAAAAAGTATGGTTTGGGAAGGCTGGTTCCTGAAGATTTGACAATTGTAAGCACAGGATCTTTACAATTAAATCAAGCAATGGGTGTAGGAGGTACAGCTGTTGGTAAGTTTATAGAAATATTTGGAGAAAATAGTTCTGGAAAATCAACACTAACTCTTCACCAAATGGCAGAATATCAACAAGCTTTCCCTGATAAGAAAGTAGCACTGTTTGATTATGAGTATGCATTTGATAGAAAATATGCAACAACTCTAGGGGTAGATGTAGATGCTTTATTAATCTATCAACCAGAAACACAAGAAGAAGGTTATGATATGGCTCTAGCATTAATAGAGAATAATATTATATCATGTCTTGTAATAGATAGTCAATCAGCAGCTATGCCTAAAGCTATTCTTCAAGGAGAGATGGGTGATGCTACAATTGGTTTACAAGCTAGACTAAATAGTAAATTTTGTATGAAGGTGAAAGGCTTGTTAGCTAATCATAATTGTACATTGTTTATTATATCTCAAACTAGAAGTAATATTGGTGGTTATGGAGAAGCATCTACTACTACAGGTGGTAATGCTATTAAATTTTATGCAGATGTAAGATGGAAAGTATGGAAAATGAATGACAAGATTAATGAGCTTAATAAAACAACTGTAGATGTTATTAAGAATAAACTTGCATCTCCATTTGGTGTAGCTAAGTTTGCTATTGAATGGGGTACAGGTATTGATAAGCTTGGAGAAATTATTGACTATGCTGTAGAGTTTGATATTATCAAAAAAGGAGGAGCATGGTTTACTTATGAAGAGAATAAATTTCAAGGAACTGACAAGCTTAAAGACTTTCTAGAAGAAAACTCTGATATTCTATTAGAAATAGAAAGAAAAGTAATAGCTAATTTAAATAATGAAACTCCTATAGAAGAAATAGAAGTAGTAGATGAAGAAATTTTAATAGAAGAATAATATGAGAAGTTATAATGAATTAGAAGCTCTTGTTATAACATGGGCACATCAGAAAGGTATTCTAGATAATGGAACACCAAGAGCACAAGCTGGTAAAACAGTAGAAGAAGTTCAAGAACTTATTGATGCAATTAATACAAACAATAAACCAGAGATAGAAGATGCTCTAGGTGATATACTTGTTACAATTATTATTCAAGCAGAAATGCAAGAAGTAAGTCTTATTGATTGTTTAGAAAGTGCATATAATGTAATTTCTAAACGTACAGGAGTAATGAAAGATGGACAATTTTTGAAAGATGAATAATAACTTAGTATTACAAAATATATGTAAGAAATGTGGAGGGTATAAATTTGCTCCCTATAATTCTAATACATCAGCTACAGTAAAACTTTGTCATTGTAAAAATACTATTAAAAAAAAGTTGGGATTTTCTAAACTTACAAATCAGGCAGAAAATTTAATAAATCCTAAAAATGAAGTGTAGTAAATGTGGTGCTAAAGCATTATCAGAATTTTGTTTTAAATGTAAACCTAAAAAACCCTTATCTTCTGGTAAGGGTTTAAATAGGAAAATGTCTGTTATTTCCAGCAAAAAACCTAGAAATGTCTATAATGATGGACATATCCCACAAATGAAAGAGTTCTTTGAATTATGCTGGAAAAATAAACCACATTATTGTGAAGTTAGTGGAAAATATCTAGGAAACAGGTGTTCTTCTTTATATCAACATCACATACTACCAAAAAGTAAATACCCACAAGCTTGTTTTGATGAGGAAAATATAGTATTTTTACAACCAGAAATTCACGCTTCAGTAGAATTAGACATGTATAAGTATGAGTACATTAACAAAAAAAGAGAATTATTAAAAATTAAATATAATATTTTATGAAAAACCAATTTATTTACACAGCTACAATAGCTGAAAAGGAATATAAAGCTTCCTTTAATCTTGAAAAAGTAATTAGATCTCTTACTAATGAAGAAGGATCTGTAATTGTTATTCTTGATGATTTCAATGAGAGAGTTACACAACAACCTGACATTGATCTAAAGACTAACAAAATGAAAGGGTACAAAAATGTACGTGAAACTGTTCAATCAGAAATAGTATTATCTGCAGAAGATGGTGCACGTTTTTATCAATCAACTGAATATAGATCATAATGGAACAAACTTTTGGACAAAAACTTGTTGGATTGCCATTTAACCCATCAGGAAATGAAAAAGTACAAAGAGTGAAAGAACTTTGTGCTGAACTAGCAGATATATTAGAAGAAGCTAAACAAGAATCTTTTGATGAAGGAACATTTAATTCATTGTATGAAAAATTATATAACCATAGTGTTGGAGAGATTTTAAATGCTCAGATGAATGTAGTAAAAGTATTAACATTTAAGTAATAAATTATGGCAAAAGAATTTAAACAACTAAGAGGGAATAGAATTTATTTAGAAATTCCTGAAGAACCCAAGAGTTCTATTCATTTAGATGAAGAATCTAAAGCTGCATTAGAAGCAGAAAAAATGAAAAAATGGGGTAGACTAAAAGTTTATGCTGTTGGTAATCTTATAGAAGATATAAAAGAGGGTGATGAAATTATGATTGATCCTTCTACTGCAGGTAAAGCTCTTAGAATTCCTTTATCAGCAGATAGAGAAGTTATTATGATTTCAACATTTGATGTTGCTCATATATGGTAATATGAATATACTAAAAGCAACATATGAAAATATAGATTGTACAGAAAAAGTAAAATCATTGGTCAGAAATGGCCAATTGATTTTACGTTCTGACAATAATATAATAGGAGATCCTGCTGTAGGTAAAGTTAAAAATCTTGTAATTGATATAGATGGTAAAAAGTTTACAACACCAGAAGGAAAACTATTTGTCTACCCTGCTTCTACTAATAATAAGCTTGGAATATTTTATTCTAATAATACAAGACCAGAAACCTTTCCTGCTATAAGAGCATCTTTAAAGAGTATTCAAAAAGCATCAGAAGGTAAAGCAGACATATTAACTTGTATGTGGAACCATGAATCTCAGAATCCATTTACTGAATATATAGCTTGGACTAAAACTACGTCTCATTTAAACCAGTTATTACAAATAATGCAACTATTATATGTTGCAAAACAAACTGGTAATTATGACTATGTATCTTTTTTAGAGCATGATGTATTATATCCTGAAGGATATTTTGATTTTCCAGACATTCCTAATAACACTGTTATAACTAATATGAACTATATGGGACTATGTAAAAGTGGTTGGCAAAATGTCCCTATTAAACATGAACCATTTCATCAAATGACAATGAGATTTGATGAAGCTATAAAACATTGTGAATCTATATTAGAAAATGCACTTGTTACAAATAGTGGAATGATAGAACCTCAAATTCCTAATATAATTAGACAGAAATGGAGTTGTATTAATCCTGCAGTACATGTTAATCATGGTGGACATTTTACTTCTCACTATAGTATATATTCTACAACAGATATAAAACCCACTAATAGTTATTGGGGAGACTATAAAGACTATTTAAATTTATTTTATTAAAACAAAAAAGCTCTATATCACTATAGAGCTTTTTTTAACAAAAAAAATATGAAAAGAAGAGAAGAATTTATTTACTTAGTCTTTTTTGTTTCATTAGTTGCATAGGAGCTTTTCTTATAGCTTTATCATCCATACTCTTCACTTTAGAAAAAGGTTTATCCTTTCTAGGAATACCAACTTTAGGAGCCATTCTTGGTGCTCCACTCTTCTTAGCTTTACCAGAAGTCATTGATTTACTTGCAGCCATAATTATTTGCAACCTTGCATACATTTTTTCACAGTACCACCTGTTTTCTTTTTATCACCAAATAGTTTATTAGCAGCCATTCCAGCTAATCCAAACATACCACTACCTGCTGCTTTACCTAACATATCACCAAATTTAGCTTTATTAAGATTACCAACATTTTTAGATACACTATTCTTTTTAGGAATAATAGTTCCAGTTTTAGCTTTCTTTGTAGCAGCTGTAATAATATCAGCACGAGTTACACCAGGATTTTTATCATAACCAGCTTTAACAGATTTCATTCCTAATGAAGTTCCTGTTTTAGCTTTTTTAATATTTTTACCATTTTTAGCAGTTCCCATACTACCTACTCTAGGCATTTTCTTTCTTTCCTCAGAAGTAAATGGAGGTCTCATATTTTTCTGCTCTTTAGCATCTTTAAGATTCTTTTTTTCTTTTGCTGTAGGAACATATTTCTTTACAGGCTTTTTAGGTTGTAACATGATTTTATATTTTTATAGGGTTTAACATTTCCATTTTTTCCTTGCTAATCTTAATCTACTATTTGGATCTTTAGCTGCTTTAGGAAACATTTTCATTTGTCCTGCAGATCTCGCACAATAAGATTTTTTTCTAGGACCACCCTCAGGTTGAGGAGGTTTTATGTTTTGTCCTTGAGCTCTTAAAGATGCTCTTCCTTTAGCATTCAATCCACCTGTAGGGCTTTGTCCTTCTTTACGAGTCCAAGCACCTGGTCTAGCTTTTTTAATTGCAGGCTTTTTAGTTGCAGATTTAGTTGCCATTATTTCTTAGATTTAGCTTTAATCTTCTTCTCTTGTACTAACATTTGCTTTGTAGGCTTCTTTCCAGATCCTTTATTCTTACGGATATTATCCCAAAGACCAGGTTTAGAAAATGAACCATCAGCACGTTTAATCATACCACCATTTTTCTTTCTAGCTCTAGCAGCTTTACCAATAGCTTTACATCCATCAGGACCTGCATTTTGTCCACTTAAACTAGAACTAGTGGCATCTGGTTTCTTTTTATCAGCTTCTTGCTTAGCTCTTACTTGTTCTCTTGTAAGACCTTGAGCTGCAGCATTTCTATTAAGAATAGAATCTTTTTTCCTTGTTATTTCAGCTCTTTTAACTGCTGTAATACTATCTAACTTAGCTCTTTTTTGTTGAGGAGTTAAACTATCACCAGTTTGTGCTTTCTTAACAACACCACCAGCTTTTAATGTACTTCCTTTAAACTCACCCTTCTTTTTAATAAGAGGACCATTAGGTACTTTTGTTATATTTGCCATAATTATTTCTTTTTATTCATTTTACTAAAAGTTTTGGCAAGATTATATCTTTTACTTCCAGGAGGACAAGTTTTACTACCAAGTTTAGGCCCAGTACAAGGTTTATCTTTACGCATTCCTTTTACTGCTTTCTGAATCCATTTTTTATCAGTAGCCATTATTTCTTTTTAATAGACATTCCTCTTTTAGCCATTTTTGTAGCACCAAGTTGTTTGTCTTTGGTAAGTTTAGCTTTACTTGTAGCACCAGCTAATGTTTTGTTTTGTACAGTGATCCAAGCTCCTTTTTCAGAACCAGCTCTTTTGTTTGATGCTTTAAGTCCAGATAGAGACCCACCATTTCTCATTTTCTTTTTAACAGACCCACCAGCTTTCATACCTATTAAGTCCTTACCAAAATTTTTTAAATTTTTTAAAGCTTTTTTAACATTTTCAGGTTTTAAATCATCTGAAACTTTATCAGATACTTTTTTAGAAAAATTAGTAATACTCTTATCTGCTTTTTGAATATAAGAAGGTCTTCTATCTTTTTGAGGAACTGCTTTTGCACCTTTTGGTAATCCAAAATTAGAACCATTCTGTGCTTTTTTAATTGTTGCCATAGCGTTTAAATGTTATATTGGGTTTAACTATTATATCTTTGTGAGTGTATTGCCACATCTCACCTGTAGTGTTTATTATAATTGTATAGATGGTGTCTGTCTCATGACCATAGTCTGTAACAAGAAAAATCACTCCCTCTCCCTTGGGGGTTATAACATCTATTCTGTTCTTTGGTTCATATATTCTCATAGAGAAGTGCTTATATTATCTACGCCTGGTTCTTAATCACCCAACCAGCCTTTTTGTTATTCTGTTGATTCTTTAGCAATTCCTGCTTCTACAGCTTGAGCTAAAATGCCTTCTAATGTATTAGAAGCTTGATGAGCTAATAACACTTCTTGAGATTCTGGTTTAGCTAATATAGCTCTTAATGTGTTTAGAATTAATCCAAAATCTCTTCCAGATAATTCAAATTTGTCTTCAGGTGTCCAAGAATATTTCTTGTTTGGGTCATAATTTGACATAATATAAATTGGTTTTAAAATTAACAGTAAATGTATATAATGTTTTTTATATATACAAATAATAATTTAATATGTTTTGTTCAATATAAATATATCACTGTAAATGTTATTTCCTGCATTAGCAGATCCCCATTGTACTGTAACATCTAATGTATTATTAATTGTTGTACTAAATGTTGTATTGTTTACAGTATTAAATCCAAAACCTTGTACAGAAGCATTGTTAGTTTTTGTATAATGAAAATTACCTAATGAAACAATAGATGCTACACCTGGTAATCCAATTTGTCTAATTGTAAAATCAATATTTAAACTCCAAATATCATTTATAACACTACTACCTAAGTTTTGTACACCACTATCTAATAATGTAATAGCTCCTGCTTTAACTCTTATTCTAATAGTTTGGTTATTTACAGCATTCATAACACCACCAAAAACAGCTCTAAAACTATCTCCTACTTGAAATCCATTTGCAGGTATAGATAAAGTTCCTACACCACCATTTATTAATGTGCTTTCAGTAATACCTGTTACAATTGTTGAGTTTCCTGTTTGAGCAAATAGCCCATCAGAAGGACCAGCAGGACCTTGAGGACCAGGAGGACCTGGAACCACTCTTGAATTTACAAAATCATCAAGATTAAGCCATCCCTTATATCCTTTACAAGGTTTACATAGTTGTTCCCAGAAACCAACTTTTATAAATGTTGCCATGTTATTCTAAATTTATATCAAATGTAATAACGCTTGTTGTTTTAATACTCTTGCTCATATCAAGTTTGATATGGAATAGATTACAGAACTTTAATATTTCTTCTATAAGCATATTGTTATACATAGGAAGACTTGCTGCTATTCTAAATCTATAATTATCATTGTTTTTTGTAATCTCTAAACTACATAATTCATCTACAGATTCTATTACTCCTATTAGTGATGCAAAAAAAATTTCATCATTATCTTGCATCACTTTAGGAAAATGTTTTCTGTTTATATTCATTATGATAATGTTAATAGATATTTTACCTTTGCAGATTCACCTGATAATGCATCTGCTAAATTTCCAATATCATGATAACTATTTGCATCACCATATGCTTTTAATTCACTTGCAAAATTGCAAAGAGCTTCTACACAAGACATAGCTGTACAGTTTGTAAGAGGATCTATTTTAAATACACCAGGTCTTTTACCTGTATATCCCATAAGTTTCTCTATAACACCATCTTTAAAATCATGTACATAATCATACAATCCTCCTAAAGCTTGATGTTCTGCATACACTCTTGTTTGCCAATGTAACAAATGTAATTGTTCATGAAAATATGTTAGCTTACCAGCTATACTTTCTAGTGTCATACTAGAACTTCCTTTTGATTCCATCATTTCTTCTGGAAATATGGATTTTAGTGCCATGTTGTATGCTTTTAAAATTAAAGAGCTAAAGTTGTTGTTGTTGTTGTAGTGGTTGGTGCTAGAGTTGTTGTTGATGTTGTTGTAGGATTACAACACTCATATCCAATAATCTCTTGCCATTTACCTACTTTAGGTTTATTACGTCTAAGTACTAAGCTTCCAGGAACTACTCTTCCTGAACCATCAAAGCGTACATACGCTTTTAAGTCACGTTTGTTTGGTGTCATTTTATTTATATTTAATAGTTAATATTTGTTTAATTATATACTCTTATTTCAAGAGTTGTTTTTACGTTTGGACCATTTGACAACAATCCATCTTCAAAAGATGTTCCATTTTTTGACATAAGCCAAATACCATTAGTTTGAATATTAGCATAAGCTTCTAAATTAATACTTTTTCCAGATCTATTTATAGGAGTTACAATTACAGTTACTTTATCTAAATAAGAAGCATCGAACTCTACATTTTGAGTAAAATACTGTCCTACACTCTGTGCAAACCAAGCAGGAGAAAACCCTAAAGTGTTTTCTAGTTCAATTGCTGTTGGAGGAGATAATGCAGTTCCATTTTGAGATAACAAAGCAGTATAAACCTTATAAGGAGGTTGGGTTGTAGTTGTAGTAGTAGTTGATGAAGAAATAAATGTTTCTATTAATCTATCAAGATCTAATTCTCCATTTAACTTATATTTTTTTTTATTCCAAAATCCAGCTTTTATAAATGTAGGCATAATATTTTAATAATTAAGTTTATATTTATTTTTAATTTCATTCAATTTTGTAGCATAGAACCATGTACAATATTTTTTTGATTGTTCATTATTAAGAATAACATCTAGGTTAGCATCTTTTGTTGGATCAACTCCCATATGATATTTTCCTTTATAGAAAGCTGGGTAACCATTTCCTGTTTCAGAAACTATTCCTGCATTATGAAGAATAGGATATGATTCTAATTTACTTATAGGATCTGTACTCCATGCAAAATCTAATTCTTTAGTTGTTCTACTCTCTTTGTTAAAATACCAAAGATTGTATTGCACTGCCCATAAATCTGCACACCATGATTGTATGCCACTATTTTCATCTTTAAAAAACTCTCTATTGAAATTCAATAAATGTGTTCTAATAAGAAGAACATCTTTTTCCACTTTTTTCCAAAAATCAGAATTAATGTTTTTTAATATATATTGTACACCACCTGTATTTGAATTATTGTCTAATACAGTTTGTTTATCTATTCCTGTTATTGTACAAAGTTCTTTTACTACATCTCTGTTTTTATATTGTTCTAACTTATCAGGAAGTACATCTTTTACTTTACTTTCAAAATAAGAATTATTTAAATAAGAACTAGCATCACTAACATAATTTATGTTATCTTCTAATAACTGATTAATGTTCATGTTATCTGTCCAAAGAATATCACAGTCAGTGTATACTATTGTTTTATCTTGTAATTCTGGAAAAGCTTCAAAATGTTGCCAAAGAATATGTGGTCTTAATATAGGGATATAAGTTCCTAAAAACTTTTGAACTCCTTTATCTTGATATACAAATATATTTAATTTTGGGTAACATTCTTTTAATTTATCCCAGTTGGTATTATAAGGTCTTCCTATAGGATTGTATAATAGAATATGTATTTGTTCTTGTTCAATTCCTTGAGCTAAACAAGATTCTATATACATATGATTTTGCCATACAAAATAACTATCTGTAGGTTGAGCTGTGATGAATATTGGTTTCATTATGTAGTTGGTTTATTGTTTTTTATTAAATTGCTATAGTGGAGGTAGTTGTAGTTGTAGAACATGGTCCTGTGCATAACACTGATATTGCTCTATCAAGCTGTTTTGAAATTTCCCAAAGAAGATTACTCTCTTGAGACCAACCTATTTGTCTATTGCCTATACTCATTTTTTCTTTTATATTTATTAGTTATAAACTTTTATTTCTATTGCATTTTGGGCATAAGCTCCTAATAAATTGTCTGTAGAAACTGATTTACTAAGTGTTCTTATTCCAATACTATTAGTATCTGTAGGAAAACATTCATAACTATATATATTTTCAGAGTCTTCTGTATATCCCTCAGGGAGCATTTGTGGTATAGTTTTATTAGCAGTAAATAAACCATTAGAATTAACAATATAGTTTCCAACATCTTGATAAGTAAACCAAATATTCCCAATAGTGTTTTCTAATACTGTTACTACTGGAGCCCCTGTATTGTATAATAAAATACCAGGTCCTCCTTCATCTATTCCCCAACTATTAGGTGTAGTTCCTGTAGCAACAAAATATGTTCCCGAATCATTATTAGGAGCACCTACATTAGTAAAATCCATTCCTACAGAAGAATCATTTATCAAATATGTTACGCCTATTGTTAGGTCTCCTGTATTAATTGGTAAGATATTATCTCCACCACTCTGTGTTAATAAAGCTGTATACACTTTATATTTAGGTGTAGCTGCTTCTTTTAAACTAAATAATGTAGAGGTTAGTCTAGTGAGTTGTTTTAATATTTGCCATAATAGGTTTGATTCTGTACTCCAACCTATTTGTCTAGATGGTATTGCCATGATTTTTAATATTTTAAGTTTTACAAATGTAAATATAATTTTTAATATTATTTGTTTATATTGTTATTTTGTTCTAATTGTTTTATAAATTGTTGAGTATTTTCAACTGTATATAAAATAACTTGACCGTCAACTTCTACACTTACTTGTGTATCATTATGAATAATGTATCCATTTTCTAAAAATTCTCTTGTTATGTTCATATCTTTTTAATTTTTTGTTATTCTGTAAAAATCTCCTGTTAGTGTTTGGTCAGCAACTGTATGTCCTATTGCAAAGACAAAGAATTGGTTTACTGTCCAATCAATCGTAAGTGTTGACATTGCGGCACTTATTCCAGTATCAGTTGCAGTTGTACCAGCTGAATTTATAACTCTTGTTGTTGCTCCTTTTATAGCTAAAGCTCTTTCTATTTGAATAGTTCTTGTTGTTGCACCACCTGTTAAAATACCAACTTGAATTGGAGTTCCACTCAAATTGTTAGTAGTGTTTATGTAGACATAAATACTTGAAGCTGATGTTTTAGCTCCAGGTGCTGTACTTCTAAATAATAATTCAACTACATCACCAGATGCAAATGTATTAGCTGGTATTAATTGAGTATAAGTTGGAGTAATTGTTAGAGTATTTGCAACAGTAACACCATCTAATCCCCTGTACCAAGTTTGAGGTGGCGTATAGCCTAAATTATTTTGCTTATTGTTAAATATAGTCCAATCTGTACTACTTAAAGCTCCTCTGTTTGTAGCACTAGCTGTAGGAACATTTAAAGTTATTACAGGAGTTGTTGTACTATTTACAACACTTGATGATAAATCTGTACCTGTAGTACCTAATGTCAATGCTGCTACAGATGTAACTGTTCCAGTAAAAACCTCTGTATATTGTGGAATATTTAATACATTAGAAATAAATGTAGCTGGACCTGAAGTTCCTAATGTAGTTAAAGAAATTGCATCTTGTTTAGCATTCCATGTACTAGCTGATGTTATTCTACTATCTGCTAAAGTCCCTGTCCATCCTAATGTTAATGACACATTTTGTAATAAAGCTGTTGATGGATTTCCTCCCAATGTTAATGTAACATTAGTATCATCAACTTTTGTTAATGCGTTTGGTGTAACAGCACTTGTAGAGGTAAGAGTGTTACCAACTAAAGATAATCCACTTCCAATTATAATTTCTTGCATTGGTCCAGTGCTAGCACTATATCTTCCTAATAATTTATTAGGAGTTACCAATGTACTAATAATAGGATTTGTTCCTCCTGTAGAGGTGATAGGAGAAACTCCTGAAACAGAAGATACACCAGTGCTTGATGTAGAAGAAACAACTTTTAACTGTCCATATTTATTATATATCTGTAACATTTAGTCTGTTTCTGTTGCACTAATATAATAAGTTGTACCTATTACATTAGTTATTAGTTGTAAAAAATTACCTTGATTTAGTGTGTATCCTTCAGTGTCTCTTACTGTATCTCCAAGATCTAAAGCAAATTCATATATAGGTATAAGGTGTATTCCTTCTCCTGTCATAAACCTATTCATAGTAATATTGTAATTATTATCTATATTATTTATAATAATTTCATTTACAACCATAGAAGTAGATGTACAAGTTATTTTTGTACTACCATCTGTTGCTACATTACCTTGAAATATGATTTCCATTATCTACCTTGAGAATTATAAGCTTTCTTATATAACTTACTAGTTTTTAATTTAGAAGTTTTTGATTTAGCATGAACACCAGGACGTTTAACCTTTGGTTTAGCTATTTTTTCTACTGTGTTGGTTATCTTTGCCATTATATTTTATTTAGTTGAAAATGCATTCCGTCAGGTCTATTTGTCCAATTTCCACCCCAATCAAACCCAGCATCTGTAAAACATTTTACAAATCCTGCAGATAGTTGTGGAGTTTTCCCTAATCCATTCCATGCAGCATTTACATCAATGGCAATTCCCCATGAATGTAATGACATGCTTTTTAAACCTCTTTTCTTTCTGATATTGAAACATCCATCCCAGGTTTTTAATTCTTTTACAAATCCTGTATCTATAAGATTTTTAAATGCTTTTGTAAGTGGAGCAATTAAGTCTTTATTACAATATAATCTTTTAGGTATAACTCCTATTTCTAATTCAGTTGGTACATCCCATAAAATCATGTTAGATTCTTTTGTAGGATCACCATATTTTTTTAAACATTGTGCACTTGTTACCATTGGTTATTATTTTAGTTTGATTTTATAATATAGTCCTAATCCATATGTAATAGAACCATCAAAATTTACTCCTAGGTTAACTTGATATATATGGTCTTTTTTAGTTTTATATAGAATCCCTGGAGTTACTAATTGTAATTGTGATTTATCTCCAAACAAATTACCTCCTATATATAATTGTCTTTTAGGATCTTCTGTTTTAGTAATTGTAACTGTTTTTGTAACAGTTGGTATTTTAATATCTTGTATATATGTTCTCTTACCATATAATTTATTAATCCACACTGTATCTATAACTGTTATAGTTCCAAGACTATCTAGTTTTAAAGTGTCTTTATATACTTTCTTAGCAATATGTTCTTTTAATAAGTTTTGGAATCTTTGTTTACATGTATCAATAGTCTCACCTGGATAGTATTGAGGACCATCTGGTTTTACATAAACAACTGATTTTAACTTTACAGTTTTAGTAATAGTGTCAGTAATATATTTATATACTGTATCTATTTTTACAGATATCTGAGGATCATTATTTATAATAGATGGTCCTGTACAAGATCTTTGTATTAGAATAATAATAACTAAAACTATTATTATTAAATAACTAATTTTATTTTTGTTTTTTAATAGCATTACTTGATTCAGTATAATAAAGTTTAAATGCTCCTATAGATATAATAATAATTCTTAATAATGTACCCACCCAAGCAGGTGCATTAACTTCTGATAACAATTGTACTAATAAATCAGTTGTTTGGTCTATAATACCACCTATTACTAATACTATTGGTAGTATATTATTTTTTATCCAATTATAAATTACATTGTCTTTCATAATTATTTTATTTCAAGTTCATCTTCTTTTTTGGCTGGTTGTACAACATATGTACCATCTTTTACTTTACCTGGTTGTAAAACAACAGATTTTAACATAGCTATATCACTTTCCATATTTTCTATTTTAACTCTATCAGCACTTTGTTGTACAAGGAGAAGTTTAACATCTGATCTCATCTCTGATATATCTCTCCAGATGAAAAGACCTACTATTGATAGTAGTATAGGAGCTAAGAATTCTTTTATTGTTCCTATTATTTTTGATTGACTTTGAGAAGAATCTGGCATTTTTGTATTAATTTTTTAAAGTTTACATATATGTTAATTTCTCTCCCTTATAAACAACAAATATATTGTTTTAAATAATATTATGCTATACTACATACAACTTTTTATACATAATATAGCATAAACATTATTTATTTTATTAACTTTTTTAGTTATTATCTTACACCATAAGTAGATTGGACTTTTATACCTAGATCTTTTGCTAGTTCTGGGTAAAACATTGGAAGATAACCAGCAGCTTGACTTGATATAGGGAATGATTTCATTAAATATTTAATAGGTTTAGCATCATCCTGCATTTTTTCATCATCAGTTATTATACCATAGTTTTCAGAAAGAAAATTTGTAAAAAACTTTTTATAATTATTTAATAAACCTATAGATGGAAATATACCACCTTTACCTCCAATTAAATCAATAGGAGTTGTAGGCTTATAAAAATACATAAGCTCATCTGTTAGTTTATCAGTTGCTTTAAGAAGAAACTTATATTGATTTCTAACAAGAACATCTTCATCATCATCAGGAGCAGCAGCTTTTAAACCTGCTAATAAAGATATTAATCCTAACAAAATAACTAAGTCTACTGTTTGGTTTTTAATGTTTTGATTTACAAGAGCTATAAACTCATCTTCAGTCATTTCAAGATCTTTATTTGTACTAGCTTTATACTCTGCTTGTTTTCTTTCATATAATGATCTAACTTGTTCCAACCATACATCATTGTTACCACCAATTGCAGCTTGTAAACTTTTTATAGATTTTAATGTATCTGTTCCTAATATATTAAATATCATTCTTATTCTACCCCACTCATAAGCATCTGAAGCAGCATTATATTTTATATCCCCAATACGCATATCAACAAGTCTAGGAATCCAGTTTTTAAATACCATTATAGAAGATGTATAAACATTCATATTTATAAGTCTTCTATTCTCTTCACTCATAGAACCAAGAGCATCTGCAGTAAAACTTTGTACAAGTCTTCTAAGTTCTATAACTGAATCAGATTTTTTATCTACACCAGGAATAACAAATTCTCCATCTACAACTTCTCCAAGTTTTAATACTCCTTTACTATCTAATAATTCTTGTACATCTTTTTCAAACTTATCAGATCTTGTCTTTCTTTCTTCTTGTGTACCAGAATAAAAAGCTTTGTATTCATCAGTGCTTCTTAAATATTCTCTAACATTAACTATTTTACCATCTTCAACAATTGTATTTTTTAAAAATGTATAAAAGTTTAATGCTTGTATAGCTTCATCCCCATTACGCATTAAAAACATTAAAAAATCCTGTACACCTTGTTCATCCAATTTATTCAATGAAAGTTTTCTTGCAGCATTTTTATTATAACTTTCAACAAAAGGAACAAAATAATCAAGAGCAGCTAGTGCTTTTTGTCTATCTTCTCCACCTGTCATTTTATTTGTAAGAAACCACATTTGTGTTTTCAAAAAATCTAGTTTTGTAAAATACTTACCAGCATTAATTAAACCATTTGCAGTACCTCCAAATAAGTTAGAAATAGCAGATAAAGGATTTAGTCCTAATGTAGTTATTTGAAACTGTGTATTTAATGCGTCTAAAAATTTATTTGCTGATAATTGTCTTTCTTCTAAATCTTCTGGAAATATTTTCATTCCTAATTTTTCATTAAGATTTTTACCAAATCCAGATATTTTTCCAAGAGCCATATCAAACACTTCACTTTGAACATACTTTTGTTGATATACAACAGATTTAATCATATCTTCTAAAAGCTTAGAGTTTTCTAAATTGTTAGGATTAAATTTTAAATCATCTCCTTCTTTTAGTAAAGAACCAAATGTAGAAGTCATTATAGATTTTTTATTTCTTTCAATTCTTAATAATTGTAAACTTCTTTCTTCAATATCAGTTAGATTTTTAAACTTAATAGCATACTCATTATATAAAACCATTGTTTTAAATAAGTCTGTAGAATATCCTTCACCTAAATCATTTATAAAATATTTAGGAACAGAATTAATTAATTCACCTGTAATAGGATTTGTTTGTCCATATCCAGCTTCATTCTCATCCATTGATATATTTCTAAGAAATTGTTCTCCAAGTCCTCTTGATTTACCATCAAATATAAG